ACTCAATAGGCGGCAACTCATTTCCAATAGGCGGCAACTCATTTCCAATAGGCGGCAACTCATTTCCAATAGGCGGCAACTCATTTCCGTCTATTTTCCAGAAACCTTCAATTCGAGAGCCTCTTTTGTTCCGCACTTCCCACGTTAGGGTTTTTCTTGCATCTAATGAGTCAGGTTTGACTTGGAATTCAAATGCCCCATATTCCACGATGGTCTTTTTCGCAGAACGGAAGCTTCTGTCTTTGAGTCTTGTTGTGAGGGGTTGCCATCCGTCAGTCCCAAACGGATCTGCTCTTGACGCTTCACTCCAGAGGGTCTTTACTGAATCGTGTTGACCTTCTAGCCACATAGCGTCTTCTATTGATGTCATAAAGAATGGACGCTGTTTCCTTGTCTCTTTCATCGTTATAATGAGTATGCTTTACTGATGCCGTCATTAGCTGTCAAAATTCGTACTTGCAGCTTTTGGCGGCTTTTGCTATGATCAGTATAACAAATAGAGATGACGTAAACCAATGACGGTAACTAAAAACACTCTTCACGGAGAATCCAAGAAGCGAACAGCTATTTGGCTGACACCAAGTATGCTTGAGTATATTGATTATTTAGCGGCTGCAAAAGGCTACAGTCGTTCAGAGCTACTAGAACAAGCAGCTCGCCAACACATCCTAGAGCAAGTGAAAACATTCCCTGACGCATCCGTCAAGCTCAATCTAGATAATAGCTATCATCCTGAGTTTGTTATAGATTGATTTTGTAACCTACCTCCACCTCCCCTTCGTCGCCACCGCAGCTGTAGTAAACGTTAGCGGTGGCTTTAGTTTGCTTAGGGTGCTTCTATTTCGTACCAATGCGTCGGATAACAAACTTCATCTCTGGAGTCTATCCACTCACGTCGATAGCTATCGTACCAACCTGTATCCCAAGTTTTGTATCCTTCACTCCCCAACCACACAATTACATCGAATCCTGGTTCAGGCAATCTTTCTTCAACGGGAATCCAATTCATTACTTACCTATCCTTTGCTTATTGACTATTGCAGTTTCAGCTTATGGACGTGTTATTTTTGCCCAATGGGTAGGATGACAGACTTCATCTCTCCCATCAATCCACTCACGGGAAACCTCATCATACCAAGCTCTGTCCCAACTCTTGTAACCTCCTTCACCAAGCCACACAAGAACATCGTGTGATGTTGCAGGCAATCTTTCTTCAACGGGAATCCAATTCATAACTCTTGCAATTTTTGCTAGCTTTTGTTATATTGTAGCCTACTACAAAATGAGGGAAGAGTTGTGGAGGATTTAACCGCACTGAAGAATAGATTCAAGGAACTCGATAAATATCTACGTCATTTGCAATCAATCAAGGGTGGTCATGGATTCGTAGAATTTAAATTTGACAACTTCAATGGTTGGATGCTGAGAGCTGACGATTATCAATGCGTTACTACTTGGGGTAAATACAACCCGAAGCATACTCTAGTGCTACTGTCGCAACAGTGGCTTGAGTTACAAGACAAAATCATGGCAATCATAGAGGATGACGATGAAATCTAAGATTAACTTCACAGTCCAAGATATTCAAGAGGCTCTAACCTTTTGGATGAGAGAGAAGCGTGGCATCGAGATTACTGAATTCCACCGCATTGAAGCGGAAGGAGTTAACTCTAGTTTGAGGGTATATGCTGAAGTTTCTCAAGAGGAGCTAGAGGGTGAAAGGATTAATGATCATGGGGATATTACTTTTACGTATCTAGGAGTGCGTGTGTCCGTTGTCAGGTTGCCTTATGGTCATCATGCTGTATCTTGTGTCTGTCCAGATAATGATGTCTTGCAGTTCAACTTTTATTCACCTGACACAAAGGAAGTCATTAAAACAATCAAGGAGTACATCACTAGCTGGCAATGATTAACTTCATCGAAACATCTGAACAAATCCAAGATCCCATTACAGGCGATCTCGCACTCGTGGGCACTTGTGAGACATTTGTTGACGAAGTAACCAAAGCAATGTGGAAGAAGGCTATGAAGTCAAGTGTTACTGTTCAGCGAAATGAATTTTTGGAGTGGTACGTGAAATTTGTAGGAGGCAAGCAATGACGCGTCTAGTACCTGATGGTCATGGTGGCTGGATTCCTCCTCACTGGCAAGACTGCTATCTCCCTAACTACTGGTCTAAATTTGATAAGGAATCAGAAGTAACACAGATTATGAACGACATGGCAATGCAAGAGTTTCGTAATTTCATTGAAGCTAACCGACAAGAATTTCAGTCCCCTGATTTTTCCAAAGCTTATCCAGATCACGATTGGAGAAATCATGTTCCTTGGTTGTTTCAAGATCTTTGGTCAGATCTTTCTCTTCGGGAGCGAGCATTGATTTTCTACATGGCTCAACTCAACACTTTAACCGAAGATGATACTTTAGGCGAAGACCAATAACACTTATTCCTTCATTCGTAGCCCTAGTTGCTCTTATAGCTTCTGGGGCTTTTGCTTTTTCTAGGGTATAAGAATAAATACTACCCTCAAAATCCGGAAACGGTGTGAGCAAATCCGGAAGTTCCGATTAGTGACCCACAATACGTCAATATAAGACCGATTTTCTGGGTAGGTTCCGGATTTGCTATTGCGACACGAGATTTTCGACTTACACACTCCCTCATAGAAAAACACACCCTAAAGCCTTGCTGCACTTGAATCAGGGTGAATTGCCCGGTATGATTTTCGTCATAATTCCCCTACTTATTCTCACATTTTCACTCCGCTATTGCGAACTACTATCATTAGGCACTTTCCGAGTCCTTTCTGGGTGGGTTCTGACTCGTTTCTGGGTCGTTTCCGGATTCGGACAAACAAATCTACAAACCTTTGTGATAACAATTGATAATTTAAAATTTTTGCTACAAACAAAAACGTTAGAAAACTTTAGCGACAACTGTGGCTGTAGTTAAATACGATGCGAAGACTGTAGTCGGCAGAGGCAGTCCTTATGTAGGTTTACGCAGGTGGATGGGTTGCCTTTGTGAGACACTGGGGCAATATTTAAAGTTTTATATTTTCATGCCCTTAATCACGTCTAGACCAAAGGCTAAAACAACGGTAGACGGGTTGCCCCTTGCGTATCAGCTATTTACCGAGGGCAATTACGTTCCAATTGTGACTGAGATTGAGAGGTCAACGCTTACTGATGATCTAACGAATGCTGTCGTGGTCTTTAGTGCTAGTGGCGGCAATGATAGCGAATATTTCATCTCAAAGACTTCAGAATTTCCGAGCCAAGTTTCTTTGATTTCGATTACGAATGATCGGATTAAAGCCTTGATCAAATTAGTCAAGGAGGATACGCTCTTTTTCCTTGATGGTGTAACTAACTTTCGCTACACGGTAGGGTTACGCACTGACGAAGGCTTGATGGAATTGGAGGCAGGCTACTTCAATGTCAACCCAAGTATTGCTCTTGGTAAGCTCTCGCAAACACCAACGCCTGATGCTGCTCCTATCATCGAACTGATGACTCCAAAGGTTAGCGATAACCTTTATGTTGGGCGTAAGTTCAAACTATTAGCGAAAGCTTCTGATGTTGGTGGGGCAATTCTCAAAGTTGACTTCTATGTCAATGATGCCAAGATTGGCTCCAATAACAGTTACTCAACGAAAGGGATATGGGACTACAGTTACACACCGACTCAAGCGGGAAGCTTAACTTTTTACGCGATCGCTAGCGATAGTAGCGGCTACGAAAGCAAGAGTAATGCTATAGCGGCATCTGTACAAGCGGAACCTGTTGTCCCTACTGCCAATTTCTCGTTTACTCCTTTGACAGGTGGTGCGCCCCTCAACGTCACCTTTATCAATACATCCGTCAATGCTTCAACGTATTCCTGGGACTTCGGTGATGGTTCTGGAGTCAATACTTCAGCTTCTCCCACTCACATCTACCAAGAATCCGGCAACTACACTATTACCCTCACTGCCACAAACTTGTATGGCAGTGTAACGTTATCCAAGGGCATTACGGTAAATGTTGCAACAAACCAACCACCAACTGTTAATATCACAAATCCTGCGAACAATACAAGTGTAGTAGTAGGGCAACAGTTAGCATTGACCGCAACAGCTAGCGATGGTGACGGGAGTGTGACGGGGGTTCAGTTCAAAGTCAATGGTGTTAACCAGGGAGCAAATCTTACCGCTTCCCCCTACACGACAGCATTTACCCCTAGCTCTCCCGGTTCCTACAGTATCACTGCTGTAGCAACAGATAACTTGGGTTTGACGACTACGAGCAGCGTTGTTTATCTAACTGTTACGGCTCCTACGACGACCACGACGACTACTCAGCCCCCCGTAGGAACAACTACCACCACAAGTACTACCCAGCCTCCTGCGACGACAACAACGACGACTACGCAAGCATCTGGTACTACTACAACCACAACAGCGACAGTAGCTCCAACAACTACTACTACGACAACTGCTGCACCTACGACGACCACAACTACTACGGCTGCTCCGACTACCACCACGACAACAACTACAGCTCAAGCGTTCGATAGAGTGTTTGTGTTCTCTAGTGGTAACAGTGGTGTGCTACAGAGTGGTGAGACTAACTTGACAGGTTGTACAGCTAACGCTGCTCAAAGTCCGACAACCCAGTTCAGATTCAGCAACATTGCGAATCGTCAAGGTACTCCTGCTAACATGACTATCTATCTTAGCAACACAGCATTCTTAAGCTTCAATTATCCCAGTGACTACGAAGGCAGACTCTTCTTACTCATTGATAACACTGGGGCACAACATCCAGGCGAAATCACCGCAGGAAGGGTTGACTTCTAATGCAAAGGATCTTTGTCCAGTTGGCAGCTTATCGCGATCCTGAGCTACCTTGGACAATCAATGATGCGATCGCTAACGCACGTTATCCTGAGCGGCTAAGCTTTGGTGTTTGCTGGCAAGCTAATCCTGAAGACGATCAGTGGATTGTCGGACTTCAGTTCTTGTCGAATTGTCGAATCTATAAAGTGTTAGCCAAAGATTCAGATGGTTGCTGTTGGGCACGAGCGATAACTCAGTCGTTGTGGCAAGGGGAAGAGTATACTCTCCAAGTTGACTCTCATTCAAGGTTCGCTAAAGATTGGGATGTTAAGCTTCTGTCAATGTTAGCTGCTTGTGATAGCCCTAAGCCTGTGCTGACTGCTTACCCTGCTAGCTACAGCTTTGCTTCTGGTATTGACCCTCAAGCTGTCCCCTATCGCATTGGAGCCAATTACTTTAACAACTATGGACTCTTGGAGCTACAGGCAACTAATGCAGTCGCTAGCGCCACTCCTGTGCGAGGGTATTTCTTGAGTGCAGGAATTATTTTTGGTGCGTCCTCCTGGATGAAAGATGTCCCCTATGACAAAGCCTTGTATTTCAATGGTGAAGAGTCCAGCCTTGCCGTGAGATTATTTACTAACGGTTGGGACTTGTTTCACCCCAATGAAGTTGTAGTTTACCACAATTATGGAAGAAGTGGTGCGCCAAGGCATCAATCAGAGTATACAAATGTTGAACGAGAGTTGCAGTCGTATGCTCGGTATCACGATATTGTTTCTGGCAAGGATTTAGGTAAGTTTGGTGTCGGGAATGTGAGGACGGTAGCTGATTATCAGCGAGAGTCTGGAGTAGATTTTATAAGTCAAAATATTAACGAAAATTCTAAGAATGGAGTGTTTATAAATGCCTAACATTAAGGGTTCTGCCAGTGGACGCCCGAACATCTTTGTCAGGATTGGCGCGACTCAGAACTTAGCAAGTAGTCCCTTCAATGCTACTAATACAAAAATTATTTATGCGTTAGATGCCAATGGTAACTTCCTTGGCTATACTCCTGGTCAAGCAGATTTCTTGCAGGGATTCTTAACTCTCAACACCAATGAAGGTTACTACTCCGTTAATACCCAAGACTTAACTGTTTCTGGCATTGTCCCCGATGAAGCTAGCACCACCACTACAACGAGTAGCACTACGACTACAACCACTAGTAGTACAACAACTACCACAACAGTAAACGCTAGTGCTTATGCTCCAGCAACTCAAGCTGCGACTCACCGTTGGGCAGTGCGAGCTAATACCGTAACGAAGGATGCTCAGAACAAGATTAGCGCGATCGCTGATTCTATCGGTTCACTGCCATTAGTCAACAACGCAACACTCAAGCCGACATACGTTGAGAACGTTCAGAACTCTCAGCCTAGTGCCAGCTTTCGTACAGCTTCAGTACTAACTAATGCTCTAACTACTGTAACTAATGTTGCTGTAGTGATGGTAATGAAGTTTAGTGACGACAACCCTTTTGGAAGCGTCTTCTTTGATGGTGCAACTAATCAACAAATTGGCTTGCAAACTAATGGAATGACTGCTGCATCTACAACTTTTGCCATATTAGCTGGTGGAGGTGGTGCAACAGCTTCTTCTGTAGTCACGAATGCTTTTACCAACGCACACATTCTTGTAGCTTGGTTTGATAGCACACCTGGGACATTTACATCAAGCAAGATTTACTACGATGGGAACAAGCTAGTTCAGGATGGTGTTGCTCTTACCAATTTCAATGGTAAGTTGACTGTGGGAACACGAGCTGATCAAGCCGCTTCTTATGCCTTGTTTGAGTTACTCGACATGGTAATTCTGGAAAACCCAACTCTCAGCAATATTAATTACCACGGTCAAAACCTAGGAGCTATTTACAGTATTCCTTGGACAACCGCTACCCCATAGGATAGACGCTGATGCCTAATCTTTCAACAACTAATTTTGCAGTGTATTTGGGTAAGCTTCCACTGAAGTTGGGGACTACGCGATGCCCATTTACACTAGCGAATACCGTGTCTGTCTTTGGTTTTGATGACCAAGGTAATGCTGTTAGCTGGGTTCCTGGTCGTAGTGATTTCTTAAACTCACTGACGGAACTCAAGCCTTACCGAGGTTACCTCCTCTCTCTTTCATCGCCCCTTACCCTTGACGACTTTGCACCTTCAATCCAGCCTAATGTAGTTGCGGGAGCCAAGTTCTTCGTTGATTCTGTCAATGGCAATGACTCGAACAACGGTTTGACGCCAGCTACGGCATTCAGAAGTTTGTCTAAAGTTGCTACTGCCGCCAATGGCACAACTATCTACCTTGCAAGGGAGTCGTATTGGCGAGAAGAGTTAATTTTTGACAATAACTCGAACATGAGTTTTATTGCCTATGGTAGTGGAGCTAAGCCTGTCATTGATGGGTCTGATATCGCCCCAACAGGATTGTTTACGGCTGACACGACTCACACGAACACCTTCCGAATCAACTGGAATCTCGCTACCAACTATCCTCCCAACAGTCCAATGAGGATTTCTGTTTGGGAGAACGACATTCGGATGAAGCGAGTGTTTTCTGCTGACGACTGCAACACTACTCCAGGTTCTTTCCATGTTGTAGGGCAAGAGTCAGGCTCCGGCAATATGAGTAGCCTTAGTAACTCAACGACCTACCAAATTTACGTTCGCCCATTCTCAGGAGGTGTTGCTGGCAAGGTTTATGATATTACGAAACGGCTTGTCTGCTTGTCGGGAGGAAACAATGCTCTCGTAGATGGAATTCATGGGAAAAAAGCTGGAATTAACGATGGTTCCATACGAGTCTTCTATGACTCTAACGTTAAGAACTGTGTCGCTGAACATGGAACCAAGCATAACTTCTATATCCAGAGTGGTGCAACATCTAATTGTGTAGCTTACAAGTCTGGAGATCCCGACTGTATTCCCTTCATCGCATTTACTCCCACTAGGACTGGAGTGGATTTCACCTATGACGATTGCATTGCTTTTCGTGACTTAAGCGATCCAACGTATTCCAATGATACTTCTGGAGGCTGGGGTAGCCACGGTATCGGAGGCAGCACGATAGTTCGACGTATCGACATTCGGAATTGTGAAGCCTACAATTTTAGGGGTGGGATTGGTTCGGAGGCACAAACTTTCGTTGCCGACAACTGTTATGTTGAGCGTTGCGGTTCAGGTATTCAACCATCTGCTCCAATCTCTACGAACATCAGTGATTGCGAAGTGAAAGATTGTGCTGTGGGAGTTGCAATCGACTACTCTCAAGGTACTATCGATATCTCCAACAGTAAATTTTACGGATACCTTTATGGGGTGTTTAACGGATTTACGAACAGGGTAAACAATGAGATTACCATAACGAACTGTGTCTTCGAGAGCGGTAGTGCGGCAAAAGTAGCGTATGGCGTCTACCTTGGTGGGTTTTCGCAACTCACAATGTTTAAGAACATCTTCTCCAATAACCTTTACTCTCTCCAGTGTTCAGGTGGGCAAGACATTAGCCTCATCAACAATAGTCAGAACGTTTACTGGCACCCGACAGCGCAAGGTGCATTCGCAGGAACTCCTGTTGGCGCAGGCTACATTAACGCCTCTCTAGCTCAATGGCAATCGATTGCTACTACTGATTTAGATTCAGTATTCGCTAATCCTAAGTTTGCGATTGCTGCACCAGTATTCTCGCTCCAAGGAGACTCTCCTGCGATTGCTTTAGGTGCTGGATTGATTTCCTCATTGTCAGCTCAACCTCCAGTAGTTACTCTTGCTGCTCCAAAAGTACGTCTAATCAATGAACCGTTAACGGTGACTGCTATTGTGACAGGTGGCACTCTTACTACTCTCCAGTTTAGAGCTGATGGTGTATCGATAGGTGCTGCGGATACAGCTGTTCCCTATAGCGTAGCCTACACTCCTACAACGAAAGGAGTAAAGCAGTTGTCAGCTGTTGCGACATCTTCTGAAGGGCAAACGATAACTGCTGCAAACTATTCAATTACTGTATTTGATAGGAAGATAATGAGTGGCAGTGACGGTGCAGGAACTTCACTTGTTGCCAGCACTGGAGATTATGTGTTGTTTGACAACAATCAGGCTGCTGGAGGGTTGCCTGCTACTGCTGAATTATTTATTTCAGGATCTCAAGTAGGTGTATTGAACTATACAACCGATGCTTACAATAGCAAACCTTTTGTGTTCTATAGGAGCAGCAATAACTCGTTCTATTCGGGTACAATTGCAGCAGGTACAGTAAATCTAACGTTGTTATAAGTATGGCTAATTTAGCAGCTAATGTCACTCGAATAGGAACCTATATTGGCTCAACTCCATTTGTTCTGGGTACTAGTGTTTTTGCTGTGGGAACAACTAAAGTTTCCAGCTTCAATGTCTCAGGCTCTCCTGTCTCTTGGAGAAACGGATCTACCTTCAACAACTTGTCTGCTGGCGGGAATCAGGATCAATTGACTTCTGGGACAGCTTTCATTGTATTGCCCACGAGCGCAATAACAACTGACGATTCGTTATTCTCTTTTAATGCTCCCATTGCTTCAGGTGGAAGCACAAATACAAACGCATTTTTATTTTAATTTAAGATTATGCCAAAAGCAATTAGAACAGTAGACGTGGTAGCCAATGGAACAACAAGTCAAGTTCCATTAATTGTTGATAGAAATGCAAGCAATGAGGAAGCGATCGCAAGATCTTTGGTGTATGACGGAAATCTGGTCAGCCTAACCAACCCTTTGCCTATAGCCAGAGTTCCCAGGACACTAGCTGCAACCAATTACGCAACAGCCACTAACGCAAGCGCTATAGTGACCTACGCCGCTGTAGCTGGACAAAGTAATGTTATTTCAGGAATTGCGTTTTCTTATTCAGGAACTCCTGTTGGCGGTAGCTTAACGATTGCAGATGGTGCAACGACTGTTTTTTCTATTGATGTCATTTCTGGTGGAGCAGGATTTATTCCTTTCAATCCTCCTGTTCGGGGAACAACAAATACGGCTTTGACCATTACTCTTTCTGGGGGTGGTGCTGGCGTTGTTGGGAAAGTATCTGTCCTAGGTCGTTGGACAGAGGTATAACGATGGGACTTTCAGGACTCTCAGGAAACAGTGGTCTAACACACTCAAAAATCTTGCCTAGACCTGTCGATGCTGGTGCGACCTATGTTGCTACGTTTCAAGGTGCTGCCACCCACAATTCAATTACCTTTCGAGCAAAGACTAGTGGGACATCTGTGCGAATTGCCTATAGTGAATTTAGTGATTTTAGAGAGATAAACTATAGTCCAACTGTTGCTCCCACATTAGGGATTGCGAACATTACGATTATTGGTTTGAAACCTGATACTATTTATCATTGGAGCTTTGAAGACGATGGCAAGCGCACCAGTATAACAGGAAGATTCAAAACTTATCCTCTACCGCTAACAATGGCTTCTTTTAAGTTCGTTTCCGGTAGCTGTTCTAGGACAGATTCTGTAAACAGTGCAAATGGAACTGTTTATCAGGCTATGATTGACGAATCTCCTTTGTTTTTTCAACACTTAGGGGATATGCATTATTACGATATTGGAGTAAACGACATTACACTATATCGTGCAGCTTATGACAAAGTTTTAAGTATGAGCAATCAAGCTCTGCTGTACAGGTCAGTGCCTACTAATTATATGTGGGACGATCACGATTACGCGAGCGACAATAGTAACACTAATGCTGCCGGGAAGGAACCTGCTAGGCTATCTTATCGTGAACGATTTCCTCATTACCCTTTACCTGCTGGCACAGGCAACAATCCTATCTACCATAGTTTCACTGTAGGAAGGGTTCTATTCATAGTAACAGACACTCGGAGTGAAAAGTCAGATCACAACATTGCTGATAGTACAACAAAAACAGTACTAGGAGCTGTTCAAAAACAATGGTTCAAAGACACTCTCTTAGCTGCTAAGTCTACTCACAAAGGAATCGTTTGGATTAACTCGCATCCCTTTCTTTCAACAAATACAGCTGATGAAAATTGGGGAGGATACCCAACCGAGCAAAAAGAAATTTGTGACTACATTGTCACTAATCAAATCCCTATCTTATGTATTGTAAGCGGGGATGCACACATGATCGCAATTGACAATGGAAGTGGCTGTAATTACTCCACTAATGGTTCTGGCAGTATTCCTGTTTTTCATTTTGCTCCTTTAGATCATCCCAATGGTTCAGTAAAAGGAGGAACGTATTCACATGGTACATTTCCTTCAGGAGAAGGGCAATATGGTCTGGTAGACATTCAAGACACCACTAATTATTTAAGGCTTATAGGGGCAGGTAAACGAGTGGGATCAGGTGTACTTACCAAACATACTGTGTATGCTACGAGGTGGGATGCAATAAATGACTGCTATGGATTACCGTCTGTAACCAATAGGGCTTTACGTTTTTTTTATAACACGAATACATTTTTCAACACCTTGAAAGATTTCAAAACTAACACAGCGCTAAGCGTAGGATTAAGGCTATCTACGTCTGGAGCTGGCGTTAATTTTGACACCGGAAGCACCGCTGTACCTTCAGTACTAGCCTCTGGAACTGAAATTTTAGATACTTTCAAAAACAAAATAAATCTTGACTTCATAACAGCTGAGTTAACGGATGCTACGAGTACTTTCCTTCTTGACCTCAATGGATTAGATAATACTAAGCGATATCTGATCGAAGTCTCTTGCGATCGCTACAATAGCACCTATAACGGGCAGAGGGGTGTTAGGATAACTCTTAACGGGGTTACGGTACTAGAGAACTTAAGCACTACTGGGGTCGTCGTCAATTCTACTAATTCAGTGAGTTTCTCTAGCGGCTACAACTCAATTAACGGTTATGTTGCTCGCTGGATCTTTACTCCTACCGCAGGAACAGCTCAAATCGTGTCACAACAAGACACTAGTTTTCCTAGTACGACTAAGGCGCATCCAGTGAAATTCTTTCGGCTCTCGGAACTCCTATAAAACTGTGAAACCACAGCCAACCACTGATTACAATTAGTCTACGATGATACTTTAGTTTACTTATGCCGCCTAAGCCACACGAATATCGCTATCTTGAGGGATTTGGTGGGGGAAAGACCCCCATGTGTGGTTGCAAAAGCTACAAGTGTAAAAAATGTAAGCGTCGGTTTTTCAAAGAAGAAATCGACATGACCCATTGCCCCGATTGTGGGCAGGAACGCTACTGTAGCAACCCCCGTATCAAACACCCAGAAAAAAACGATACCTGGCTACCCTGCTTTGTTCATGGTGGTCATAGTTTAAGAGGAATGGCATCACCTGTAATGAAGACTGGTAAATATTCCAAGCACCTCCCTAAGCGTCTTCTAGAGGCTTATGACAAGTCTAGAGAAGATCCTGAAGTTCTATCTCTTAATGATGACATTGGACTCACTGAAGCAAGGATTTCTGATGTTCTCCAGCGTGTCGATGCCAATGAGTCAGGAGCCATCTGGGATGAGTTGGCGAAGACTGCTCAAGACTTTAAAGCGGCTAGACGTGCCAATGACACCGAAAGAGTAGGACAACTTCTCGAAGACATCCTGCGTTTAATCTCCAAAGGGAAGGGGGACAGAGAAAACTGGCGAGAGATTGGTGACCTCATGGAACGTAAGCGGAAGCTCAGCGAAAGTCAACTTAAGCTGCTAACGACCAAGCAAGAGTTTATCTCTCGTCAGCAGGCAGTGCAATTCGTTGGTGCGCTCGTGGCGATCGTCAAGGAGAATGTTACTGATCCTGCTGAGAAAAGGAAAATCGCAGCAGGGATACAGACGCTCATGAACCTACCAGAAGACAGAACTATCGAAAATACTGCTAATCTCAGGAATCTATTCTAATCTTCGTCATCAGGATAATCAAAGTTATACAGCAGATCAATGTGATCACGCAAATGAATCTGAACAAAGTGAACTAGCTTGCCTAACTCTTCTTCTGACAAAGAATTTAGCAATGATAACTGTTCATAGTCAAGACTATCGATGAATTTAGTGTGATTCATTACTTTCTCCTACTACTTACACTTGCTGGTAGACGCACCCTGAAGACAGCTGTAGTATGCTCTAAAGTTTATTGCATTCATCTATTGGCTTCACTTCGTACCAATAAGATATTCTGCGGATACCCGCTTCAAATAAAGCGGCAGAATCAAAATGTGGTAGAGCTTTTCTAAGAACAAAGAAGATATCATCCTGAATTATCGAATCCTTTTCCCAAGTTACGCTGTATTGCCCCGAAAGATAAGTAATGCGCCCCACCACATTACCAGTAGACTTTCCCACATCTAGGTCAAGTGTGTCCAGAATTAAATGAGTTACTTGCTCTCCTGAATTGTGTCCCATAATCTTGCTCCTTCTAACTTCCGCTAGCAGACTTCAGAATTGTCAGAACTTTGACGAGTTCCTCTAGGTCAACTATTGCTGTTGTTTGGTTGCTTTTGTAGCTGTCGTCGGTCATCGTGACTTCTACCTTGCCTTCGTCATAAGAGTTGCCGGAAAGCACGAAGTCAATCTGCGAGATGTAAGTTTCTTTGCTTCGGTCTTCGTAGCAATGAAGCGTTAGTTTGATTTCAGCCACAAAAGCACTCCTTTGTTGTTGTTGTTGTTGATTGTTGTAGATACACCCTAATGTCAACTATTGTTTGCTGTTACGCATTATAGGATGCGGTTCGACAACCTGCCATTCCGTTCTGTAGACGGTCTTTGAAAACTCAGTTTCTTTGTCAACGTACTCAACAGCTAAATGGCTCGCACTAAAGTAGCCGAAAGCTTCAGCAGCATGAATGGCTTGATCGAGGTCGTCATAGAAGTGACCCTTGTTCTCATCTTTGCTCCACTCACCGACACCGACAAGATACTCGCCACTTCTCCAGCTAACCACGTAGTACCCACGACTTCTGCTCATTGCTCACATCTCCTCTGTAATCTCAAGTACTCTTCTGCGACACTGTAGTGGATGCACCCTCAAGTTTAGAAGGGAAGGTCTGGTTCATACTTTAGCAACCAACAAGCGATTCCTGCATTGCAAGCTCTCTCGCAGGCGATCAGATACCTCCTGTCCCACTCATAGGTAGGCGATCGCACCCAGTAGCCGCTAGACTCGCCATCGTAATACCAAGGGTCAACACTTGCTTGCATTAGTAATCCTCCTCTACATCATCAAAACTCACTTCGTTCGTACCATCGAACCTGTCCACATCAACGCTCACGAACCCAGGACAGTTGCGTCCAACATTTTCTGGCGTAATTTCAGCACCTACTAGCTCCAAATCATCTATGTGACAATGAACTTTCATGTTCGTTGAGTCGCACTGATAGAAGTCATAAGGATAAGGTAGCCTATTGTGGGCTTCACCGTCAAAGTGGACGCAATCGTAACAACTGTGTGGCATTAGTATCTCCCACTATCAATCATTGACTGGATTAGGCGAGCTGAAGCCAATTCTTCATCATCTAGTTCTGCATCAGGGTTGAGTTTCCACACTGCCCACATCAAGGATTGTTGATGTGATAGGTCGTCAAAGTCGAAATCATTTGCGTCTAGCTCAGCTTTTATCATCTTTAGTAGCTCCAATGAGGCTGCAACCAAGACTCTTGTAGCCATATCAGTGCTTCCACCAGGACTTTCGCTGACAGTCAACTCTTCCGCCCACATTGCTAGGGTCTTCAGTACTACGTATGGTTTCATTGGTCTACTCCTTTGTTTTAGTGTTTACGGTAGCTTGCACCCAAATTGTAGTATACCACTAGACATAATACCAGAGTGTGCCCCAATAGTCACCGTTGCCAAAACGAATGCGACTGAAGTTTACCCTGCGTCCCTTCCAGTACCAATGGGGGTCATTGGAGTCAAAGAGGTGAAAGCTGTCTTCTGGGAAGAAATATCCCGACTCCATGAGGTTAGACTCAATTTTCTCAAAAGCTTTATTGATTGTGCCGTGGAACTTCTGCCAGTCCCAGTTGCCATAGCCGTCTTTCGGGAAGACAATGAAGTTGCTATATGAGACTCCTGGAAGCGGCGGAATTCTGGAAGCTGGTCTATCCTCATACCAAGTTGTAAATAGTTCAATGGTTAACGTTTGTTCTTGTAACCAAGGAATCTTTGAGGGTTGATAAGTCGTAATAACGCTTCCTGGTGCAACATCAACTGTTCTGTTGTCAAAACCTGACACAGACTCAATCCAAGAGTCAAACTTTACCATTTCATTGTTAACGTAACCCAGCTTTCGCAAAGTTGTCAGCTTTATTTCTTGACTTACACTGCCATCTTCATGTGAAGGGAATCTGTGACGCCCCCAGAAGTTATTGCGAATCTTTTGCTCGAACATTTGTTTACTCCTCTAGAGCTGATATCTTCTGTAGATGCACCCTTGGCTCCTAACTATTCATCATCTTCAACGTCTTCCGCATACACAACCCGAAGCGATTAGCTTCACGGATTACACGATTGGTATTTGCTTCACCCCAATTCTCTGTAGTGTCAATCTCATCCACAATATCTTGGTAGAAGTTCTCAAACATTAGCAGCAGTGCCTCTACTGTCTCTGGTCGTGCAGTTGGGTAGCAATAGTAGGCTTCCTCCCTCATACAACTTATCGAAGCTTGCAGGATATTTTCTGGACTTGGCTCGTGATCGCCCAACTTCTGCGCTATTGCTTCGATGGCAGCTTCATGATCTTTGAACATTGAATAAGTCATTGGTTCCTCCTGTGTTTGTTGTAGTTTACTCTGGTAGTTCACCCTTGTCAACGAAGTGTTGTAGCAGCGGGATTAGAGCCTCAGCCATGTCACGATTCAGGTGCATCCGGATGCAAGTGTCGCCTTCAAAGTCTACTCCGACTCCTAATCTCATTGCTGTTTCAGTCATTAACGAACTCTCTGAGATCCAGCAGAGGCTTCCATTTAAATCCCTGAACTCTCTAGTTTTCGTAGGGTCGTCGTTTGTACGCCTTAGCTCTATCATTGGTAACTCCTTAGTCATTTACTAACATTAAGAAAATTGCTGTTTCAAATCCTGGTAACTCTAACCAAACGTGATTCTTCGGCTCACGATGATAGTGTGTGACCTTACACCCATTCCACTCCCACTCGGTATATGATCCTAACCAAGAATTAGGGTTCTTCGACTCTTCAACTGTTGGGTTTACATTCTCTAGGTCACGAAAGAATTCGTTATAAGTACAGAGAGACTCGAACTGACGCTGCGTAATCTCTAATGTTATTTTTGGTTCCATCGGTAACTCCTGTGTTTCAGTGGTGCCTGATTACAATTAGTTCTTTCTCATTCTTCCAGATTAGCAAAGGGTTTTTGGATTGGTATTGGCAATGTGCGAACACCAATCCATTGATGAGTGGATCGACAACATCAAAACTTTCAAGCGCCTCTAATGCTTCTTCAAAGGTTGGTGATTTAAGCACTGTTACAACATCAACCCCCTGTTCTTGACATTCTTGAATGCACCCTTCATATCGGGTATGATAGGGAATTTCGTATCGAAACTTTAGTTCCCCATCACAATTACGCTTTAGGTCTGTCATCTGTCTACTCCTGGAAATTTGTTTACGGTAGTGATCAAACAATCCAAGCTTTCATCATCAATGGTTGGCTGTCCGATGTCCAGTTGGGGATAACGATATCAAACGTTTCTGATGATTTATCGTTTTCACCCCATAAGCTGCCATTTTGTGAAAAGTAGGCAAAACACTGAGTGTCACCCAATTCATGCTCAAACACCACTTCCGACAAATCGTATTCTCGTTGATTCGACTCCCAATCAGTAACCAAAAGTTTATTGTCGTTCACCCAAAGTAACACCATTGCATCTGGGTGATTAATGTTTGTACTGTGATATCTCGCCATTGCTTCCTCCTGTTAACCTTTGTAACGGTAGTGCGCCCTTGAGGGATTTAGTTAGTCAATCGCAGATCAACTTTCCTGTTGCAGTGTAACCCTTGACGACTCCCTCCTTGAATCTCAGAAAATATCCTTCTTCAAAGCAGTGTTCTGCAAATCCCGGATCGCTACCTAATTGATTGATGCTCGCTAACGGAAGTTCTCTGTCGTAATTATCGGTAGCTACTAGAGATAATTCACCACTGTTGTCGAACACATGAACTACTGGAGTGCAGTCAACTTCAACTTCTGCCAACTCCACTAGGCTAGTATCATTCTCTCCTCCATGCTTTTTCGCTCGCATCAACCTAGCCTCTTGTTCGCCATAGTGGTACAGAAGGTTAAGCAACAGTTCTGCTTGTGTGCAATCGGCTTCTGCTGATAACTTTCGTAGCAACGTGCGATCATCTACGCTAGCCAAAAACGTAACCTTGATTTTGTCTGACATTGTTGTGTCTCCTAATTCTACTTGTCGATTTGTCGAGCAGCAAGTCTAGCTTTCAGCATCGCAAGGGTTGGCGGTATGTGCTTAAATCCGTAAGCACGAGGGATGTCTGGTTCTGTTTCAAGCTTTACCCACCATGAATTGTTGCCAGTTATATCGTAAGCCTCCAACTGTGCATCAGCAAATTCAGTTTCATTGAAATAAGCTGAAGCAAACAGTTCATCGCCATCAGTTAGCCAACATAACGATAGCCCATTGGAGTTGGCGGGGGTAGCATCGACAACGTTCTGTACTTTTCGTGCTTGCACCAAGGCTTCTCCATAGTTCTCGATGAGGAGGCGCATGAATTCGGACTGATTGGTTCTGGCTCTAGCAGCTAGAATCCGTAGTCGTTCACGATCATCAGCAGTCCCCTTGAAATTGATTGTCACATTGTTTTTGGTCATCGCTTTGTTTCTCCTTGATTCCTGTAAAGATTGTAGCCTACTCACTAAAGAAAGACAACTCATCCTATAAGTAAGAACTTTTGCGATAGAATAAAATAACAGCTACCTTGGCTTACTTCTACAAACTTAGGTAGCTGTTATTAACCCTATAAAAGGATCGCTATGACCCATCTTATCAGACAATGGAACGGTAGAACAATTCGCATCCGTCCAGATCGGTATGTGTCCTTAACCGACATGGCTCAAGCCACAGGCAAGAAATTTAGTCATTGGAACGATACGAACAGCTCAAAGTCTTATCTGTCAGTACTTTCACACAAAGCCGGAATCCCGGCATCGGAACTAGTCCAAATTCGCAAGGGTGGATTGCCTGAAGAACAAGGTACATGGGGTCACCCTAAAGTTGCTATTCGCTTTGCTCAATGGTGTAGCGATGATTTTGCGGTACAGGTAGACTCATGGGTAGATGAACTCATCACCACTGGTAGTGTCAGCCTAACACCCACGGCTCAAGTCCCTTACTTCTACAGGCGGATCGCTACATTCCACGAGAAGACTGGAAGAATCCCCGATGGATACTTTTGCATATTCCTTGAATGTTTGCAACTCGTCAGCGAACTAGAGCGACATGGGTATCAACTGCCTGACGATGGTGCGATTGATGTTTCCATTGGTTTGTGCTTCTGCGGTTACTTGCGGAAAGAACTTGGCATTGAGCCGGATGATGTGTGCAAGAAATATCCCCATCATTATCCGAATTCCCGAAAATCTGTGCCTGCAAACCTGTATCCGTTTGAGTTGTTGCCAGAGTTTCGCTCTTGGATGCAAAAGCGTTACTACCAACACAACCTACCGAAGTATATCAAGGGGAAGAAAGATCCGCAAGCAATTGAGGCTGTAGGGAAGTTCTTGGGGTTACTGGAGGGGTGTTAAGGCTAACGATTTGTTAGGGTTGAAAGTTACGCCCAACTCATACCTAATGCTTTGAGGCTGTCAAAGGTTAAAGGCTCTAGCGATATTACTTGATTGTAGAAAGCTAGAGCTTCATCGTATTGATTAGCCTCAAAGTCTCGCTCCATGCCCAAATCGTCGTTCCCCCACACAGCAACTCGTACAAATTGCCACTCTGGATAACGGCAGATTCGGTTGTCCAATAACTTTACTTCAACATACTCTTGCCCCTGCCAATCTTCATCAGCCTCAGATTCATCTAGCGCGTTACGTGAATCATAATCTAAGCTGCCTCCATCTTTGAGATAGTTGCCGCACCACCAATCAGTTGTTTTTACAAATTGGCTTAAGTTTTGTGGAACTGCTTTAGCCATTGTCCATCATCCTCCTAGTTAAGTTGATATCCTTGTGGAGATTTCCTCGCAAAACTCTAGCTGGCATTAGTTAACTAGAGTTTTGCTTTGGTTTGCGACTACCAAGAGATGTTGACTAAGTAGATGCCTGGTTCAAGAAATCCATCGCTACACATTTTACGCATGACATTAGCAAGTGACCAGATTTCACAACTTCCCTCTCGAACAGCATCTTCAGCTTCTTCAATGTCCCACTTATCCTGTAGGGGAGCGACAATAATTCGCTTGTAGCTATCGTTACTTGCTTCGGTGATCTCGAAGTTGTTAGTCAGACCATAACATTGCTGAATGTAACAAGCAAGATCGAAATCGCTCACCTCAATAACTTGTGTAACTTTTGTTGGCAAAGGAAGCTTTTGTGTACTCATTGGTTGCAAGATCTCCTGCTTTTGTGAAGGTGTAGTTAACTAGGCTTAGCAAAGGGCAAAATTATTGCTCGTCATCAGAGATGTAGCTTTCGCCTAATTTTATCCAAGCGTACTGCCCATCGAATGACGCAAGCTCTGTCATTAACGAGTGCCCTTCTTTGCTGCTAAGAACGAAATCATAATTTCCACTCCCGCACGTCCAAACACTGTAGCACCCTCTAGCTCTCTCTGAATAAAGCATTGATGCAACTATTTCCGCACTACACTCATCGAATTCCGTTTGCTTGAATGGTTCAGGGGAAGTACAGTATTCGATATTCCAGTTGTAGGTTGGTTCGTTGGTATCTTTTTCATCCTCATCTGTTGGGCAAGTCAACTCAGTTAAATCTTTGATGAAGGAGTGTAAATTAACTTCATCGAGATATACTTCGGGAATCACTTCGCAACAAGTTAAATAGTTGCTTCCACGAACAGTAATTTTGCCTTTAATCTCAGTCATTGATTCTCTCCTACTTTTGTCAGCTTTAGTGGGGTAGGGTGACATTGGTGCGTTTAGGCAACAATCCAATCATCTTCATCTTGCCATATCACAGTTTCGCTTCCATCGTACTCATTGATTCTGAAAGCTGTACCTATTGGCACCCACTCGATGTCAAGCTCGTCAGCGCCTCCTAGATAAGGGGACTGCTTTTCATCTATCCCCAGCAAGTCACAGACTAATGCTTTTGTGATTTCCCCACGACGATTTTGTTGAACTAATTCAACGATTTTAGGGTGAAACAGTAGCTCCTTGTTGCTGTGCCAAGAGTACCACCCAGCACCAAATCCAGGCGAGTACAATACTGCCACTCTACCATCACGAATTACTTTGTTCATCACTCATTCTCCTCTCGTTGTTGTAGCTATAGTTTCTATTGCTTCCTCTAGGCTGCTGTAGATACGCACCGGATAATCTTCGCATGAGAGCCAACGGTGTTTGATGCACTCAACGGCTATGCGCTCGGTGTGAGGGTGGTTGTAAACGCTGTAGACTTCATCTGCCCAACGGAGAATATATAGACTTTCGTTAGACTTTGTATTCACAACCAACACTCCTTGTCTGTCTGCCACCATCTCTTTCTCGGTAATTGGCTTTGCGTACACCTCTTGATCTGTCAGAAACATTATTGTGTGATCGCAATCTCGAACTTTTGTGATTCTCATTGTACTTCCTCAGTTACGATTGTCCAACGTTTGTCAGGCAAGTCTGACCTCCACTGTTTCGGAACAATTAGCGTTGCGCCGCTATCTTCATCGACAAAGAAAAAGCCTTCGTCTTCCTCTTTCCAGTATTCCCAAATTCCATAGTCTTTGCCGGAACAACTTAGACGATATGAATAAGTCGCAATTGGTCGAACCATTGTACTTCCTCGGTTGAGTTTACGAAACGTTTGTTGCATTCGTGAACAGTAGATACACCTCTGTAGTATACTACAATCCCTTACGTCGCACGAGGTCATCAAGGGATTGGTACAAATCAATGATGTTACCCATCTCTTGTAAGGACTCCCACAAGAAGATCAACTGATCGTCTGTGAGACTGAGACTGAAGTCGTTAGCGGTTGGTTGCTCTGGCAACAAAGGTTTCTGTGGCATTACTAATCCTTCCTCTTCAATGACTTAAACAATTTTGTTCGTTCAACTAATGTATCCCACAATACGTGGATAATCAAATACAACTCCAGCAACTTTTGTCTCACTTTTGTTTCCTCCGAGATTTCTTGTCTATTCCAGCATCTACCTCGATCATCTCGTAACCTACTGAAGCATTAACGACTTCAGCAACAATGATAACAGCAGTGAGCATGAGTAGTGACTCTAGTGTTTCTTTCATGGCTTCTGTGCGCTGGTGGAGGCGATCGCTCGCCACAAGAATAGCTTTTAGTCATTAGCTGTTAGCGTTTAGCTTTTTAATGAGGGTAGTCAACATTCGTTGTACTTCGGAGAGTTCTTTCTCTAGCTCAAGATACTGTTTTGCTGTGAGATATTCAAGATCACGACTAAGAATCAATTGATACTGTAGCTCGCAAGCTGAACCCATTGCCATCTGCATGAATCGAGCAAAGTCAGCATCAGAACCTCTGCCACACCCTTCTGCAATGTTAGTTGGTATGGATGACGCTGAACGTTTCATCTGACTCGTTAAACCGTAGATTTCTTCTTTCGGGAAGTCTTTGCTATTTCTGTAAACAGCCAACGTTAACACATGAGCTTTTTCCCAAACCTTCAACTGCCTAAAATCTTTCATTGCAACTCCTTCTCCTTGTTTTTGATTTTATTTGAAGCTAATAGCTAATCGCTTCCTGGCTAAAAGCTATTTATACAACCGTAGTCCTCTGCCGACTACTGGACGCTTGAGCAATGCTTTTACGTGCGGTTGTGGGGTGTTAGTTTAAAACATTCCCATTTTTATCTAAGTATTTCCATTGTCCTCCAGGAGTGTATTGAAAATCTTCTGCGTTTAGCGTTGAACTCGTAAACATTACCCACACTGCATCTTGGTCATTCACAATTCTCTCCACTAGGAAACCACAAACGTAAATTTTTCCCGTGAAGGCTAGAGCTTCTAAGCTTTTAACTATTCCGTAAGCCACATCTTTATTCATTGTCTTTACCTCCAAAATCTTTTCTAACTTAACTCACGCTCTCACTCAAGTATCGCTGTAGTATACTCTTGTCGTTGGATTAACTTCAGTAGCTTTAGTCGGCTAACTATACTTGTCTGTTCATCGGGTTCCCAGATTCCTTTGATGCAGTAATACTTTGTCATTGAGTCCAGGATGTTGTCAATGTCATTAGTCCAAGTTGGATTCTGCGCGATCGCTACCAACACATCATCTTTGTAATAGCCTCTCGTGATGTCATTGATATCTTTGGTTACTAGTTCTAAGCCTTCCATGATTGTTGCCTCAAAGATTTGCTCTCAGTTTAACTTTATCGCACCTGAAAAGTCCACGAAAAGTCGATATCGTAAATGCACCCTAATGCTTACCATTGCTAAGCTACAGCTAACTTTCGATAGCGTCAATGGCTAGTGTCACCTCAAGCGGATCTTCTTTTTCGTTACCATCTTCGACACTCAAGAATCCTTGGCGGATTGCGAGGTCATCGAAACATTCGTCGCTATCCAAGAGTACTAAACCCTTACCTCTGCGACCTCAAATCTCTGCCGACCTTCGTGATAGTAAATCTTAGCCACAACCCTTACGTCCTCTACGATAATTTTGTTTTTGGGTAGATACACCCGATGAAGTTAGAAGGAATAATCAAAGTATTCGTCTCTAACGCCCAACCAAACTGTTTGCCACCATTCTTTACTTTCCAGCGACCACTGCCATCTCTAGCCTTGAAGATTGAGTGAATTGCGCCTTTTGGATTTCTTGAGTATTCATAATTCTGGCATTCGTCCATGCCACGAGTATCTAATCGGTTAGCTTCGTCATACTGAAACTTTGCACTTTTCCCAGATTTCGACACTTCAATGATGGTTCCCGCTTTTCTGTCCGAATACCACACTACCGTAATGCCCATGCCTACTACTGGCTTAATTTCGTCTTCAATCATTATCCTACTCTCTCAGTTAACTAAAGTACAAACCAAAGCTACTGTAGCATACCATAGTATCAGCTCAACTGTTAGTCTCATTGTTTCTACCTGGATACCACAACAGACAATCTTGGATAACTTCTTCTGTCCTCAATGCCCAGTAGTCATACTTCACCAGGCTAAGTTTCTCCACAAGATATTGACATCTCATTCGTAGCTCTTGCGCCTCAGCAGCCGTCGAGTGGTCACTGAAACAGAGCTGCGCAGCTATCACTTCAACGTAGACCTCTTGGGAGGTTAACGGTTGCCAGTCGAAGGGTTCTAATCGTTTGATGTGGTGCCGATGGCGACTCTTGCGCCAACCAGATGAATCTTGGAAGTAGACATAGGGTTCGATGATCTCTATCAGCCGGATTCTACGCCAACCTTCGCCCCAACTATGGACTTCATGTAACCAATGAGTGAATAATTCTTCGTTCATGCAACCTCCTCAAAAACTCGATGTAACCATTCAATCTGGTCTGCTTCTTCACTAAGGATCGTAGATATCTTACTGTATCCCCCAGCCTTGCTTAACTTCATTTGCGTTTCCGCTAGGCTCACTAGGCTGATCAATCTTTTCTTATTGTAGCCTACTACAGTTGCTTCAGAGGCAATAGTTGAGCGTAGGCAGGCGATCGCAGCTTCCAGATCATTGAACTTCTCCGGGTTTGGGAGATCGTCTACTTGGAGTATGTGCGTGTCGATAAGTGATATAGCTTTTGTCGGTGTCATGGGTGTATGTGATGTAGGGACTGTGGTAGATACACCCGTCGCTACTGTAGCTTACACTGACAATTGAATCCAGTAGGCACGATTGCCAACGTTATACCCGTCACCTAGGCTAAAAGCTCCCATTGCTGGTTCACCATCGGTAGTCCAAAAGGATACAAGGAAGTAATAATCTTCTAAACTTATTTCCTCTACTACTGCTTCTCTGGGTTCTACTCCATGAGTACAAAGCCAAACTTCTTGATCGAGTTTTACTGGTAGCATTGTTCAATCTCCTATTGTTTACTTATGTCACTAGAGTATACTACTGCTACTTGAGTGAGGTCAAGAGTCAGTGTGTTGGTTAAGTGAAAGCCATTCTAGAATTTGCTGCTTGCGTTTTTCATAGGCACCTTGAGGAGTTTTCTTTACAACCCAGAGAGTGTAACCAATGGATTTTAGTTCTTGGTGTAGTTCCTTGTACTCTTCTGGTAATGCTGGCTTGGAAGCGTTGATGACCATTGAAAGATTTGCTTCACCATGCTGTCCTACATGAACATAACTTTCACAATGAGCAGGATTCATGTCAGATGCTACCTCTGGAAACAAAGCGATAATGTCACTCTCGAATTTACGAAACATAACTTTTGTGACTTCATTGTCTGCCATGATCTTTCTCTCCTGGTTATCATCACTGCTCAAGTAATCACCGTTAGCTAATGCCTCCTCTAGCTCCTCTAGTTCAGCGATCGCCTTGGAAGTGTCGTAGTCGCTATCGTTACTGTGGTGAGCAATGTATATCGTGAGTTCACGGATCTGTTGTTGAATTTGGTTGTAGGTTAGTTGCATGGGTAATTCTTGTGTATCTGATATTGTCTGTGACGTTAAGCTTTTAGCCCTTAGCTGTTAGCCATTAGCTTTTTCTTGATTTGAGCTAACAGCTAACAGCTAATAGCCAATAGCTAAGAGCTTTCTTGTCAACTTTCGTTAGCTTTTGTTAGATAGTGGCGAGCGATCGCAACCCAATCTTCATCGGAGATATTGTTGATGGCTGCTGTGAGAATTGAGGCAAACATTGATTCAATCGAGTTAGCTCTCTTGGTCTTCGGACTATCAGAAAATTTTACCTCTAGCGCCTCTGCATAATCGTTGAACCAGGATTCCATCGTATCAGCTAAATCATACTCGTTCACGGCATCCTTTGCTAGGGTAATGAACTCTCGTAGCAACACTTGGTCATTGTCTACGATCAGTGTAATTGTCGCGAACATGGGGAACCTCTGTGTACTATTGTTTGCGGTAGATACACCCTGACACTCTACTTACTCACCGAAAAGATATGTTGAGATAGTGCGAGAATCCTCATCTTCATCGTCGTACTCATCATCATCTTCCTCATTCTCTGCCAGATACCCGAATCCTGTCTCCCCTTCATTCATTGTCGTACGGACGACTTTACTCAGTGTCTCTAGATGATTGTTGCTCAACAAATCTTTCAGACACCCATACAAGACTATTGCCTGTGAACCATTAAGTTCTTTGATTTTTGCCTTACAGTCGCTCCAGTTGCCATTGATGGCACTTGTAGCAATGAATTCTGCGAGTGCAGATAAATCAGCCATTCCTTGATAAGCCATGAGAAACTCCTGTGTTGTTTCAATGTTTGTTTGTGGAGTTGAGTTACTAGTTGTTAGTTGTTAGTCGTCAGTTGTTCACCTAAAGCTTTGACGGCTAGAAAGTATGAAGCATCATTCATCTTTTTAGCGCCCAATAGTGTAACCAATGTAGCATTAGTTTCGCTTAAGCCTTCCTCCTTCATTACGTTGAATACATAGATTGCTTGTAGCGGATTAAGGCAAGCTAAAGTTGCGATCGCGTCACTCCAGTTACTATTGTCGATTGTCTCGTTGATGTCAAGTGCCAGTTGCTTGAGTTGCGAAGGTGTTAGTTCTTGCATTAACTTATCTCCCATTGTCCAGTTGTTTCATTGTACACTCCTGTTACTTCTGAGTAATCCAGAGTTAAAAACTTCGGAAATTGATTGCAACCTTTCAACTTTTCTTCAACTATGGTGGCTGCATCATCTTCATTGTCGGCATCAACATCCCAAACTATATCTATCCAGATATATTCGTCATTGACTTCTTGAGTTCCAATTGGATATCCACCAAAATCGTAGTGGCGAACACTTAGATCCGCAATACCGAACTCCCAAAGTTTAACAAGTTGCTTTGGTGGGTTCCAGAAACTGATTGTTGCATCAACCGAATATCGCTTAATCATTGTCATTACCTCAACCTCCTATTATCAACCTCCTTACCGTTCTAACTTCATCGGGGTAACTTTGTCTAGGGACATAACTACAGCCAACTTCAGTGAACATAACACGGTTATAAATGTCATAGTTGCTTAAGCCTGCACGATAGGTGATGACTGAGCGGAGGCGAGATTTTGTTCTTTGCTGACAATGTTTGCCGAATACGTCGATGAAGGATTCTACTTGGATTTCTGTGAGTTCGATATTGTAGGAAATAACATCTGACAGCGAGAATCTTTGTGAGTTGTACATTGATTTACTTCCTCAGTTAACTTGTATTGTTATTGCAGTGGATACACCCCGAAGCATCAACCTACAATCCTTCTACATCCCAAAGTAAGTGGTTGTAGAGGTCTTCACCTAACCAAGACAATAGCTTTTGCTGTTGTTTAACGCAAGCTTGAAATATCTTCTTAGCTGCTTTCAAATCACTGTAACCAAACTCATTAACCCAATCCTCAAACTCAGGATTATTCTCAACATCTGAGCTATCTAAAGCTAAACAGTTGAGAACATTAGCAGCATCCGGTTCGCTAGAGATACCGTAGCCTTGCGAGAAGTACGTTGAGATCTGTTTGCCTCCCCTGATCTTAAGTGTCAGGAAATAATGATTCGCATCCCGCCATCCAGGGTTACTCTTGTTTTCGCTGACGCGATCGCACCTCACGATACGAATGTTATTTTCTGCGATGAACTGATGAATTGTTTTCGTTTGTGTTGTCATTGTTTTAGTCTCCTGTCGTTTGCGATTGTAATACTTTTGTTAGTAGATGATACCCTAGGTGATTTTAAACATTTCTGATTTCAACGTCTAATGCCTCTTGATCAACATCTAAATGAGCAAAGAATGTGATCGCTTTTCCTTCTACTGTTACCTCTACTGATTCTAGAAAATCCTTCAATCGATAGTGCTTTTCTACTCTTACATCATCAATTGTCTTGCCTTTCAGTGAACGCAAAAACTCAATCAATAATTTTCTTTCGTTATTCATTGTCTTATCTCCTGTAGTTTACTACTCTTTATCGTCAATGTCAAAATCTTCTAGCCGTCCCCGATACTTTACGTCCATCCAAACATCTCGCGATCACACATCACTCCACCCGTAACTAACTCCATTCACCGTAGCTCTAAAATCATCGTAGTTAACGTGTAAAGCATAGCCTAGGTCACTAATGTACCTACTGATGTCAGCTCTTGTTTGTAGCTGTGAGGCTATATCGTCGGGGATGTGGAGTGTAATTGTCGTGCTTTCGACTTGTCGATGGTCGATGAACAGTAGATCGATTATGTTGATGGTCATGGATTAAACCTTTAACATTTTGAACTCAAGTTCTGTTGTCAATGAGTCTAGTTCAGCTAAATCTTTTAGAAACAACGGGTTACTGAGGTTTTCTGGGTTGGCAAGGAGTTCTACCTTGTATTGCTTTAAGTCGGTTAACGCCTCTCTTGTTAGTTCTAGCGGTATTGCACTTCCAGCACATATTGCTTGTCCTGCGATCCATGTTGCACTCGTCTTGCCAGAATGCCACTCACACAATTTCTCACCAATCTCAAAGTCAAAGCTAATCATTACCGTAACTCTCTCATTGGATTGCTGACTACCGACTTACTGCCACAGTTAGTACACCAAGGAGTTGCTTCTCCCGATGCGTTGGGTGTGCTGATGGATTGTTTTACCTCACCCGTCCACTGATGCCCACACCTTAAGCACTCATGGTCACGGCACCAAGACTTTGAGGCTATGAGTTCAGAGACAAGCTTGAACCGAATGTGGATTATCAGTTCATTCAATGCAGCCAAGTGACTCAAGAACTCAGTGTGGCTGTACTCCTCTCGGTTAGCCATCAACTTACCTTTACACAACTCAAGATACTCTAGTGTCGCTTCAGCAACTTCTGGCGCGATCGCCTCCCCTGACACTATAGCTGTACCGACCTCTAACGCAATGCTACGACTTCCTGTGTGCCACGAGAGTAACTTTCTGCCAACCTCAGAATTAAATTGTATTTTCATTGCTTGCATCCTAGTTGTGTGTAATCTATTTCCGCCTACTTTTGCCACCCTACAGCCACTTTAGCTTGCTTCAGGTAGCTTTTGTCATCTCTTGGGTTTTCGTGGATTTTAGCGCCACTTTTTGCGTGTGTAGCGGCACGGCTCGGAACTCTTTGTCCGGAGTTGTAGCGGTATTTCTTGTGAGGGTTTTAGATCCTGAATTTCATTGAGTACGAGAATGTTTGTTCTTGGAGGCTCTTTGAGTCTTAGCGTGAGCAACAAGATCTTGGTTGCACGACATCCTTTTGTGACCTCAAAGCCAGCTACCTAACCCGCTTGCGAGATAGTTAGTCTTTTCTTAGTCTCTTTATATATAAGAGGAGTGGATCAATTTGATCCGGTCACTAGATCAATTTGATCTTGTCATAACAAGTGGAGACTAGTCCAATTTGATCCGGTCTTCACAAAAACTATCGTGGTGTTGGAAGAGTTTCGCCCCAGCCACATCACAAAATACCTTATTTTAAGCTACTTCGATAACCTCCCAATCATCCCACTCACAATCTTGGTACAGCAATTCAAACCAAGTCGTATCGCTGTCATCATTCGCCCAATCTAGGGTTATCTCCTCATCGATAACGATCTGGTAATCCTCATACACATCGAACTCTGTAGAGTTAGCCTCTAGCCAAGCTATCACCCTCTCATGGTTGTAGACACCATCCTCCATGAACGCAGACACTTCATCGTCTCTCAGAACATACTTCACAGCCTTGCTCTCACCGTAAGACTCACCAATCACTTTTAGTTCAATCATTGTCTCTCTTGTTGCTGTAGTTTACTTCAGTAAGCGAAGCGGCTGTTTTCAGTGTGCGGTAGATGCGCCCTGTATCATCATCTAGTCGTTATAGCCTCAAAATTCTTTAGTTTCCAGTCCAGACCGTGGACGTTGATCGTTATGTGTCGCTGATAATTGTCGCTACCGCTGCATAAGCGGCATGAGACACACTGAATCTCAGGGTTCATTGAATTAGGACATTGGATTTCATTGACAAGCTTAGGACTAGTTATAGACCTCACGCGGAAGGTTGACCAACCACGACTAGCAGCAAGCCGAACATCCTCCTCAGTTTCGCACGATGCCATTAGGAATAGGCTCCATCGAAGATCTAGTTTCCTCCATTGGTGCGTGTATCCTGTGTGATGTTCAAAGTATTCCAGTAGATTTTGCCACACTTCGAGAGGTACTGCTGAGGGATCGCCATAAGCTGTAATCCTTAGCTTTGATCCCTTATCTCTTGCTCTATCGAGTACATCTTGAGTTATCGCAGGATAAATGCCTCGCTGATATCCATGCCAAACCGTATTCATTGGCACTAGATTCACATAACATACAGATCGTTTTAGTGGACAGTCGCCGCAAATGCTGACATCAGACTCATCTTTGATTGCTTCAGTGGGAGGCTGATTTTGAGTTAAGACGATAGCCTGAACCATAGCACCAGTTTTATCGTTTTTAGACTTTGTTTCTAAGCGAGTCAGGATTAGTACGATGGGTTGCCCGTCTAGTTGACTTTCGCCTTCGTAAGCTATCACACCATTGGGATACTTTGACATTACTACTGCCTCAAATAGTTGGTTGATTTGTGTGGTAGATACACCCATCAGTGATCAATGATCAGTAGACAGTTATCAGTTTTGATCACTGGTAACACCGTAGGTCTAACTGTTCACTGATTCACTCCAACCCTTCAATTAACTCTCGTGCGATCACTCTCGACTGTTCACGAGTGCAGCGATAGGGGATTGATGATGAACTCCAGTAGCCACGGTGATCTGTGTCGTAATCCGAAGATCCTGTTCTGAGTGCCCACCAACCATCATACACTTGAAGCCGAGAATCTACACCGATGAAATCTGAACCATACTCCTCTAAATCCTGCGGTTTAAAGTTGTCTCGGAGATATTTGCTATGTTCGTAGATTTCATTAACCAACTCTACTACCGAAATATCTATTGATTTGTTGTCAGATAGTTGTACTTTCATTGTTTTCCTTGACTATTGGTTTCTGTGGTAGATGCACCCCACCTTACCCCTAAATCCAAGAGTTAGCTTGACTTTGACACTCAGCGAATAACTTTGAGTAATTGTTGCCTGATTCCTGCCAAATTATCATGCCTCCCGAATATGACTGGATTGCTTCCACCTTATCTCTAACGCTTACTTCCTCAGCTTCATCCTCAATCCCACAACACGATAATGCAGCCTCTAGATCAGGATCGTCAATGCGAACTTCTGCCAAACTACAGTGATACTTTGGCTTCCCTTCGTTGTCTCTACCGCAAGCGTCATCCATATTCACCAATTCCTTAACTAGCCAATAATCCCTAGCACCATCGTAAAGTTTCTGTGAGATCCACTTGCCGCCATACTCAGACCAATTCACGTCACCTGTCAAGAATGAAAATCTAACTTTGCTCATTGAAATACTCTTGTGTTGTTTCAAGGTTTGTTTGTGGAGTGTAGCTCTTAGCTGTTGGCTCTTAGCTATTAGCTTTCTATATTTGAGCTAACGGCTAATAGCTATTAGCTAACAGCTATCCTCTAGCTGAAATATAGGATGCCATCATCCCCTACATAGATGTCAACATTGCCATAAACCTTTGCTGCCTCAGTTAACTGTCTGTCATACGGTTCAGGATAGTCTCCATCCCAAAATCCTGCACCGTGACCACACCGAGTCAGCCAAAAGTCGTGGAGGATTGTTTCTAGATCGTGACCTTGCTCAAGCAAATAGTTTATCGTCTCACTATTGCTACTTAAGAAATCCTCACATTGGGAACGTTGCAACAGTGTTTCATCAGAATCAAAGTCGTCAATGTCGTACCCATCATACAGGGGACGCCCACCACTGTCCATTGATGTTGCCAGTGCTGTAACGAGATATGATGCGAATGCTTCATCAGTAACAATAGTCATTGGTAACTCTTATGTTGTGTTGATTGATTGGTTGCAGATGCGCCCCGATGTTAACTTTAGTCTTGCTCGTGTGTCCAGATTACGAAAGCATCATAGATTGCTTGTGCTGTATCTGGGTTGCAACGAATAGGACAAATGTTACCTAAATCTTTAACTTTCTCGTGGATGAAATCAGGAAATTCATAATCCTTGCCATCTTCCCAGCAAGCTATCTCGAAGTTGTTCAACGTCTTAGGGTTAGGTACTTTTAGAGTAAGTCCGGGCGGTTGAATTGACAAGGTGTAACTCACATCACCTTTAGTGAAGATGAACGGAGTATACCTCATGCCATTACCTATTGGCTCTAACACATCTTGGATGTCTACCATCTCATCGCTGTAGTCTCCATCTAGAGCCTTCAGCCATTCTTCATCATTGCTGCTAATCCCACCAGATGCGAGAATTTCAGCGATCTTTTGCATTCTGATGTTGCTTAAGCCGTCTATGTGCAGGCTATAGCGCTTCTCAATTCCTGTCAAATAATCGACATCACCATCAACCGATGAGAACCAAGTATTAGAATTGATATGACTGCTACTCGGGTCATAGACGCCTAAGTTTATAGCATCATAAATACAATCATAAAGATCTCCCGGTTCTTCCCACTGCTCAACATCAGACTCTTGAATTTCTTCCGATGTCATTGAGCGATCCGTTAGGGGATAGCCGTTACTGTCACAGAATCCGCAATCCTCAAAGTCGCCCATAGATGCTGACTCAGGACTAACTGTATCGTAAGTGAATCTAATCGAGATCATTGTTCTTACCTCAAGTACTTAGTTTTACTTCGGTAGCTGCACCCGTCAACTATAGCTTTCTACCGTTTTACTTTTGTTTGCTTTGAATCTTCTACATATGTGGCATAGAGACTATTTCCTTCCATCCACAAACCTAGTTGATTCTCACGTAGTACACAAGCCAACAATGTTAGGAGAAACTTTTTCTCTTGTTCTTTTTCGCTATCATCCGTTGAAGGATAATTCTTGGCTAATTCTTCAGCTTTGCTTTTGTCAGCTTGAGCTAACTTTTGTACGTATGTGGCGAATGCTGTTGCTTGTGAAGTCATTGATTCTTCCTCTCTTGTTTACGTCAGTGTAACTTTTGCTCTCAGAGGTAGCAACTGTGAGTTTCTCTACAGGTGTCTGTATGCCTGAATTATCGATACGTTTTGTAGATCCGTCAAGTCGTGTACCTCTGCTTGTATTTCTTCAGCTTCAAAGATCTTCCCTGATGTATCTTCCACTGAATACCAATACTTACCTTCCTCTACTTGGTATTCGCCAGTGTACTTTCCAATAGTTGCGCCCGTTGAGCTTGTGTAGCTTTTGTTTGCTAGTCGTGCTGAAAACATGAGTGTAATCTCCTACAGACTTTTGGATGGTATAGGTGGTAACGATTGTGGGTTTAGCCTGTGTCAAAATGAGACTTCACAATGAGACATTAGTCTATGACCCCAATTTTGATGCCACAATCGCTACCTATCGTCAACTTCTGCCAAAACTTTTGCTGACAGAAGGGTTACGGAATACTGCCACAGTAAGTGTAGCGGCTGTACTCAGTAACAGCTGTTAGCCTTTAGCTATTGGTTGTTAGCTCAACTGTAACTTCCTTGCCTAGGTCGGTCAATTCAAAGTACATATCGTGATCTCTGCCTTTGCCCTCATAGTCTCCAATGATGACTAGTCCCTTTTTGACCAGGGAAGCGATCGCACCTCTAGCAACCTTTGGATCTAGCCGTGATGATTGAATCACTGCGAACACCCAAGGAGAATCATCTTCTACTGCATCACAGTAATCGTTTGTACGGCTAGCTTTGAGTAATGCTTTTTCGTTAGCTGTAAGGCTAGCTACAACACCGTCGCGTTTCAAGAGAATTTTCGCAGCACGATCACGCTTGAATTTTTCTATTGCGGCTTCTGCCTGAATGTTTGAGATCTCGTCAAAAGTCTTTCCAGCTAAGCCTATTGAATCATCATTATCCGATACATATTCGTCGGGAAGACTGAAAATCTCTGATGCGTAATAGTCGCCCTGGTATTCGTACCCACCTAAGCAAATTAGGTCGTTAGTAAAGAATAGCTTAGTCGTTTTCATTGTTCCGTTCTCATTCGTTAACAACATTTTGGCAGATGCAACCTTTGGCGACAATAGTTAGCGATCGCCCTCGAACTTTGCCACTAACTTATCGTAGTATTCTTGCGCCTCTTCCCCTTCATCGTCAATCCCAGAAGTCAGGATACCAGGGCGATAGTTGCTAGAGCTTAACACTCGATACTGCCATGATCTCATGCCGCTATGGTAATCCGAGCAATACCAATATAAGCCAACAATTTTGTCGTACGTAGTCATTGCTTGTATCCTCCGAATACTTTAGTAACGATAGCTGCAATGGTAGCAACTAACTTGAATTTGGCAACTGTGAGTAATGTTAGAAACACTTGATTTACTTATCTCCCTAGAATCTTGCTGACATCAGTGATTAGAGCATAAGTGATCGCATCAAGGCACGTCCAAACATTATCGTTGTCTCCTTCCCCTACAAACCAAGATGTAGTTGTTGCGATCGCACACCCTAGTTTAACCTTAGCGTACATCAATGCACTAGCCATATAGGGAAATACAACTTTGATCGCCCCATAAGTTAACTTAAGTGTTACTATGGCTAACCCTAGAGTCATTATTAGGGCAAAGATGAGGCAATGAAGGAAGGTAAAATCAGTGGACAGTGAACAAGGATCAGTGATCAATTTCTCTTTACTGTTCACTGGTAACTGACAACTGATCACTGTATGTTGTCCCTCTAGAGGCAACAGTAGCAAACAATCGTTGACTATGGCGTCTCTAGTGCGACCCTTGCCACTCAGAGGGATCTTAGCCCCCGTAGTGTCCATGAGTACTTTGGCGATCGCAATAGCTTCCGTGCGTGTAGAGATTGCTTCAATGTCTGCGATAGTAAGCATTAGTTATTCCTTTGTTTGTAGTTGTAGCGAGAGTGGGAATTAGTTAGCTGCAAGTGTCACTTCGTAGGATTCTTTGATCATCTGAGTGGCTTGACGTTCTAGTTGCTTCTGCTTTTTGATTTCTGCCCAGTTAGGACAATACTTATTGATGAAAGCATCTTCATTCATAGTCTTGGTATAGGTTACCTCTACACCCTTCTCAGCTTCAAGACCTAACGCAGTAGCGATCGCGTTACGTAAGTGATCTTTGTCAATCCCTTTGCCGCCTATGTTGCCTTCATACTTGCCATTGAAGCGTAAAGCCTTACAGATCTTCTGCAATTCACGATAAGGCATAACCTTTACTTGCGCCCACGATAGTCCCTCTGGCATAGCGAGAGCCACTTCTGTTGCAGGGGTAGAGCTAGATTTCTTGCGACCCTTAGTTGCTTTTGTGGGTTCTACGTAACCTTGGAACAAGAGCATCCCTGCTAGTTGTGTTTTCAAGACTACAGTTGCAGCATTAGCACGAACATCTTTGAAATCTACAGGGTAGTTAGACTTTAAAGCTTTGAAAGCATCAACAGTTTTCTTACGATCCCACGATTGCAATTCCTCCAGGGACGCAACTGTAGGCATAGGTAGCTTAGGCGTAACTTTAGCTTGCTTTGGTGCTTTGGGAGTCTTAGGTTTGGAGGATGTAGTCTTAGCTAGAACAGTCGTTTCACTTGCTGACTTTTGTGAATCAGGTTTAACGGGTGTAGGTATGTCTACTTGATCGATAAGTTCCCACTTAGATCCCTTCTCCAGGTAGACTCCATGAGTACGGATGAGGTATGCCCGTTCAACAAACCCTCGATAATTCTCTTTAGTAAAGATCTCGAAGCTTCCATCCTCCCTAGTCATCTTGATTACTTTCACTGTTGACGGAGTTGCGATTGCCTTCGCAGTAGTGCCAGTCGCAACGATGGCAGGCTTGCTGACAACTGATAACTGTTCACTGGTAACTGATTCAGGGGTGTATTCTGCAACTAATGCTAGGTATGCGGGACTGTTCTTGAATTGTCCTAGGAGTTTCCAGATACGCTCGATTTTGTTACGGTGCGTGATTCCTGCTACCTCAAACTTATTCGCACTCGTAGGCTCAATCTCGTAGCAAGCGATCGCCAAAGCTACATCAGGAATACAATCCGCCTTATCGAATCTCACATAGTCCTGGAGGAAGTCTTCTAGCAGTTCGGTGAACCGTACGTCGTTAGCAACTAAAGCGGCAACTGTTGGCTGTGTCATTTGAAAATCCCTCTCTCGTTTACTTTTGTTGACTATAGTTAGCAGTAGATGTACCCGTCAAGACTAGCTTACAAACATTAGCGAAAAACAATCTTTGAAGACATTAGTAACTGTTGCTACTTTCTTGCCAATCTCCTCAAAGGTATCGATAATCACATCTCCTGTCTTGGTTTGTGTAACCGTTGGTAGTTGAGAACTTTGAAAGTTACACACGTCACAGGTCAGGGATGAAGATTGATAGTTGAGTGGTAATGCTGCATAACAGTCTGCTTTGATTACCTCAATGGTTCTACCCTTGCCTGAGAGCTTGATCACCATTCCACTAGATATAATGACCTCTTTCGCTACTGCTCTAACCTCTGCTATTGTCGTAGCTTCATCAATCATCGCCAGTAACTTAACTTCCATTGTCTAATCTCCTGTGATGTGTACGTCCGTCTACTGTAGCTAGCGATCGTAACTCTCGCAACCCCTGAAACCCTCGCTAGTTCTCGTTTTCCCCCGTGGGATCTCTACTATAGCAATGTAGTAAACCACCTGTAATGAGTATATATACTCAACTTTTCTGTAATATCTGTAGAGGAAGATGATAGCACAAAAGATTTATATGTCAAGGATAATTTTCGACTAGCTACGAGCAGAGAATAAGGGCAGGGGGCGGGTCACCTGAATCCCTACCGCACAACAAAAGCCGCAAAAGCAACACTTTAGCTGTGTTAGTAGACGACGGATTAGCATTAGTTGCGATAGAATTAGTTAAAGTAGTAAACAAAAGTTAGGAGAAGACAATGAAAGGAAAGAGTAAGTTACCACAGGAATTGGCTGACCCCGAAAGAAACATTCGCAGCAATCGCCCACTACCGCAGCTGTGGAGGGAGAGAAATCCTTCTGCACGGCACCTGTATTATCCGAGTGATGTAGTGTGGAATTCCTATATCTCACAGGAAGACTATGACAAGAGATACGCCTCAGTCGTGTGGTGGTTAGATCATCGGCTACAACTCTTCAATCCTTTGATGCCACAGCAACTATTGACACTCACCCGCCTCTGTAAGTTCATGGAAAAGGGAGAAGTCATTGAGGCAGAAGAATGTATCTCGTCACTGATCAAGTGGGAGGAAGTACGAGAAGAGTCATCGGTAGAAGCAAATTAATGCCCTGCAACAGAAAGCTACAGGGCAAAAGTTTATCTACTTATCTTTGAGCTGAGGCAGTAGATGAGGGTAATAGGGGTTTAAAGACGCCGTATACCGTTGAATCAGGAATTGTATTGCCTCATCGTCATCCTTGAGATGGTAGAGGTAAGCAATCGCTTGCAACTGCTTGCGGGTGTTAGACGAAAGTTCCGGTGGTTCCTTCCACCCAGTTTCGCTACGCTCAAACACTAACTCGCAAGAGTTAGTGGACGAACGAAGTGAGTTTTGTTTCACTTCAGGGGTGCATTCGCCACGAAGTAACACACGATTGAAGCAACAGTAGAAGTCAATGAGAAAGACTAGGGTTTCGTAATCATTGGCTTTGTGTTGTGCGAGCGCTATACCTTCGAGTTGTCCCTCGACTTTACCAAGAGCAATATCTCCTGGACATCGAATAGTTAAGTCAGTCATTATTCCTCCAATTGATCTGCTAGTGCATTCAACTCATCGTACTCAGCCAACTTCTGTTTAGCCAAAGCTCGCAATCGTTGAGCTATGGTGAGTTCTTGCTGTGCTTGGTCGGACAGTTGTTGTAGGTGTGGGCGGATGTCGGATTTGGTGAGATGTAAAGCTCGTGCGTCCCATTGCAAGTTCTCATCATTAGTCTCGCTCATAAGTCACCACTCCCATTGCTACTGTTTTGCTTCTGCCTGCCCATACTACCTCATTAAGATCTGCTTGATTGTAGAGATCTATGAGCATCTGTACTGCATCCCCTTCATCCTTCAGCCCCTCAGCGATCGCTATAGCTCGCAATTGTTGCCAATGGGAACCTGGAGCGAACGTTCGTATCAGCGATCGGATGATTGTGGTTTTCGTGTGTTGGGACAACTTTATCTGTGCCTCAAGGATATCTACCTCTTCTTGATCTAACTCAACATAGATTGCAGCTGCCTTACTCTTTCTCATTGTCTGTTTCCAGTATCAACATATATATGCTAGCATAGATATAGTGAATTAGGCAAGGGAAATGCAATGAGTGAAGTTGAACCATTTTTCAAAATCAATGACAAAGATGCAGAGTGGTTGGAAAGTCAACCGATATCAGTCTACATATTATGGCATCAGGCGGCTCGCTCGAATAGGTTTGGTTCTGGGTGGGCACCTTTGAAAACAAATATGAAACGTTCGACATTCATGAAAGCCAAGAAAATCATAGAGGAGTATGGGGCTTTCAAGTTTGAGGTGCGACAAGGAACGAAAGATGCAAGAAGAACAGAGGGGTGGGCAGTGTTCAATATGCGTATGCACAATGGCAAGCGCATTGAAACAAAATATCAAGAGTTTTTGCTGGGGGACTATTGGCAGGATGTCAGAACACAGGTGTTAAAACGAGATGGTCACAAGTGTCAAAGCTGTGGATCTAGGAAAAATCTTCATGTTCACCATTTAACGTATGAGCATCACGGTGAGGAGCATCTACACTTAGATGAGTTGCAAACGTTGTGCAGCGTCTGTCATGCTGTAGAACACGAAAGCGATACCTAAGCCCCTTAAAACATTAGCCGCTCTCTGGGGGCAAACCAAAGAACGGCTAAGTCAGGAGGAGAACAATGACAGCAGGGTGCAATCTGTAGTGAAGTCGAGTAAACAACACACAAGAGATATAAATATTATGCCACAGACAAACGTTCATCGTCAATACGTGAAAAATTCTCAAGAGGATTTGGACTGGGTTGCAGAGCAAGAACCCTGTGTCCAACAGCTTTGGCTTGACTGCGTGAGAGTAGAAAAGTATGGGGAGCATTTCAATGTCGTCAAAAGCAAGCTTAGCCGAAACTCATTCACCAAAGCCAAAAATATCCTAGAAGAACAGGGATTGTTTGAATTTGAGCCAATCCAAAAACAGTCTCAAGCGGGAAGATGGCAGGTTCTTGGATGGAAAGTAAGAAATTTGCATGGCTCAAAGAACGAAAACTACTGGAAACCTCAATCTGTCCTTGCACAACAAATGGGCGAGGACGCACAACGATTAAGCGAGGATGCACAACAGATGGGTCACGTCGCACAACAAATGTGCAAGCAAAACGCTGTCGGCTTTGACACCACTGGCTTTGACTCTTCCCTATTAGGTTCCTATAAGGATTCTACTATTAACCTACTAACTAGCGACCAATCCTCTGAACAATCACGCTCTGGTCGTTCGGAGAGCGCTCCGCTAGAGGCTACGCACTCCTCACTTCCCGACGCTCTAAACCCTGACTCCGGAGCTTCGCTGAGAAACGAAAATCCTGAACAACCAGAAACCTTTTGTGACTCAAAGGATCAAGATTCAAATCCAAGCACGAACATGATTGATCACTCCGGACAAAGAGTTCCGCCCCGTGCCGCCACGCCCACAAAAAGTGCCGCTGAAACGCACGGAAAGGCAGGCAACGATACAATCACCCTGAACGAGATCCAGGAGGCTCTAGGACGCTTCCAGCCCCCGCTAAGCTGTTACGTCGAACAACTAGCCTTGTGGCTGTACAAAAACAAGTATCGTTCCGAGGCGAGGCAGTTGATGAGTACCTACGAGGAGGTCAATAGTTGCGATGAAGTGACACTAGAGTTTGCGATCGCCCACGTCAAGGATTCAATTGCGACAATCGATGACTTCAGGGTGTACTTCAGCGATCTGCTGACACCCCTGCCAATGTGATATACTTGTAGTAGGCTCAGCTATACAAGTTGGGCTTACTACAATATCTGTGGAGTGACAATGAAGTGTGAGAAATGTGTTGATACTGGAGCAATAAAAGTCGCTGACCAAAGTGAGCAAAAATTTTGCGACTGTGAGCGGGGGCGACAAATGCAGACTTTAGAACAAATAAAGAAGTGGAAAGACGAAAATATCTTTGCGAAGATGAGTGATGCGGAGATACTACATTTCTTGCGGTATATCAGTTAGACGTGATATCCCATGATATCATCCAAGGTTTTGTGTAGAGTCTCTATCGATTCATTGTTATTAAGCATATAGATACTGTCAGCTTTCTTAAGCAAATATCTTCGTATCTCGGAGTGATTAAGATCAGAAGTTTCCTGTTGCTCAACATTGCGATAAAGGTCGAGCAATAGTAACTTGTGATTACCTTCGTGGGCGATCGCTACCACTTGTTGTGCTTCCTCAATAGCTCTGAGAGATACGAAGCAAATGTTTTGGTTGGCGAGAATTGTGGGTGCGGAGCTTTTGATGTTCAATGCGGAATGTGAAGGAATCCATTGCTGACCAAAGTGGAAGAGTGCCACAAGTAATTCTTGTACTGTTGTTTTGTTGTTGTTCCCTGGGATTGGTAATGCTTTACCCTCTGGTGTTTCCAGATAACCTTCAGGGGCACCAATGAGCCTTTCCAATATCTCTTTGATGTATCGAATAGGATGGAAGTGGTAGAAGTTGTACTTCTTGTGGAGATAGTTCGCAACTTCAGTTTTGCCTGTGCCAGTTTTACCGTGAGCTACAACAATTAATGCCATTGACTTAAACCTAAGTAAGGTGATTTGTTATGACGCAATACCCTTCGTCTCGTACAATTTCATTGGCTTAAACGGTAAAGCATTGAAAGTTGTTCTCTCCTCAAGGAATAGCACTAGTTCGCCAGTGCCAGCTTCAGCTCCCGGTAGAAATACGGAGCTGTGAAGTTTGTAGTCAGGGGAATCTGCAAACCCTTTAGTCATGAACTCAACAGTTGTTTGTTCGGGATGTCGTAACTTAATTGTTATCACTTACCTCTTTCCTTGATATTTCTCAATGTATTGTTCTATAACTTTTCGTTCTTGTGCGATGACCTTCTCGTCCACCTTCAATGCCTGTGCAATCTCTTGTACTTTGAAGGCAGCATTAGTTTCATTGACTCCGTAATACATGGAGAAGATTGTCTTCAGTACCTCCATGTATTCAGCAGTTAACCCCGCTGCACTTGCACCCATCAAAGCAAACTTGTTCACTTGCTCTTGATGAAGGAATGTTAAGAACTCATCGTTAAGTTGTCGCCCCTCACGTCTGCGTTCGCCTAACACTTGTCGAGCAGCAGGACAACTTTCGTCGCCACAGTAGCGTTGTCTTCCAGCCTTAAGGTTTGACCCCCAAGCTTTGATTATGTGATCGCAAACTGTTGTCGCTTCAGCATTATAGATGTTGCCTGAGCAGCGGCAGTGCCACGTAGAGTGACCCAATTCATTTCCTGCATCGGCAATAACCTTCAGGGCACCAAAAGATTCCCCAACTAGATTGTTCCTTTTCGCCTGTCCCTTCTGGGAGCGATTAAGCACAGTGTCTAACTGGAGAATTATATCAATGAGAAATTCTTTATCTAACCTCAGTAACTCTTGTCTGCTATATTTCATAAGACTACCTTAACAAACAGGAGTCAACTATGGCAGTACTATTGCGAAATTGGGGCAACTAAACGTTGCAGGAGTAAGACGAGTAGTGTTTGGGGTAGTACTTGGATTTTTGCTTTTCTACGGCTTCAACGAACCATTGTGGTAAGTTGTGTTCTTCTTGAATGTCTAGCAGATCCAGGTAACTCAACCAGCCCCTAGCTCTATCTTGTGCATACTCTTTGATGGAAAAGTTGATGCTGCATTTACAAACGATCAACTGGGTTAGCAATTGCATATCTTTCGTTTGCAAAAGCTTCCCATGAGTATCAAATCTGTAGAACGCCTCCTTGATAGAGATTGGTTTTTTGACGGATTGAGGCACCTTTCCTTTAAACACATCATAGGGAGCAAAGTTGTAGACATCTTTCAGTCTTGCATACAACTCAAAGTTCTCGTCAAACCTTTCGGAGTATTTCATCGAAGTATATTGCCAGTAGTTACAGCTGGAAGTAACGGTGGCGTACCTCCACTACGATTGTTATCACAAGCTCCTACAGCTAGCACAACGAAGACTACGGCAAGTGCGATGAGGGTTAGGCGGAATAGTCGGTATTGGATGACGACGGGTGTCTTGAGGACATTCGCTAAGATTATATTCATTGGAGTTCTTCCAGCTTGTAGCTTCGGGTCTTTCTAGTTTTTTGCAGTTGCGCCAACAGTTCTTCGTGTTGTAACGCCTCTTTTTCCCTTTGAGTTTCCGCATCAACAAACTTTTTCTCTAGAAACTCCGAGATCTGATTGAGACGAGCAATCGCCAAACCCATGCGAGTTCCCGTAGCTAGAACATCCACAGGATCTTCGCCTGCAAAAGCAACTGTTTCTAATTCCTCGATTGCATCTTGTGCTTTACGATGAAGTTCGTTTAGCTCTTGTTTTGTGATTTCAATGGTTAAGTTGTTTTCTTCGTTCATGATTTTCCTCTCGGATCAAATATCCCTAGTATGACTATTACAATGATAGACCCTATGATAAGTTCTATCACTTCTTTAGCGTCTTGCGAATTTCTTCCCAGTGTTCCTCCTTAAGCTTTGTTAAGTCACCATTCTTCGCCTTCAGTTCACCAAAGCTGCTGTAGCCTTGCTCTGGTTGACGACTAATAATTTTAGTGGCATAACCTTCACCGATGCCATCAAATTCAAGTAACTGAGCCTTGGATAGGGGTGCAATACGTTCATCAGGCTTTGGTTCTTCGGGCACGATAGCTGTCCGTGGTGTTTCAAAGATTGGCAGAGGCTCACCATTGCGGCGGGAGTCAACTACAGTGAAGCCTTCGAGTTCGCTTGTGACGACAGGTGTGCGGGTGAGGACTTCGAGGGTTTCGTTTTCGTATGCACCCTTGATGATTGGGTGTTGAAGCATTGCGTCGATATCGTCATCAGGAATGTTGAGGCTGATTCCAGGGGGTATGACGAGAGATTTCAGTTGTTGCCCTAGCATATAGTTGGCAACGAAAGTGGAGGCGTTGTTACGAATACTTCCCATAGTTGACGTTGAATAAAGAAAAATTATAATTGGGTGAAAGGGTGGGGATGAGCCACCCTAGTTACTTTACTCACAGGAGATGAGCTTATGTCTATTGTAGACCAACCAGACTATAATCCGCAAAAACATTACTTGGGCAACCTTTGTAAACAGCAGCACGACTACTTAGGAACGGGCTACAGCCTAAAGTTTCGCAGTAACGATGAGTGTTGGCATTGCAAAAAGGCATATATGACCAACTATGATCGGAGTCTAGTGCCGCAAAGGAAAAACGAGAGAGAGCAAAGGTTAGCTCTTGTGGAAGCTAAGATTGTCGATTTACCTAATTACGATGCGAATAAGTTTAGGTTGGGTAATCTTTGTAGAGAAAAACACAGCTTCCGAGGAACAGGGCAGAGCTTAAGATACAAGTCTAACCGTCAATGTTTCTTCTGTCATTCTGAAAAGAGTGCTAAAAGTTATGCTGAGAATCGAGAAGAAAGACTAGCACAAAGACGGAAATTCAAAGAAGAGAATTACGAATATTGTCTACAACGGCGACGTGAGTACAAAAAGAATAACCGAGAACTGTTTCGTGAAATTGAAGCTAGGTATCGAAATAGCGAGAACGGGAAAAAGCTAGTCAAAGCTTCAATTAAACGTTACAACAAAACTGAGAAAGGGCGAATCAGAGCAGTAAGAGGAGCGCATAAAAGAAGAGTCACGCTTCGTAATGGTCATCATGAGTTTTATAGCAAAGAAGATATTCAGAATCTTTTTGAAAGGTTTGGATTGTCTTGTGCCTATTGCGGAAAGCACCAATCAAAACTGGAAAACGTTTTAGAGATAGAACACGTTGTACCTATAACAAAAGGGGGAGCTGATCGATTGCAAAATTTTGTACCTGCTTGTCGTTCTTGCAACAATAGTAAGCGAGCAAAAATGCTGACTGATTGGTACTTAAAGCAAAACTTCGCCACCTTAGATAGATTAAATAAAATAATCTTACAATTAGGTAGCGAAGAAATTGAGCAGATAGGCTTGCAGGAGATCGAGCATGGAGTTAGTTTTCTCCAGCAAAAATTAAATCCCCTCGTAAAAGCGGATTGACATTGGTTTTAAGTTCACGATGCCCGCAACTCTACTCCGACAAACAACTCGTGTAGAAAATACGACTTGTTCGGGTGGTCTTTGTTCAAAATCAAGAGGGATTTCATATCTGATTTTAGAAGGGTTACGCTGATAGCCAATCATTAAATCAGATCCGCCTGTACCCAATCCAGCGAGCATTTGTACTGGCACAATTTCTTTTATGCCTGTTGCAGATGCTCTCTGTGTGGTCAGGAAAAAGTTGAGTAGGGTGTTGTCTGTATTAGCGGGATAAACAATTGCGGCAATACGATCGTATTGCTCTTGAGGCATCAAAAGAACATCAGGTTGCTCAATACCCCTAGTGGCTTGACGCATTCGAGTGAGGAAATCGACCAGTTCAAGGTAAATTTGCTCAGGTGTCTTATGTATCCATCGGGTAGAATTAGTGCCACCATTAGTATTCCCGTTGTTAGGAGAAGTCTCTCGAATAACATTAGGTAATGTAGTTAATCCAAGTAAAGAATTCTCCGCAGCACCAGCATATCCAATTTTGTCAATGCCTTCTTCAATCACTCTTCGAGCAACAATTCCCATTTCTGCTGATATATTCATACCAGCAAATTGAGCAGCTTCCAAATCCTCTAAACTGATTTCGTAGCCGTCTACAAGAGTACGAATAATGCCCATTTTCTTCTGTACATAGGCGTTAACCAATGGCACATCAGTTGAGGCATTAGCAAGAATTTTTGCTTCGCCAACTGCGGAGAAAAGACTGTAAGAGAAGGTTTCAGCTCGATAGTCAACCTGGTTGGTGATAGGAATCAAAGCTCCACTCGCCATTTGTAGGTCAGGGAAATCCTGTCTTACAACTTCATTGAAAATGTAATCTAGCTGTTCTTTGAGAAAAATACTATTTGCAGGCATTTTTTATATCAATTCCTATAGTTTAAAAAATTACCCTGGCAAATTCAAATCAAGAATCGCCAAGCCTGGTGCGGTAGTTTTCTCAAACCAACGTGCCCCAGTAAGAGCAAACGTTTCACCAGCAACTGCAACAGCACGGAAGTTACCCAATTGCAAGACGCCAGCTCCAGGTGCATAGCGAACGTGAACAGGCAAAGTTAGGTCTACAGGTGTTTCGCTATAAACGTAAATTTTGCCTACTTTTCGAGCAGGGACAGAATATTTTGCGGGATAGTTTGTGGACAACGAATCAGCCGCTTCATAAAAGAAGTTGGCTTCTCCATTTACTGTGGGAGTCCGGTGACGCAACACAGCAACACCGAGGATTAAATCGGTTGCAGCATTCGGTAGTTTAACAGTAGGTCTTCCAGTAGTATCAGAACCTCCTGCATAAGCGAGCGCTTGACCGTACTCGATGGGCACAGTAGAAATAGTTGTGATGTCTTCGTTACCATGTTCGACACCAAAGAGCATTCCCTTCAGAGCTTTCGGATGGTAGTATGTGTAATCGGCAGCAGTATATTGACTAGCTCCAGCCATAGTGTCTCCTTATTTCTTGTATCCAGAAAGTTGACGCTCTTTGCGAGCCTTCATCGTCGGACTATCCTCTTTAGCAGCAGGCTTTTTGTCCCCAGCATCTAAGGTGAGTTGCCGATTCTGGTTGATCGCATCAGCTAACTGTTGAGTACCTTCGTCTGCTTTAGTAGTAGCAGTAGTTTGCGGTTGTGGCTTAAGCGCCAAGTACAGATGCTCCACAAAAGCATCGCGATCGCTACCTTGGCTATCAATGCGGCTCTTAGCTTCAGCAGGAAGAGTCTCAATTGTTTTGAGGAATCGTGCTTTGTATTCAAGAGCTGGTACAGCGAAATCTGGCTCAAATGCAGAATCAACCTTCTTCAATGAAGGGGATACTTCGTTCACAACGGTCAGCAACTCTTTGCAATAGGATGCAATCTCATCGGAATCCATCTTTTTAGACTTCCGCTTCTCATTGGCTTCCTCTTCGTCTTCGCCTTTTGCACCTTCAGCAGCAATCTTGTCTTCCCACTCCTTATTCTTCTTGGTAGCTGCGTCAAGTTTGGTTTGTAGTGCAGCCACTTCAGCGTCTAGCTTTACTTTGCTAGATTCTGTTTCGTTCAGAGAGGTTTTCGTTTCAGATAGGGCAGACTCAACAGTTGCTTTAGCGGCTTCAGCTGCATCAAGTTTCAGTTTAAGATCGGCAATTTCGTTAATCAGAGAATCGTTTTTAGTTAGAGTTTGGTCAACGGCTACTGCCAAGGATGCATCATCTACTTGATAGACCGAGTTGCCAATTTTAAGTGCTTGCGGCATAGTTTATGCAAACAGTAAGTGGGCTAAATCAGTGAGATTAAATATGTTCCCCCGATTAATATGAGGCTCAGGAGAGGTTATATCTAAAGGTAAGGGTTTAACAATTTCTTGTTGCTCAGCAAAGTCTTCTTCGGAGTCAAACCTTACTCTTGCATCACGACCAGCTCTTGCAAAGTCTACGATCGCCAAATGGTTGTAGCGAATGTTAGTTTGCCGCTTGTCATAGGGGAGTTGTTCCCCAGAATCACTCGTGAATACTCCGCTTTCATCGATTACGTCGCAATCGTAGCCACAGCTTAGCTCTCGCATACCGGAAGCAACTTTAGCAATGGCATCAGCTTTCTGTAGGTTGATTTTGACTTTGATGTAAGGATTGCTCGTTGCATCAATTTCATCACCAACAATACCGACTCCATAGCTATCAAAGTTGGTAGGCGTAACCCTAACTGGAGGGTGCTTGACAGTCATCGGAACTCCAGCAAGAGTTTCAAGACTCTTGGGGTCTAGGACATCATCAGGATGCCGTAGTTCACGAATGATCTTCCCAGAGCTGCGATCACGATACTCGAATACGCCCACTCTAGTAGCAATGCCATCAAGTCGTAGATGACCTTGATGTGCTTTGAATGGACGATTAAGAGTTTGAATTATGCCGTTATCGAAGCGAAGTGTCACTGAATTCTTTGTAGCAACACATTCATGTTACTTAGGTGTGAAATAACATTTTTGTGTGCAATCACAGTTTTTCGTTTTGTTCGTCACGACGATAACGATAATGGCGCAATTCTTCAGGTGTCAAATCATTGATAAGACCTAAGAATTCTTCTGGCATATGAGCCAAATACAGATCCATTGCTTCTCGAACTGTGTTGCAACCTAGGATTATTTTGGTTTCATCCAAAGTTTTGCGTTCCAACCAATCGTCTGCATTAGCTTTGAGTTGATAAACTTCAAAGATTTTTCCAGTCGGTTGTTCTCCATCAGAGAGAGCTTGGTAAAACTCTTTGGTGGCATAGAAGTCTAGCGGTTGATTGTCGTGCCCCGTATGCTTCTGGATGTAGCCGTAGATACCTTCCATCGTGCGACTATGACGCAAATCACCTGGTAGGTATTCTACAGCTAATGTGCGATCGCCCCACTTGAATCGTTTCACAGCAGCATCTGTGCGGCGTTTGTCTGCCATACGTTCACGATCGCTCTCTTCAGCTTGCATTTGTGCGTTAGTGCCACCATCGCCACCTGAAGCAGCAATAGCCTTTTGCCCTATCTTTGTCCCTTCATCGACTCCTGAATGCGCTGTACCTCCAGCCGCCATGCCAGTAGGCTTTCCACCTAAGACTGGCAACATAAACTCAGGATCGTCTTTATGTTCCCAAAGGAGCTTATCAATCTCAGGGTCAAGGGTTGTTTCCATTGTCCACTCTGGCGAACCATAGCGGTTCTTTCGTATCTCTAGCGGGTGCAATGAACCGAGCATTCGGTAGATTTGGTCAGTGCGAGCTTGAGTTTGGCGCAACTTAGCTTCTGCTTCCATGTCAAGGCGCATCGAAGACTTAGTGGAAATTTTCCAGCCTTTCGGTTCTTTACCTTTTGTTACTCCTAGCTTGCTAATAAGACAAAGTCGAGCAATAGTTCTCGTTGGTTTCAACCAGTTGTGCCGCTGAAAGGATTCTTGAGCATCAGCGTAGTCATATTTTTCCGACTGCCCACTAGTGTTGCCTTGGCTACCTTCGCCCCACAATTTTGTATGAGGAATACCTGATTCAGCAGTCAATAAATGCTTCAATCGGTCAACGATGTCACCTACACCACCATAGTTGCGGTGAACAAATTCAGCCTCTTCAGTCTCAGCATCCATAGCCAATCCCTTGTTGTAGCTCATGCCCAACTGTATAGCTAGGAAGCGACGTATGATTGCGTCCGACTGCCCTTGAAGAATTAAGTCCGACAATCCTTTGAGTTTGTATGTGAAGACTGAGTAGTCTTGGATCATTCCAGAGCTTGCCATGATTGACTGCATATATGATGAGAATGCAATCACGATAGATTGTAGTATGCTCAGGTCATTACCTTGATTTGAGTTGAGCATCCAACCGTAAAGTTTTCGTCCTGAGAATCTGAGTACTCTCGACTTATGAATCCTTGTCTGATTTAATGGAACCTTCTGTCCATCTGGCAATCTTCTGTTTAGTTCCCATAGACCTATCAAATCATAATATTCTGGCTCAATGAGTGAGTGACCTCCAATCTCAGTCCCCCATACGGAAGGTCTTAGTTCATAGGACGACAAGACTTTGAGTTCAGTAATCTCTTGGAGATTTTCCTCATCAATGGCTTGGTCAGGAGTTCTACCGTCATTGGCAAAGATAACGATATAGGCATTGTGGTGAAGTCGAGCTAAAACTGAAGCCTCTACCAACTTTTCATGGAGATTTAGCTTATCCTCCATGTAGTTGACGATATCTTGAGGCGCAATGTTGTCTTTGCCTAAGTTCAACGAATACCATTCAACAGGAGAATCTTCTGGCAATAGTGCAACAATTTTTTGAACTAATCCAGAAGTTTTGAATAATACCTCGCACTCTTCACGAGTGATTGTCGTTGCTTGGACATTGATTTCAAAGTTTAAGCTTTTGTCTCTGCGTGTACCTGTACCCGTTGAAAGGTTGTACATTCCCGCATAAGCATCTAGTAGCGCACCATCTTCTCTGTAAGTCATAGTTACACCACGAATGCCGACATGATTGTTGCCTTGCCACCAGTGCCGCACCCACATAATTGATTCAATGCTTCACTCGCACTAAAACCTTGAGGCACTATGAGGGGGATACTCAAGTCAATCGCAAGCTGAAGATTAAGCAATGTTTCGATTGGTATAGCTTGTCCCGTAAAGGTCACGCCATCTTCTGCCTTTGACAGAGCTTGTATTTCTAGGTTTGTTTGTAATCTTCGAGCAGCAACGTAATAGTAGCGGTATACGATGGCTCCAGACGGATCTATTCCTGCTGATAATTCAAGTAAGTCGCTAATGAATTCTATGTCTTGCTCAAGCAAAGCGTCTGCAAGCAGCTGGGCTTTAGCAATTGCTTGAGGCAGTGTGAGCAATGCCATATATAAAAGCTTTTATCTGTGGTTCTATGGTAAGTAATTTGGGTAGCAAAAGTTACGTGGAAATACGTCATGGGATTCACCTACATTTCTAACAAGGCAGCAGTTCAAAAGCAGCTGGACGAAGCTTTTACGTCAATGGTTGACTATTATTTCAAAGCGATACGAGCAGTGGTTAACACTGATAGATATTGGTCAGGTTTTGAGAAAAATCCCATCCGAGATATTGTAGACAAGACGACTTTTCGAGAGTCTCAAGGACAGGAGAAGTTAGGTCGAATGCATCATGCAATCTTTTGGGCAGCAGCTCATGCTGTATACGTGAGATACGGTGGAACAACCCCTAACGGCAAGCGATTTCCAGGTCGTGCCTTTGAAGAAGTTGCAGCAGAAGAAGCAGATCTAGCTAACTTCTTTATCAAAGCTTACAAGTCAGGGGGTTCTATGCAAGTAAAAGGTGTTGTGTTGATGTCGGGACAGGAAGTGTAAACCCACAACAAAGTTTTGTTTACTTTTGCCAACATTAGAGTGTCATTGCAACAGTAGTTTCGTATGTACTTTTCTAACACAAAGGCTTTGCGAGACTATCTCAGTGAGCTTTTGCGTCCTCTACTGGGAACTATGACTTTACCTAGTGGAGCAGTTGTTCCTGCTGTTTTCGTAGGCGAACCTCCAGTGGGCAGTGTTGCATCTGGATTAGCTTTGAACTTTCCGAAAATGGCTAATGGAAGTAGTGGTGCTTTAACAGGGGGTACAGCTTCTACACGAAGATTTCAGTTTTATCTCGTTCAGCATCCCGGCACTGAAAAACTCAATGAAGCCACAGATTTAGTTTCGAGAGCATTAAAACCTGTCAATTGGCAATATATTCCTGGAGTACAGAATCCTGACGGTCAGCAACTTACGCTTGACCAATGTATCTTCAGCTTCAATCGTAGTGCTTTAGTTCTTTAAGCCGTCAAAACCCACAATAGTTTTATTTTATAAGTTCAACAATAGAGGAAACAAAACCCTCTCTTGGGCGTAGAGGGGAAGTGAAAACTTTATTCGGCACATCTATTCTAACCCTTAAGAAAACCTCTTATGCCTCAACAAGCTATTTGTCTTGATTTGCTCGAATCTACTGGGACTCAGCTTTATGCTGGGTTAGTCCCAGTGGGTTCTTGTACTCCGACTCCTTATACAGTGGTTCTTGGTGCAGCTGTTGCAGTAGGTGACGAAACCGTTACTGTCACTGCATTGCCAGTTGCAATTCCTAGAGGAAATCGTTTAGCCTTTTCTACCACTGTAACAATCACCACAAGTGCGTCTGTAACTCAAAACGCTACATCTATTAGTGTTACTGCTTTAGGTTCAGCTGTGCCTTCTGGTACCACCCTAAAGTTTGGTAATGTAACCGTTCAAACAACTGCCGCTGCCGCTGCTGGCGCAACAACTCTAGCAATCAATCCTGCACCTGCTGCGATCGCATCTGGCGCAACCGCAACGTATCGTCCAAACCCTATTGTTTTAGTTCTAGCTGCTGATGCTGCTGCTGCAACTACCACTCTCTCGATTGATCCGGCTCCTGCTGCAATTACTAGTGGTCAGACAGCAATTACTTATGCACTCCTTGAATTACTGGGTGGTGAGTCTGCACCGTTCCAAGGTTCCACTGAATTAAACCAGGTTACCCTGCTTAACTCTGGTGGTTGGATGTCGAAATCTGCCTCCCAGTCCCAGTACAACTTTCAGTGGACAGGTTACATTCCCGAAAACTCTGCTGCTGCTGCTGGCTATCGTTTGCTAAAGAATGCTTGGTTTAACAAGCGTTACCTTTATGTCGAGCGCTACATGGCTAATGGCGAGATGTCTGGAGGTACTGTTGTTATCACTGCATTTTCTGATCAGGTTCAGGGTGCTGGATATGTACAGTATCAGTGTACGTTTGAAGGTCATGAAGCACCTGTGTACAACTTTGGCGCATCCTAATGCATGAGTTGCTCAAAGATGATCGCGATCGCATTGTATTTGTGAATTGCAGCATTGAGGGCAAGAAGGGAACTGCTGGTTATGCTTTTTTCGCAAAGGGCTTACCAGCAGGCACCCATCAATTATTTAATCCAATTAACGGCAAAAAGGTTTCGATTGAACTACCTGAGCAAGCCGTGAACTTACCGGGAGTAGGTCAACAGTTTAATTATCCGTTCAAAGTATTAGAGGAATCATAAAAAGTTATGAAGAAGCTACCATTTGTTGTTCGTCCAAAAACTTCGTTTGAAATTGTGGGTAATGAAGATATTGGTCAGATTAAGTTACTCAAAGTTAATGGACGACTAGCAGCAGAGAGAGTTGAGTTAGATGAAGAGGAGTTTCGACAGACTCGATTACAGCTTGATGTTTATAAGCTTGCTCGTGACATTGCTAATCTTGAGGGGATGAGTGTCGAGAGTGCTTTTTCTTTGCTTCAAAGTTTTAACTTAAGCGATCCTGTACTTTCCAAGTATCTCGAACCTGTATCTAATTTGCTTGAACGTCAGCTTGCAACAATGAAGGGACAAGATCAAGCGGTTACAAGTGTCCTTCGGCATCGAATCGTTCAGTTGGATGATGATGGTAACGAGATTCTTGACAAGAACGGTAAGCCTGTCATCGGCATGGATGATTGGGAAATTTCTGATACTCACGGTTTAACAGATCCTTTGATTTCTGCAATCTACGAGTTCTACATCAAAGAATTGAATGGTGGAAAGAACCCCGATACCAAGGCTGAAGAAGAAAAAAACGAACCTGGGACGAACAAATCCGAGAACTTGAATCCATCAAGCTCACAGACTGGGGAGAAATCTACTGGCGAGTCCAAACCTATCGAAGCGGAGACTCAAGATTCGACGCAGACAATTTCGGACAACAACCCGACTGGTTAATTTTTCAGATCATTGAAGCCTTTGAAAAAGATAAGCGTGAGCAGTCAAACATCAACAGCTTCACAACCGCTGTTTTTGCTGCTGGAATCTTCAATGGTTTTAGTGGAAGCACTAGCGACAAATGTGAATTCACTGATTTGCTACCTTTTTCTGGTGAAGTAGAAGGTAAAAATAATACAAAACAGATCAATGAGCCAACTAAGGAAACTGCTCAAGTATTTCTGAAGCTAATGAAAGATCACCTACTCCCACCAGGAGTAGTAGCGGAAGCTTTTAACGCAAAACTAGTGCAACGACTGCAAGCAATAGCTTAAATCTACGAGTTCTCACGTTTAAATTTAGTTGAGGACTCGTTATTCTATTTTTGAGCAACTATATAAAATCTTAGGTATAACCAATGGCATTGGGTAGTGGCGGCAACTTAGGCACCTTGAGTCTACATATCGAGGCAGACACAAGAGATTTTGATACCAAAATACTCCAGGTAGAAAAACGTGCTGCCGAAGCTGGTCGCAGAATGTCCAAGTCTTTAGGGGGTGAATTATTCAAGGGGTTGGATAGCCCTTTGAGTGTGAATGTAGATCATACGTCCTTAAAGGAACTTAACGCTCACCTAGATCTAAAGAGAAAACACTTACATCAGGTCATTGAAGATTTCAAGCGAAACCCCATTGTTGCCAAGTATAAAGTTGAAGGAAAAGAGGCTCTTGAAAACTCTAGTGAAACACTCAAGGCTTTAAGCAACAAGCAGGTTGGTGTATCTGTACTGGGTACAGGCAAAGCACTAGGGGAGATGGAGGCGATCGCGTCTAAAGACTTAAGTCAGACTGCTCGCATTGATATTGAGATTCATGGTGAAAAAGATCTTGACAGAATTTTGCGTAAAATGCAAAGACTTCAAGATAGAAGCATAAGGGTAAATGTTACTAGTGCAAACTATGAAGATATTTCAGCTCCAATAATTAGTGCTGGAATAAAAAAAACAGGGTTGGTGCCGGACAATTCTCCACAAGAGCGAGCATTACTCAAAGCAATAGAGAAAGTCGGCGGGAAAGAACAAAACGCTCCATTGTCTGCTGGTGGGCAGGAGATGAAAACTGCCGTTTCTCAAGCACTACGAGAAAATCAGCAAAGCTTTGGATCGCAAGCAGCCGCTACTGTTGTTAGCACATTGGTTGAACGAACTGTAGGACTCGCTCTGGAAGAAGGATTTTCTAGGGTGATGTTAATTATTTCTAATGTAATTAAAGACAAGCTAAGGTTTTTAGATTACATTGGACTTAAAGGACTACGACAAGAGCTAGAGAAGACAGTTACTAAAAATTATCGACAAGTAGCTTATACAGAGCAAGGAAGAATTGGCGGTTTTCGTGGTTTAGCGAGAGATGTTCGCAAAGTTGCTACACTTCCAGCAAAGATGTTGGCAGCACCAGCTTCTCAAGTCATCGGTGGTTTCTATGGTGGCATTGGACAGGCATACGCAAGCGCTTTTGCTCGTGGTTCAATGAATAAGTTTCAAGAACGAACCGGAAAGTCAGTCGAAGAGGTTGGTGAAAAAGCTAGCGGGGGTTTAGCTGGTAGATTTACAGGCACTAATATTGCTGAAGGGTTAGTTTCCAGAGCTGGGACGATCAAGGGAGCGCAAGATTTCATAGAGCCTAGGCTAAGGACTGCTGCATTGGGGAGAGCGGTTCAGACTGTTGACCCAACTGGTCAAATAGAGAAAGTTCTTCAACCAATACTGAAGAGATATGGTGTCAGGTTAAACACAGAACCATTACGTAATGCTGATCCTGAGCCAATCACTAATTCTATAAAGAAAATTAGTCAAGCTCTGAAGCAGAACGATATTCAGAGGGATGTTGCAAACTTTACTCGTTCAATCTTGACGTTGGGCAAGGTAATTAAAACAACTCAACAAAATGTTAACCAGGCAACTACTCCAGAAGAACGCAGTAGTAGGCGAGGGCAAGCTGATGCAGCTAGAGCTGAGCAGATTGTAGAAATACTAGGAAATCTTGAAACTACCGCTCGCAATGCAACTGAGCCTATTATTAGCAACTATAAAAAGGAAGTAGCCGCTGCCGCAAAAGCTTTGGGCGTAGAGCTTTCCAATATAAAAATTGACCCAGACAAACAGTTAGGTCAAGACATAAAAAATGTCGCAATAGTTTCCGGTGGATTTGCAGGAATGCAAGGGGAAGCTGGGCAAAGGCAGGCACCTATGTATGAACAGATACTAGGTGATGGAACCAAAGTGGTACCCTTTAATAACGAAGATTTTGATACTTCGGTAAAAGCTCAGGACGATAAGCCTGCTTGGGTTAGAGACATAGCTGGCTTGTTTGCAAGGAATATTAGCAAGGGCTACAATCCTGCCTCTATAAAAATGGCGCAACAGGCTGCTGAGTATAAGTTGACGAATCCAGCCGTTGATCTTCAACTAATTGGACATTCAGCGGGTGGGATTATTGTCAAAGAAGCACAGGCAATGCTTAAGGAAATCGGAATAGAAGCAAAAGCTATTGCCTTGGGTAGCCCAAATATAAGAGATGCGGCTTTCAATGGGACGGACTCCAATTTTCTGAGTTTCATGGCAGAAAAGGATATGTTAAATCCTCTGTCAGGAGAAACAACTCCTAGAATACCAGGGATTGAGAATCATTCTATTGATGAGTACCTATCCAACCAGGCAGTACAAGCAGTTTTAAAAACGGTAAGCAAGGTAGGGATTACGCCTAGGCTTATTGAAATTTTAAACAAAACTGGTACAGAGTTTTCAGACTTAACTACGCTAACTCAAGCTTTAGAGGATCACCTTCGAGAATTCACAGGGTCGTTAGATAACGCTACTCAAGAAGTTGCAAATCAAAACATTGCTCCGTTACAGACTCCTGAAACAGATCCTAAACAGGCAGCGCTAAAAGCTAGGGTATTACTTTTAGCAAGAAAGTCCCAACAAATAATTCCAAATTTCAACCCTGCTAATTATGGTAACGCTGCTAGTGCTGCTAGTACTAATAGACAACAGGCTTTACAAGCACTAGAATCCGTGAAAGGATTTGATTTTAATCAGCAACTTTCAACTCAAACCTCTAATGAACTCAGGAAAGCAATTAGAAATCTTCAAAGTTTTCTCAAGAGAGCTGGACAAGAAGATAATAACAATAGCATCACTGAGCTTGAGCAACTACCGCTTGATGAGTTAAGTACACTGATAGAAACAAACGTGGCAGCAGTTAATTCTATTGCTGCCAATTACCAGTCGTCTGCACAACAAATAGACGACTTAAAGGCTAGGCTGGGGAGCTTGACCGTCAAAGATTTAAGAGAGATTGGAGGAAAAGCAAACATTCCCAACCTGAGTCAGTTAAACAAAGATCCTTTAATCAATAAGTTAACTGAACCCCAGAATGCGTTTAATGTTGCAAAATTTGCTTCGGAAAAAGAACTCTTAAAGTCAATACGAAACGCAGAAAAAAAAGCAACTCAAGCTTTGCAGACGGCTCAAAAATTAAGTGGCGACGAAAAACTTAAGCTTCTTGCAGAGATTAGACAGTCTATTGAAGCTCAAATTCGCAACATAGACGCTAACTCTGAAAGGGTAACTGATTCAGGGTATAGGCAACGACTAGGAGCTACCAAAGGCAGGCTTGGGCAAAGCTATCGTAGAACATTTGATGTTTCTTCGGTAGAAATAGATACAACTAGGCAAAGTCTACAAAATGCTATAGATCAGGGTGGTGCTACTCCTGGTTTATCAGCTGCTTATACAACACCACCAAAGAATTTTCAACGTTTGGTTGCTAATGCGGCTCAAGCAGCAGGGGTAGAGCTTAACGAGAAGAATCAACCGGAGCTAGTTGAAGATGACATAAAACTTTTAGCTTTAGGCTCGAAAGCTTTTTATGACTTTACAAAGAACCAAGTAATTGTATCGCGTAGGACAGCCCAAGCACTTAAATCATCTGTTACTGACCTTCATAAATATGAAGAAGAACTTGGCGAGGCTATCCATGAAATACAACACGCAGCTGATCTAGGGTTTAGCAAGTTAGATCCCACCAACTTTGGTTCTCAAATCATTGAAAAGTCAGCTAATATTCCTACCATTGAAGACTCTCAATTAACCAAAAAATTACTCAAACAAGTAGAGGGGTCTGTATCTAATTACAAGATGCTACGACCTAATGCATCGCCTGCCGAACTTGCTGCGGTGCGAAAACTGGAGATGCACGCTTCATACCAACAAAAGAATGCACCTCAGTATATCAATCAGCTAAAAGATAAGTATGGACAAACGAAAACATCAAGAACTGAATTAGAGGGTATAAAGAAAAATCCTTTTGAGAATATCAGCAAGCAATTTGAGAACTTTGTTAACACCATAAAAAAGGTATTGCGATCACTGTTTGCTGCTTTCGAGAATACATCTAGAGGACTTGCAATAGCTGATTCTTTTGCAACGCTAAGCAACGTATTTGAAAATTTCAACAAGCAGATGTTGCGCTATGGAGAAGAACTGCAAGAGGTCTTTAATAATATTAGTCTTGCTTTTGACTTTGTTATTGGGATGTTCATGGAGAAAAATGCTCATGTTGATAAGCTAGTTCAAAAAGCAGAAAGATTTTATGTTAATTTCCAAAGAACCAAGAAAGGAGTTGCCGATCCCTCAGAAGGTTTGCCCTCTGGGGTAAAAGTAACAGAAAACAACCTCGTTTCCAAGAACAGAAGTTACAGTTTTCAAAGCAAAAGTGGCAAAGAAGTTGGGGTTTATTTTTCGCACAAGAAAAATATGTCCGATGTTCACTTTGACATTGACAAAAGTATGTCAACCAAAGTCAATGACATGAGCCAAAAGGAAAAAGATGCAATTGCTTTGAAAGTCTTGAAGATAATGAAGCATGATGCAAAAAGTAGAAAAGAGGGCTATCGTTACAAAACCTCAGCTTACACAGGAGATGATTATGGAGCAGTTCGATCTGAAGCCTATGAGCAAATTGCTGGATTTAGTCGTCCTGTTGCAGGTAAGGTAGGAGGCTACCAGTTTGCCGTTGTTCAAGGAGGAAAGTTAACTCCTGACAATAAAAAATTAGAGCAGCAGGAATACATCCACGATCATTCACCTGATGATGTATCCCAAAATCTAGCTCAATTCAAAGAGCTTCTTGCAATTCAAAGACAAGCAGCAAAAGCAGCGGCAGCAAACAATCGTGCTAACAAGGGTTTGTCAGTTGCTAACGGCAGAGGCTTAGATGAAGCCTACGAAAACTTTGAGAAGTTTGTAAATAAAGTTAATGATAAAGCAGAAGAGTTAATCAAAGCAACGTTTACGCCTGAACTAAAGCAACGAAGGGTAATAGAATCAGCCGAAGCAATCAAGAGTTCTGCTCCTACAGGTAAAGCTGCTATGCCTGCCGCTGATAAAGAATTTTCAACTTATTTATCGGCAGGGTTTTCTGGTATGCAAGGGTTCAACCCTCAAGTATATGAGAAAATGGCAGGAGTTTTGGGCGAAAAACACAATTTTGTACCCATTACAAATGAAGAGTACGACACTGATGCAACAGTGTTTGATGACTTGCCTGTTTTTCTAAAATCAGCACTTGAGAGAATTACTGCTGGCGGAATGAAGGGTATAAACCCAGCAGCCGCTAAGATGGCGCAAAGAGCCTATGAAGACTATCAACTTGACCCTTCAAAGAAAATCAGATTTGCTGGATATTCAGCAGGGGCACACGTAGCTTCTGATGCTTTAGAAATATTTAAGCAGCTAGCACCTAACGCTGACGCTAGGGCTGTTGGTATTGGTGGGGCACCCTTTGATCAAAGGCGATCAACACTTCGACCAGAGCAATATGTCAATATGTTGCGAAAGGATGACTTGCTCCTTCGTGCATTTGCTGGTGCCTTTAAGATGAATGGTGCCAACCAAAGGATTATTGAGCCGAGTGTTAATAAAGGGGCGATAAAAGCATTAGATGCTCACTTCATAGAAGGTTATGCCGATGATCAGAATACGGCAAGAGAACTAAAGTATCTTATCGAGGCATCTGAATCTGAGATACAAGCATTTCTGAGTTCCGTAGCAGATAGCTCAAGTGTCCTTTCGGTTTTTGCAGACAACGCTGGAGCTTACAAAGGTACTGCTGAAGAAATAATAAAACAGCTCGATAATCTTGCATCAGCATTAGAACAGAAGACGGCTCAAATTCAACCACGAATGCAACAACGTGGACAAGCGAGTTTGAATTCTGTAATGCAATCTGGAATGGGTGCTTTTAACAACACCTTATCTAATGCTCAAGGACTGAGGCAGACGCCAGCACAAATGCAGCGTTTGATGGCTGAAGCACGAAAGCGAGCAATGCAATCAGCAGCGGCTACAGGTATTAGAGAAGGTCAGGGTATCCTTAATTCGGGAATTAATAAGACTTCAAGCTTAGCTGAGACATTTAGACAGCCTGGTGTAAAAGTCATTCAAGCATATGGAGAAGATCGAAAGGCGCAAGTGAGAGCTTCGTCAGCTCAAGCCATTGCAAGTGTAGCGAATGCGACAGAGGCAGTTTCTAACAGTATCAGTGAAGCGGCAAGAGTCTTAGCTGAAAAAGCTCAAAACACAAACAACGATGCATTAAAACTTCTTTACAACGAACTTTCCCTAAATACTCCGGTGCTTGAAGCGATCGCACAGCGTACTGGACAAAAGGTAGAGACAATCATTCAGAACATTGCATCTGAAGCAGAAAACTCTATTAACGAAAAAACCCAACAACTTTCAAGTGGTTACCAAGGAGGGATCGATGCAGTTCAAGAAGGAGGTGAGCAAGCTAAAGGGTTTGTAAATGTTGTTGCAGGATTAAGTCAACGAGCAACTACAGATCCCATAGGAGCTTTCAATGAAGCTAAAGCGTTGTTAGCGGGAAAAATTCTAGATGATCTTAAAGCTAGATTCCCTATTTTTGGTGAGATTCAACGACGCTTTGGGATGATAACAGGGGCTGCAAGTGCTTTGGTAGGAGCTTTTGTGGGGTTTGCTGTTTTGAAAGGTGTGATGCTGTTCTTTGAGAAGATAGGGTTTGCGGCTATTGAAGTAGCAACTCGCTTTGAAAACTTAGAGCGCATCATTCGATTTACAAGTGGCAGTGCAACAGAAGCAGCACAAAATATTTCCTTTGTTCAAGGACTGTCAGACAAGTTTGCCTTGAATCCCGAAAAGGCAATGAGTGGATTTGCTCAGATGTCAGCGGCTGCACTCGAAACGCCTTTGCAAGGTGAAGGTGTTAAGAAGATTCAAAGCAGTATTTCTCAGGCATCAGCAGTCTATGGTTTAGCTCCAGAATCTCAAGAGCGAGTTTTTGTTGCATTGAACCAGATGATTTCAAAGGGCACCGTAAGTTCAGAAGAACTTCGTCAACAACTCGGTGAATCGTTGCCTGGTGCCTTAAATATTGCAGCTCGAAGCATGGGGGTTACAACCTCTGAATTCAACAAAATGTTAGAGCAAGGACAAGTTCTTTCAGAAGATTTCTTGCCTAAATTTGCAGCACAACTAGCGGCTGAAACAGAAGGAGGCGTTGCTGGAGCAGCTACTAGCGCCCAAGCAAAAATTAATCGATTTAATAACGCAATCCTTACATCTCAAAACATTCTTGGTAAAGGTTTGATGCCTGTTAAGAATTTTGGCTTAGATGTTCTTACAGGTTTGTTGACAGGATTAACAAAAATCTTGCCAGTTGTTGCTCATCTCATGGGAAGCCTACTGTTCGCTTCTGTTTTGCAGCTGGGTAAATCATTCTATATGCTAGCAGCAAATCCGATGGTGAGAGGCGCAGTCTGGGGAGGACTCAAAGGGGCTATTGGTGGTCTGATAACTATCATTAAATCGCTTTCTGGTTACATTTCACAATTCGCAAAAGCTTTCCTCGTATTTACAGCAATTACCGAAGGCTACAAGATGTTCAAAGCTGCCACAGCAGACGGTGGTGGCGAAAGTAGAACTTATGCTGACAAACTGACAGAAGGGCTTGGCAAGTATCGTAAAGCTTTGGCTGATGCTCGTGGTGAGACTGAGGCACTTAAGAAATCTACAAGACCAGAGACGCTTCTAGATGCTACTTTCCTAGGCAACTTGATGCCGAAAGAAATAGAGGAAAATGATTCCCTAGCAAAGAAAGCTGGGTATTATGCAGGCAAGTTTACCTCAACTGGTTTACTCAACGAAGACCAGATTGAAGGGATGAGCAAAAATGCATTAGGTCGCACTGCTCTCCAATGGGGACTCGGAGGTATTACAGGTGCCCAAAAGGGATTCGGTTTAGCAACCTTTGAAGAGAAGAAGTTTGCTGACCAACAAGTAGCAACAGGCGACATCAGAAGTGCAGCCAACGAAACTACTTCACAGATAATTTCTGCTATACCAGGCAAAGAACTAGCAGCATTGAAGGAGTATGACCGTAAGCTTCGAGACATCCAGATCAAGCGTCGTGGTATCAGTGAGACACAACCCCAGAACAAAGAGGCATTGAGGAAGCTCAAGGAGGAAGAAGCACAAATCCTCAAGAACAGGGATGCTGCACAGAAACCTATCAGTGCATTACAAGCTCAAGCCCAAAGCTCGGTAGATGCATTAAAGGCTGAGGTGGAAAAGTATGAGAAGCTCGCCCTTGAACCCGGAAAGAATCAAGCCTACTACAAAGAAACACTCGCAGGACTCAAAGGTGACCTTGAAGCTGCATACAAGTTCCAAGATAAGCTAAATCAATCAGTTGGTGAAGCTGTCAATGCATTTATCCTGTTACAACGACAGTTACAAAATGTAGCCGACCGTTTAGCTGATGCGAATGATCGTATTCAGATGATTGCTAACAGTGCAAAAGCTGACTTATTCGGAAGGACTGATTTAACTCCAGGTCAAAGGGAAGCGGGACAACAAGAGATTGAACAAGCTGCATTGGGTGAGCAGATTAAGCAACGTCAAAGTGCAATTCAGCAATATCAGGTTCTCCTGGAAGATGCTGATAGCCAAAAGATCCTTGAAGCTCGTGGAATAACCAATGTTGATGCGATAGGTCAAGCTGAGTTAGGAACACTTGCAGGTAAAGCAAAGGATGGCACCCAGGAGAAAGAAGTTCTCACAAGGTTACAGGACGTTAAGCGACTCAAGCTCGAAACCCAAGATCTGACAGCTCAACTAGCTCAATCTCAAGCGGCAACTCGCGACAGAATCTATGATGCTAACAAACAAATTATTGATTACTTCAGAGAAGTATCCAGACAGTCTGCTGAGCTAGCTTTGTCAACGAAGGAAGCTGGGGCACAAATCGCAATGCAAGAGCAGAAGAATAAGCTCAAGTCAGCACTGCAAGGCTTCCAAGACAATTTCTTCAGCTCGTTCGTAGATTCTCTTATTGAAGGCGTAGATTCTCTCAATGAGCCAATAGCAGCAGCCATCGAAAGAGAAAGAGAAGTCCAGTCAGCCAAATTTGCTAAAGATGACCGTGATCGTCAAGCCTATGAGTTACAAAGGTCACTACCGTTAGCTGGTGCCGAAGTAAAGCTAGACTTTGGTGCATTAGATTCAGCTCCCGTCAAAGAACTAGAGAAGACCCTCCAAAAGTCAGCAGAAGCTAGCAAACAAGTTACAGCAGCATCAAAAGAAACTGGTGCGGCGATCGCTGACTCGTCAAAGCAAGCTGGGAACCTGAATACTAATGTAACCAAAGTTGCCGAAGACACGAAAGAGACTAAAGCAGCAACTGACAACGTAACGACTGCACTAAAGGAGAACGTTGAAGCTGCTCAAAAAGTTGGTGGACAGGTTTACCTCAACACTCAGGAAGTCGATGCAAACACTTTGGCTATCGGTGGCACCAATGACGCCCTTGGGAACCAGAGTGATGCTCTTGCTGGCTTAGGTGGGCAGTTGCTTGAGCAAGGGGGTTTGATTGATGGGATTAATAGCATCTGGAACACTGTTAGTGGAACCATTGCTGGAGCAGCTGCTAGGACTTGGGATTGGTTTAAGGGATTGGTTGCAAACACTCCCATCCTAAGTGGAATCATGGAAACTCTTGACGGTTGGGCTAAAAGCATTCAGAATGCAATTGCTAAAGCTTGGGAATTCTTCAAAGGATTAGCTGATAACGTTCCATTCTTGCGTTCCATTGCTGATGCAGTAGGAGCCATTGGTTCAGGTATTGGTGGGGCTGTTCAAAATGGAATGCAAGCGATTGGTATTGGCAGGGAACAAATAAATACTGGGAAGGGTGTAGGTGTCGTTGGAAAATATACCATCGTGGAGAGTGTTGGTGGTGCTATCCAAAACGTCAATACCTTTAGAGATTTAGAAAAACATCATCCCTCTAGAGGTCGAGAAGCAGGTAGAAGCTACGGTCATGTTGATGGAGAATTTGAAGAAATTAGAAATACTAGAGATGGACGCACTCTAGTTAAAAAAGATTTCGTTCTGTCAAAAAATGGAAATCAAAATGTAGATATCCCAGCGATGGCTTCTGGTTTCGTCAAAGTGCTAGGTGATGCCACCAACACTGTCCAGATCTATGCCGATAAAGAAATGACAAAACTTCTTGGGCAGTCATTGCACCAAAGAAGTGTAGCAGTAAAAACAGGACAATTTGTTAACTACGGGCAATCGCTGGGTATTCAAGGAGATAGGGGTTCGCCAGGTGCAATTCATGCACACATTGAACTAGAGAAAAGTAGATTTGAACAATACATCAAAGATCTCAAAGATGGAACCTTCGAGGGTGTAAATGGTGGTGTTAGCACAGCATTAGATGGTGCTGGCGGATCAGTAGTGAAGCTTGGACAAACAATGGTTCAAGAATTAGCTCACTACCCTGGAGATGGACACAATCATGGTGGCTTTGACGGCAAACAATCTCAGGCTGAACGCTCAAATCTTCAAGGTGCTGGAAACATCCTTCGTGGTGGGAATTTCAATCCCTTTGCTGGTGGATCTAATTCATTTGCAGCAAGAGTAGTCGGTCATAGCGAAGGCAACCGAACGGCAACTGGCGGTTTCAACCGTGGCTACAGGGGTCATGGTGACCCTGGCAATGGTCAAAGAAATGTCGGTTCGTTCAGTGTGCAAACGGGAACTCATGGAAATATGAGTGCTGAACAAGCCGATGTGTATTGGCAAAAGAAACTGGCGGCAGTGTTGCCACAATTCCAAACAGCAGCAAGAGGTGCTGGATTAGACCCAAACAATCCTAAGCTTCTGGCAAACTTCCTTGACCTCCACACTCAGTCGCCAGCTGCTGCTACTGATAAAGGGCATCGTAATTTCCTAAGTCAGCTACCTGCGATCGCTAAAGCGGGTATGAGCGATGAGTCGATATTACAAGCTCGGATGTCAGGCTACTATCGCAACAATGGTCGTGCTAACTTCCCTGGCTTTGGCAATGACCCCAACCGTCTGCGTCGTGACCAGATGCGGCGTATGGCGGCACTGCAAGCGGCTCTACCAGGTGCAATACAAGCTACAGGGGCACCAGCAGGTTCTAGTGGAGTAGTTGCTTCAGGAGCGGCTCCAGCGGCACAACAGAACTTACCTGTGTTAGCTCCAGTACCTTTTGCTTCCATGAGTAGCACAAGTGTCGATACGGCACCACTGTCTGCTGCTCAAGCGGAAAGTGAAAGAATTCGTCGTGAACAAGAACGTCAAGCCATTGCCAAGGAACGTGCAAGAAACGAGGAAGCTCGTGTTCAAGGTGAGCAAAGGCAGCGTCAGCGACTAGAGCAACTACGGCAAAGCATCCGTGATACGGAAGGCGATCGCATCCAAACGAATCGTCAATTCACGAACCTGGGACTAGACGCACAAATCCAAACACCAGACGTTGAGTCAAGTAGAAAGATACTTGGTGTCAACGAGACTTATGATGACTTAGAGCGTGACATTGCTGAGAAGGTTCGCAAGGCAACAGCTGGTCGTGACCAAGCTAGGGCGACTTTACAAAAATTAAGTTCTCCCGACTACGTTCCTCAACCAGGACAAGATGTTGGACGTGACATCGAAGCAACACGTACAGCTATTACCCAGGCTGAGAAGTATTTGGGTGACCTTACGAGAATTCAAGGTGAACTGAAAGGTCAGCGTCAGGAAAGAATTCGCTTTGAGGAGGAACAGGCTGCTCGTGAGAAGAAACTTCGTGAACAGCAAGAACGATTTGCCACTGAAGAAATCAGTATCTCAGTTCTAGAAGCTGAAGCTCAACGACTCAAAGATTTGCGAGGGAGGGGCGTCCGTGACCAAGGTACAGAAAACCTTCCGAAGCTTGAGGCAACGATTGCTGCTCGTCGCGAAGAACTACAGCTGCAACAGAAGCTATCAGAGATTGACGAGAACGCTCGAAAGAATGGGACTGATCCGAAGGTCGTTGCTGAACAGAAAGCTGGTCTACAAGATAGGCTGAAGATTGTTCGCCAAACCATTGAGGCGAACAGAGAATACGCTGAGACAGTAGAAGGTAGAGAGAACAGCAAGCGAGCTAGAGAACAATCCATCGAATTGTCTCGTGGTGAACTGGCTGTAATGAAACAGCAGCTAGAGGCAGCGGAAGCGATTGCTCAAGTAAACCCGTTGGCACCTGAAGCCTTGGGTATCCCTGAGATGCAGAAGGCGATCGCTCTCAAGGAAGCTGAGTTAACTCTCACTGAACAGATTGCTGGCATTGAGGACAAGAGATTCACCAACGACATGACCGATGAGGCGGCAGACAAGAGGATAGCCGACTTAAGGAAAGAGAACGAGCAACTAGTAGAAAACATCAACAAACGTGCCGAACGTGCAACCAAAGAGCAAGAGTTCGCCCGTCGCAGAGCAGCACTCGACAACCGTAACCAAGACGTTGAGCTGAAGGGTTCAGTGACGGAAGCTCTCGCAAGGAACATTGAGTTGGGACGCTCCACAGGTGAACCTATCGCAATGAGATTCGAGCAGCAGCGATCGCAACAACAGCTCAGCTTTGATAGGCAGATGCTCGACTTAGATGAGCTTGAGGCTAGCGGGAAGCGCACCAAGGAAGAGATTGCGGCGTTACGAGCTGAATATACTCGACTCAATGAAGTGAGTCTGGACAACCTTAAGGCAGAGCAACAACGTGCGACTGAAGACCGGATCATGGAAATCTCTGGTCGTATGACTTCTTCACGAGTAGGAGTCCTCAATGGTCGTGCCGATCTTCTGAGTTCGATGGGCTTAGATACTCAAAGTAAAAGTTATAGACGGCAAGCAGCCATTAGTGACCAACAGCAAAACTATAGCCAACAGTCGCTTGAGCTAGAGCGGTTTATAGCGCAACAGCAGCTGAGTAACGAGCAAGCACTGGAGTTGAGGACTTCGTTGTCAGAGGTTAATAACATGAGCATGGAGAAAATCAACAATGAGTTCTCCACTTGGAACGAATTAATGGTTGGCGTCCAAGGTTCGTTTGAGTCGGCTTTTACTTCAATCCTTGACGGGAGCAAAACAATTGGGGAAGCCGCAATGGACTTCCTGAAAGGGATTGGAAGCCAGTTGGCGTCAATGGCTAGTAAGATGCTTGTTGATAAGTTATTTGGTGGTTTGTTCGGCAAAGGTAACGAAGATCAAGAAGCTAAAAAAGCTGGATTAATTTCCCAAGGCGGAATCATTGGCGAAATGACAGGTGGGAATCCTTTGGCTCAATACTCTGCCTTAAATCCCTTGCCAGTGAGCTTGGTTAACACCAGTGCTTTAGCAGGACTAGGAGGATTTGGTGGAGGTGGTGCAAACCTATTTCAAAAGTCTTCTGGAGGTGGCATTTTTGATGTGTTCAAAGGTAGCGGAAGTTTGTTTGGTAGTGCAAATCAATTCCAAAATCCTGTTGCGGTAAACATGGTGGGAGCTAGCAATAACGTTTTTGAGCCTATTACTAAAGGTATTGGAGGTGTGTTCAGTAGCCTGATGGGTGGAGGTGCTGGTGGAGGACTTGGCGGAATTGTCGGAAGCTTACTCGGTGGCTTAGGCGGAGGGGGAGCTGCTGGTGGTGGAATGGGCGGAGGCTTTGGTTCTCTGATAAGCACTGGACTCAGCTTGGTGTCAAGTATCTTCGGGTTCCATAATGGAGGGATTGTAGGAGATGCTGCTCATGTGCAAGCGTACGCTAGTGGAGGCGTTGTAAGTGGTTGTGGTTGCCGTGCTTGTAGCTTCGCTCAAGGGGGGACGGTCGGCAGTGGAATAGAAGAAAGTTTGGAAGCTGCGATGAAACGAGAACGCTCAATGAATGGGGGAAAACGGGCTAGGGTGATTATTGCCACTGACGGAGAGTTAATTGTTCCAAACAAAATAGTCAACAGACTTAATGATCGTCAAAAAGCTTTTCTTATTGGAAAATCATCTGCCCCTTCTGCCTCTATGATGAATTATGCCACTGGAGGAATAGTAGGCTCACAGATGGGTTCTTCCATTGCAAATAATGTTACGAACATGGGTGGAAGCACCAAGATTGAAGGCAGCACAGTAAATGTTGGCGAAGGCGGCAACATGAGCCGTTCAGAAGCTGCACAACTGAAGCAAATGATTGATGCGTCAGTCATGCAGACAATCTCGAAACAGACCCGTCCTAGAGGTTTGCTTTCAAGGTAAGCGTTTAGTCAATCTTCGTTAGGCTGTCAATAATGACGTAAATTGATTTATTGTGTGATGCGGGTGGGGCGAAACTCTTCCAACACCACGATAGTTTTTGTGAAGACCGGATCAAATTGGACTAGTCTCCATTTGTTATGACAAGATCAAATTGATCTAGTGACCGGATCAAATTGATCCACTCCTCTTATATATAAAGAGACTAAGAAAAGACTAACTATCTCGCAAGCGGGTTAGGTAGCTAGTTTTGAGGTCACAAGAGAGTATCGTAGAAGCAGAGATCTCGGTTGCTCACGCTAAGAATCGAAGACCCTCCAAGAACAAACCTTGTCGTACTCAATGAAATTCAAGATCAAGAACCCTCGCACGAAATACCGTTACAACTCCGGAGGAAGAGTTTCGCCCCTGCCATGCCGCAAAAAAAGTCTTTAAGCCGCCCAAAACCAACCGAACGTCCAAAGACACTACTCTAACTCACAACAGCTGCTACAGCCGTCACCATTGACCGCTAAGGATAACTCTTGCGTACAATCACATATTGTTGGACTACCAAAGCTTGCGACCATGAGGTAGTACTTTAGCCTTGTGTTATGACCGTAGCTCCATCTAACCCCTCTGAAATCAAAGGTAGTGGAATCCTTGGTGGTGGTGGATGCTTCGTTGCGGACACCCTGATTTGGACTGAGGACGGAACCAAGCCGATCCGTGACATTCGTGAAGGCGATCGCGTCTTATGCTTCGACAGTCACCGAAAGCTGCACTTTAGCGAAGTAATTGCAACATCGTTCCATTGCAACTATGACGTGTGGCGCTATAGGTTCTGGGGTGGTGAGTTCATTGCGACTCCCAACCACTATGTTTATACCGAGCAGAATGCATTCCAAGAGATCGGGAAGCTTGAGAGAGACGCACCCCTCTACAACTCCTCTTGGCAAGTGCTACCTCTTGAGTCATCGGTTTACATTGGCAAGGCTAATGTTTACAACTTCTGGGTGGCAGGTTATCACACATACTTTGTTACAGAGTCAGCGATAGCCGTCCACAACGGCAAACACAAAAAAGGAGCTTATCTTTTGCAAGAATAAACTCCCTTTAAAACCGATTAGTAATCTTTGCCTTTGATTTGCCCTCCAATCTCTCTGTAAGCTTGCCCTTTGGTTATTCGTTCTATTGTCGATATTCCTAATTCATACTTTGACGCTATTTTTGCTAAAGAATCACCTACAAAACGGAGGTTTCTTATGTCCAAAACGTCTGAAGGTTCAAGAAGACGTGTCGTTGTCGCCTTTTTGAGAAGTTCATAATCCTTTCCTTTAACAAGTCCACCTATATGCTTCTACTTGTTTCCAAGCACAATGTTGCCTACTATAGTGTGTCCAAGTCCATATTCTTTGGCTAAAGTCTCAAAAGATATGTTTTCGTAGGCATACCTCGTTCTAATTTCAATTACAATGTTTTCGTTGATCTTAGCACTGCCTGTTCCTTTTCCTTTCGATTGCCGATCTGCTTCAACCTTATCAATGACGTTTTCTGCTTGAGAGCCTAAAACTAAATGCTGTGGGTTACAACACTGTGGGTTGTGGCACATATGCCTTACTATCTTTTCAGAAGGTATTTCTTGTTTGTTATAAACCTGCCACATCAATCGATGAAGTCGTACACATCGACCTATCCCCTTGAGGTCAACAACTCCGTACCCGTGGTTTCTGTGACCGTTCCAGTTCCAGCATCCAGATGAAGAAACGCTAATGTTTGATTCTATTTTCACCTGCTGATCAGGAGTTAACTCAGTCGGCAATTTCATAAATTTTATATTCTTCATGACTCTTCCTCTCATGTGTCCCCAACAGGTTAACAGTTAGAAAACGAAATGTCAAATGTCGCTAACCATTACGACCCATACTCTCAAATCACTGGTTCTGGTCTACTGGGTGGCGGCTGTTTTGTTGGCGAAACTGTTGTTCTTACTCCAAGTGGACACAAGTTTTTAAAGGATCTTAGGGTTGGAGATAGCGTTTTTTCGTACAAGCCAACAGGAGAGTTGGTTAATGGAAAAATTGTCGAAACTCATTTCCATGAAAAATATTTAGTCAACGAATATGTTTTGTGGCAAACGCAATTTGTTGCCACACCTAATCATCACGTCTTAACAGAAAATAACGCCTACAAACAAATACAACACTTCAAAATTAACGAGTGTTTAGTTGATGCATTAGGCGAACTTCAGCCACTTGTTGCAGTTGAGAACGTTTCGCAACCCCGTGATGTTTACAATCTTACGGTAGAGCCTTATCACAACTATTTAATTACTGAAAAAGGAATAAGAGTTTCCAATGGGGGAGGTGGAAAATCTTCTGGAGGTGGCAAAGCTGAGGATGACGCATACAAAAGCAATGCAACAGCTTACATCCTTGAACTCTTGTCAGCGGGAGTAGTCGAAGGTATCGTTGGTGGGCAGAAGGGAATCTTTCTCGACAAGACACCAATCCAGAACGAAGATGGAACGTTAAACTTTAAGAATTTTAAGTACGACTTTCGACCTGGCACCCAATATCAGGAATTCATGCCAGGTTATGCCGATGAGATTTCATCAGAGAAGTCGGTAGACCAAGAAGTTAAGAAATCCCAGCCAGTAGCTCGAACAGTCATCTCCTCTCAGATTGATGGCATTCGAGTTCGCATCGCCCTGCAACAGCAGAAGTACGAAGAGAACGGTGATGTTGTTGGCATGGAAATGAGGTACAGGATTTATCTCAAGCAAGGAGGTGGTGCATTCGAGTTACGTGTCGATAAAGAAAAGGAAGGTCGGTTCTCATCGCTCACAGAATTTGAGTACTACTTGCCCGTCAACAACATGGGCGGAACCATTGACCAGTTCACTGTGAGAGTGGAAAAGGTCACGGATGACGTTGAAGATGGAGACACAAAGAAGCAACAGGTACTGAAGTGGCAGTCGTACACAGAAGTTATTGAGACAAAGCTAAGGTATGCTCATTCAGCAATCATTGGTGAGCAGTTCAATCCCAAAGACTTTTCCTCAATCCCTTCAAGGCAATATAAACTAGCTGGTATACTAGTCCAGATTCCCAGCAACACAGTAGTTGATCCTGTTGACAGAGGATTGAACTTTACTTCAGCTATCTGGGATGGGACATTCTACACTCCTGCATTAGCTTGTGCTGACCCTGCTTGGATTGCCTACTACCTGCTCACTGACCCTATCAATGGACTCGGTAGATACATCGATGCCCCCTCCATAGATCGGTGGAGCTTGTATCGTGCAAGTCACTACAACAATGAGAAAGTACCCAACGGTTTAGGGGGGCTAGAGCGACGATTTTCGTGCCATACGGTACTTCAGCAACGAGAGGATGCTTGGAAGGTTCTAGAGGCTGTTTTTTCATCGTTCAACTGTTCCCACTATTGGGCAGATGGCACAGTGTACTTTGTACAAGACAGACCTCTTGCTCCTGGTGAAGAATACAAGTGGCAGTTCACCCAAGCAGACGTTGAAGGTGGTCAGTTCAGCTATAGCTACTCTGCACTACGATCACGTTCATCAGTCGCAATGGTTACTTGGAATGACCCTAGCGACTATTACAATCAAACCATTGAGCCTGTCGAAGATCCTGAAGGTCTAGCAAAGTACGGGTACAAGGAGATTGAATTTGCTGCGTTTGGGTGCATCTCCAGAGGTCAAGCGATTAGGAAAGGTCGATATGTCTTGTTCTCGAACAATCGAGAGACACAGACGGTCACGTTTTCTGCTCGCTCATGGGCAGCTTACGTTCGTCCTGGTGAGATTATCCAGATTGCTGATGCTCAACGGGCAGCTATCCGTTATGGAGGATTAGTCAAAGCTTCTACGCCAGAGACGGTAACCCTTGATGCGCCAATCCAGATTCTTTCAACGGGTTATCGCATCACTTGCATGACAGCAGCAGGAACATTGCAGACCAGAAACATTACGAATGCTCTTGGGTCAACTCCTTCTGTAGCTGTAGACAAAGTTTTTACCATACCTATTCTTCCTGAGTCAAACTGGGTTGTTGCTTTGCCTAGCATCTTGCCGCAACTGTTCCGAGTCATCTCAAACTCATCTGACCCAAACGATCCGACGAAGCACACAATCACAGCGATACAGTACATCCCAGAGAAGTTCAACTTCATTGAAAATGGATGGGCAATTCCTGATCGTCCCATTCGACAAACTGTACCTGTCATTGTTGCTCAGCCGCGATCGCCTACTTTAGCTTCAACGACTGTCAATGGTTCACCTAACTTAATCGTTAGCTGGCTACAGGCAACCAATCTTATCGACTACATTGATCCTTTCGTGGATTCCTATGAAGTTGAGTGGTCACGAGACGGTATTACTTGGAATGAATCTCGAATTGTCGTAGGTACGAGTACTATTTACAACAATATAGTTCCTGGTATCTACTATGCACGAGTACGTTCTATCGATATTCAAGGAAAGGTTTCTGGACACGTTTTCACAGCCCCACACACAGTTCAAGTGGTATTGACGCCACCAACACCCATTACAACTGAAAGTCAAAACTTTAGCAACTCTGGTAACTCTAGTAACGTTTGGTTATTTTAAATTATTATGCCAAGTACATCGTTTATTGACGGAAACGGACAACTTAAGCATCGTTCAGTTATAGGAGCAGGAACAACAGAAGATCCTTTTGTTTCTGTAGTTAGCGATAACGCTGGAGCAACAGGAGTTGGCGGTATCACCGATATTCCAGCAACGACACCAGCAGCACCAGGCTCATTAATAAGTTTAATCAAAGGTTTTTGGACTACATTTGGATTAATTTCAGAAGCTGCTGATACCACTGGCTCACTAATGCAACGCATTCGTGGCATGGGGGATCGGATGGGTAGTTATGGTGATATTGCGAGTCCCACTGGTTCTATCATGGGGCAATTACGTTATATCGCAGAAAGCAGACTTATTCCCAAGCCAACTTTAGGTCAGTATTACGCAAGCTTTGCAGGAGGCAACAGAAGTTACAATGCAACGGCAGGGGTTGTTTCTGTAACTTCTTCAGGAGGCAATGTCTGTGTTTTTGTTAATCCTACTGGGTCAGGGGTTGACTTGTATATTCAGCGCATTGTACTTTCATCGGATCAACCTGGTAGATATGAGCGATATCGTCAGGGGACATTGGGTACAGCAGGAACAGCAGCAACTAATGTTAACAGAGGCGGCAATGGTACTCCTGGACTTGCAAAACTTTATAACCCAGCACAGATAACTGCAACGGGCGGAAGCCTTGGAATGATAACCTACGTTCCTGCTTCTGCCACTTCAGCTGATCCGGTAGATGGCACCCTGATACTACGACCAGGACAAAATTACTATTGGCGGTACATTCCCAACCCTGGAGTATCTGGAAGTTCTAACTGTGCGGTCGAAGTTGTTTGGTGGGAGCTACCATTGCAAGCTTAAGGAGCTTTAGTTAACGAGCGCCTCAACCATTTAATCAATCGCCAGCACTGAATCAAGCCATAGTTTAACCGACAAATCTGGTTTGCACAACTCTGAAGAATTGTAGGGAACACCTCCTGCTCAGACACTCTTCCTTTCCCATGACTGAGGACATTGTGGAACCAATAAGCATGAGTATCACGACTTACTGGCGCAATGTGCCAGAAGATCTCTTCGTGCCCTCGTGATTCATAGGCTTCCCTATTCATGTGGTGCATTGAGTAAGGGTAGTAACGCCCACCTACGTAACCAATACGCTTCCACGGTAGCAACAGATCACGATTGTCACATTTGTTTAGCCAAGTAGCGTGGCGGTTACGCCATTCGTTTGACTGTAGATACACCCTGTAGTTGCTCATGGGTTATAGAACCTCTCTCAAAAATGCAGTGTACTCTTCGTCTTCTAACTTTAAACCAAAGACCCCTACGAAAGTCAATGATTCATCGATAATGTTGCCATAGTCTTCAACCACTTGATCGTGCAACAAACACTTCATAGATGTCCCTGCGTGATCTTCTACCCTGCAAAGTTGGTAAAGTTTGCCAGTTTTTGCAGTTTTAGGCTTCTCCCTTTCAACAATAGTGCAAGCAACGGTGAAAGAGTCCTTGAACTTGGGAATGTACAACTCTTCCTCAGAATCTTCGTCAGGCATAACTGGGAAGAGATCCTGCTGCTCCAAATCGTCAAGGGGATTGCCACTTATAAAGAACCCGATAGCATCTTGTTCCTGCCTTAATTTTTCTTCAAAGGTAAAGTCTTCATCCATCTCAGGTAAGGTAAAAACGAATTGCTCCTTGACTTCCAAAAGCTCTAACTGTTTCTTGCGAATAAAGTTTACATGCTCCTGCTTTGTTTTCTTCAACGGGCTGTAAGCTTGTTCGTAAGCATCTAGAGCCTCTAAGGTGGGTTCTATTTTTAGCTTTTCGTATCTCTTGGCTAGAGACTCTTGGATTCTTGCTATTCTCTCTGGCAACTTTAGCAGATTGGCTTTCCATTCTTTCAGCAAAGGGATAGCTGAAATTAGTTGTTTACGATTGCTGTGAAGGCTATCAAAAGCACCAGAATAGGTCAAAGATTGTAGTCCGGTACTATTAACTCCAGTTCTTTGATAAAAGTCAACGATGTCGGTAAACTTTTCGGACTCGCGAGCGTCAAGTATGTTTGTGATCGCCACTTCACCTAATCTGTTGATTGTCTTAAAGCCAAAGAGAATGTCATCGCCATTAGGAGTAAACAACAACTTTGATGTATTAATGTCGGGAGGTAAAATTTTAATCCCCATATCTCGACATTTGTTGAGGTACTTAGATACCTTATCTCGCTTATCCTGCCCATCTTGATAAGACATTAAGGCTGACATATATTCAGCACTGTAATGAGCTTTCAGTAACGCACAAGCTAAGCTTTGGTAAGCGTAAGACAAACTGTGGCTCTTATTGAAGCTATAGCCTGACTGATATTCAATGAACTGAAAGAGTTTTTCGGCAATTTCTTTCGTTTGTCCTTTTGCAATCGCCCCTTGAACGAACTTCTCTGCCTCTTTTTTAATTTCTTCAGTCTTTTTCTTGCCAATACATCTGCGAAGATTATCTGCTTGTCCCAAGGTGTAATCAGAAATATCTTGAGCAATTTTCAGAGCTTGTTCTTGATAAACTAAGCAGGCGTAAGTACTAGAAAGGATAGGCTCTAGTTCTGGAATCATATATTCCATCGGTTGCCGCCCATGTTTACGATTGATAAACAAAGGCACTTCTCCAGCATCTAAAGCGCCCGGACGAAACAAAGCGTTCGCACCAGATAAATCTTCAATGTTGTCAGGCTTAAGGTCTTTGAGCATAGCCTTCATACCTGAAGATTCAAACTGAAATATGCCATCTGTTTCTCCGGTGCGATAGAGATCGTAAACCTTGTCATCTTCCAGCAAGTCAAGCCTTTCCATATCAGGAATTTGACCTCTGTTTTCCTTAATCATGTCAAGCGCCTTCTTGACAATCGTTAGGTTCTTAAGACCGAGGAAGTCCATCTTGATAAAGCCCATCTTCTCAATTTGATTCATATCGTATTGAGTACAGACTCCATCTTCCTTGGTCTTCATCAAGGGCACCCACTCACTCAACGGAGTATCGGAAATAACAATTCCTGCTGCATGAGTTCCATAGGTCTTGACATTTCCTTCTAGATTCATCGCAATGTCAATCCAGTTTTTAAACTCTGGCTCCTTGCGATATCTATCACGAAACTCTAGGCTAGGTGAGTCTTCGGCAATCATATTCTTTAGCTTCTCAGGATTGCCACGACGAACAGGTATTAGTTTGGCAGTTAGCTTTGAATCCGCAATCGGTAAGTCTAAAACTCTTGCTACTTCTTTTACAACAGCCTTAGAAGTAAGGCGATTATAGGTTCCAATCTGAGCAACTTTGTCACGTCCGTACTTTGTTATCACGTAGTCAACGACTTCGCCACGCCGCTCCTGACAAAAGTCACTGTCAATATCAGGCATGGACTTTCGTTCAGGGTTTAAGAATCTCTCAAAAAGTAACCCATGATAAACAGGATCGATGTTCGTGATTTCAAGAGCATAGCAAACCAAAGAGCCAGCAGCAGAACCACGACCCGCTCCAGTAGGAATGTCTTGTGACTTCGCAAAAGCTATACAATCGTGAACAAACAAGAAGTAAGATTCAAACCCCTTCTGGTGCAGAACATCTAGTTCATAGTTAAGACGCTCCCTATAGACTTCAACAAGTTCTTGGTTCCAGTTTTTGATTTTTCCTTGAGCCGCTAACCGACCAATGACTTCTAGACGCTTCTCCAATCCCTCCTCAGCTAAAGTACGCAAATGCGCCTCAGCAGTTACTCCAGTAGGCAGGGGAAACTCTGGTGCTGTTGGTGAGCGATACAATTCGTAATGTTGTACCTTGTCAGCTAACTTTACTGTGTTAGTGATCGCAGAATCCAGAATCTTGTCCCTTTCATCGGGGGTCAGGTAGGTGAAACGAGACTTTAGATCTGTTCCATCAGCCAAAAACAAGTCTCTGTCATAATGAAACTTTTCTTGGTCAAGTTCACTCAGCTTCTTCCCATACTTGATGCAATAAAGGACTTGGTGAAACTCGTAGTCACAAGCATTGAGGTAATGTGTGTCAGGTGTCACCACGAACTCAATGCCTAGCTCTCTCCCCAGCTTGATCAAACCTCGATTGAGTCGAGAATAGATCTTCTGGGAATCATGACTTTGAAGTTCAATGTAATAATCTTCACCAAACACTTCCTTGTATTCAGACGCAATCTTCCGTGCTTCCTCGTACTCATCATGAATGATCAACTGCGGCACAAGTGAGCCTATGCAACCACTGGTTACGATTAACCCTTCGGAAAATTCCTTGAGTTTCTCAAAAGTGATGAGGGGATACGCCTTCCCCTTGCCCCCTGCTGCCTTCTTATTGTGCAACTCAGACCAAGTGGTTAACCGAGAGAGGTTTTTGTAGCCTTCGAGAGTTTTGGCTAGCACAATCTGATGGAAGCGATTCCCAGGCTTGTAGTCACCAGTCAATCCATCAAGGGGCTTGGTGGCTAACAATGCTGATAGAGGATGCTCCAAGTACATCTCATTGCCGATGATTGGCTTGATACCAAATTGCTTGCAAGCTTCGTAGAGATCCAAAGAACCCATCATTGTTCCGTGGTCTGTCAGGGCGATCGCAGGACTACCCTGCTGTATTGCCTTCTCAACTAAATCTTTGACCTTTGCCGAACCATCGCTATAGTGACTGTGGCAGTGCAATGGCACGAACGGTACGGTAGATGCACTGGTAACCTTATCTTCCTGAACCTCTGTTATCGTCGGGATCTCTGTACATACCTCAATCTCCTCTAAGGTTTGCTTTGGTTCTTCTAGTGTAACAATTGACTCTTGGGAAGTACCGAAAGCCATAAACTCCTCTGGTAGTTTAATATTGCTTGGCAAGACACCCTGAAACCATAATGGCGCTATCTCTTCAATGCTGTATCCAGCTAGCGAACATCCCAACTTCGTGACAAGAAACTCTTTATCAGGATTTGCTGAGGCGAACTCAAACAGCTCTGAAATCTGGGAGCGTATGTACTCTAGCGGTATCGACCGTTCACCTTTAGTTAAGTCTTTTGTGACAATAGCGTATGTTTGCCCCTGAAGCCCTTTTGCCTGACCATAGTTTGCTCCAAATGCCATAGCTGCTTTAGCTGCACCTTTGCCATGCCTGCCTTCGGTATTAGAACCGAACACAAAGATTTGGTGAGGAAGCAATGACGTGATATGGTCAGGAGTTACGGTAACAGTCTCCAAACCTACTTGCTCAACACGATGATTTATCTGGTATCTCTGTCCACTGATAGAAAACCCCTTTGACAACCACTGCTCAACGCACCACTCCCACGAGTGATCGTAGTCTCCATCAGGCACCAACAGATTGAAAATGTAGTTATCTTGGCGAGAGTTGATTTCCTTGATAAGTTTGATTAGCTCTGGTCGTTTTTCGATGAGAGTAGGACGCACGGCATCCTTGAAAGCCTCCCAATCAGCATCAGTCTTGCTTGACTTTTCCCACGCATCTCGTGGTTCTTGCGGGCAGAACAATTCTTTGAGTTCGATAATTCTGATGTTCGAGCTTCCTGTAGGAAACAATACCCAATATTGCCCTACCGTGCCCCAAGTTCCCTCATTGCTGTACCTTACGATTCTAAGAACCATATCGTTCCGATTCCTCCCTGTCATCACAACAATTGTAGCATACTCCACTCACCCACAGAAAAGCAAGGGCAAGCTTTCGCCTACCCTTGCCTACGGTTGTATTCAGTTGTTAGGCGGTAGGCGCAACCCAATGTAGCTCGGTAGTGTTTTCCTTCAGACCTTCATAGCGGTTCAGGGAGTACAGGTAGTCACTGAGAGCATTGAACTCGCGAGCTGTGATTTTGATTGAGTCATTGTACTCATCAACACATTCTCCGTAAAGTTTGTCGATCACAACCCAGAGCAAGTGTTCGACTTTGCGGGAACGCACCCGAACATAATCTAGTGCCAACGAGCGATTAGTCTCTGGTATCACAAAGTCTTTGGCGGGTGCAATTTGGTCAGCGATCGCCTGCAACCGTTCCTCTAATGCGTCCACATGAGAACTTTGGCTAGCGAACTCGATGTTATTGAACTTGAAGTAGACAAGTGCCGAAAGGTTGTTGAGATTCAACTTGTAGTAGTTGAACAGTTCAATGTCTTCTGCTGCCAATGCCTGTCCATAGTTGAACAAATATGAGCTAAAGTCATTGCGAAGGAACTCGATCTCATTTTGGAGGTTGCACAGCTGGTGGCTTTTTCGGATTGTCCAACCAGAGATGAGGTTAGATGTGCCTTTGTCGCCTTTCGCTGTCCGTCCGTTAGGTTGTATTCGTGCCACGAGTTTATTTGCCTCCAATCAAGCATTTGTCTGAATCACAGCCAGTGACACCCTGATCCTTGTTCCACCCACTATCATAACGCTCTAGCAAACTTTGGAAGTCTTCTGACTTCCTACGGTCTAACACTTGCTGCTGTAATGCGTCGTAGGTTTCCTTTGATATAGGTTCAAAGGGTAAGCGAGGATACGTTTGCTTGTCATCGAAACGAGCTAGCAATGCACAAGAGATGTAACCTTCATCGTCACGGATTGCATCATGGATAAGAGTGCCAAGTTCTTCGATTTCGTTCTCTCGTAGCTCAATAGTGCCGGAAGTATTATGCGTGACATAGTGCTTCTGTACCTGCATATAGAAGTCGAATTGGGCAGCAGCACTGAAGCGAGAAATGTCAATTTTGTCAGCACCAGGAAGATTTGCCCATGACACTTCAACGGGTATCTCTACCAACCACTCTTGCACTCGCGGATCAAATGGATCGTCCAACAGTTTTCCTTCGTTGTCCTTACATGACTGTGAGGGAACAACTGAATAACCATAGTCCATACAAGTCAATGCGACAGGATCGTGAGCAGTGAAAGTGATGCGACGAATGTATCGCTGTGCTTTTGGGGGATGCCACCCTGGAGAGGCTCCTGTCAAAAGGCTTTTGGTACCAGAGGGTTGTGTAGTTGTGTAACGATTGGGACGCTTAAGTCCATGTTCGTCACAGTAGCTCCAAACGCTATCACGGGCAGCTTCCTTCCAGAGATTTAGGTAACGCTTCTCTAATTCAATGAACAGTGCAGCATCAGCTTCCAACCAAACAGAATCGTTGTCACCTAGACCTAGCTTTGTTGCCACTAGATCCAAGTTATCTGCTTCCTCTACTGATAAGCCTTCCCAGTTTCGTGATCTTCCTGTCTTCCACCAACGCAACCAGCCACTGCCAAAAGCTTTGACAAAAAAGTCGAACAATCCAGTGAAAGACACACCAACAATGGGATCTAGCTCTCGTGACTTGCGGTATCGCTCATCAATGAACTCATGATGCAGTAGCGCTCCTACTGACAAACCTCCGGTAGCAAATGCGAGCTTTTGTTCTTCAATGTTCAAGGGATCGAATTGATTGAGGTGGATCTCTGAGAGGTTGCAAAGTCCATCAGAAAACACAATTTCTCCACAATTTCCGATAAGCAAACCTGATGATAGAGCGAAGGCGTTAGTACCTTCTACCGTACAGCAGTAAACTTTGTCAGCTATATGAGAGTATTCAATAGAATGAACGGTTGCAGACTTAATGGCATCACCAAACAAACCTTGGTCATGTATTTGTAATTTGTCGCCAACATTTAAGTCTTTTAGTTGCTTTCTTTCTCCATTTTCAAGAATGAATGTGTGGTACGCAGTAGCTGTAACCACATCGCAACAATCTAAATCAACATTGGTCATTAAAACATTAAGTTGAAGATTATAAACAGGCTGGTTCTCTCCTGTCACTCTAAAATTGTCAACTGTTCTCCAGTTTAAACCATCCCAAACTTCAACAGTTTTTCCAACCAAATCTTCAACATAAGCAAAAGGATTATCTTTAGTCAAAACCATTGTGCCAGCAGCAAGACAAGGGTTTAAACCGTAGCGCTGCATTCGATGCTCAAGCTCGTCTGACCGCATACTTAAGTTACTGGTGCGGCTAATTAGGAAGCCTTCTGCTAGATCTCGATCATTCGGATATAGATACAAGAATTTTTTCTTATCCATCTCTGTCGCCAACAGGTCAGCATTAGCTCTCGCTACAGCTTCTCCCGCCCACTGAATCGCACCTTCGCCGCTATAGTATTGCGATCGCACTGCATCAACACACTCTTGCAACGATGGTTTGTAGTGGTAGACTCTCGTATGGTTCGACATCCTCAACGCATCTCTTTCAGGGTCAATCTTCCAATTACCATCGGAATCCTGAATCCACAAGTTCTCCTTCAGGAGTCGTGCCGTTGAGTCGAATTGTCGCATTCCCGCATAACGACGCACGTTACCTGCGACAATAGTCAGCGCTACCTCATCGAGTAACAGACATACTCCTTCAGCGTCCAACTGACGACCAACGTAACGATTGAGTACTGCTACTACTCGCTCGTACATCCGGGATAACTGGATGGGGTTTGCTACTCCCCCGAAACCTTTGATTGGTGTTCCATCAGGTCTGACTGATGAGATGTCAACGTTGATGTTAATTTTGGAAGCTTTCAAGGGTTCAAAGGCTAACTGCAAAATTGTAGTCATTGAGTTGACCCACCCTTGACGAGAGTCGCCAACTACAATGTCTACTTCAACATAGTCATGAAGATCTTCATATACCTCAACAGTAGTCTCCTCTAGCCGCACCAAATGCTTTCCTGGTGTCCCTACGACACGCACTTGCAAACTGTTGCGAACGGGAGGCAGCTTCGATATGTGACGGGATTCTAGTACACCACCTGTGCCGCAACCCATCATCCCAAGAGCCATCATTAGTCCGAAGCTCTCAATGTCATTGATATTAGTCGAGTTGCAGTTGTAGGCTGAGTAGTAGTTTTCTGGTTTTTTAATCCAATCTGTACCGCCCACCCACATCCACCGACCTGATGGAAGGACTTTGATTTCCTTCATCATTGAGTGAACGATAGTCTTCTGTTCTTCAGTGAACTGCCCTAATTCAGCTAGTCCATTCGTAGTGCGATCGCAAACCTCAGCATAACTTTCACGACCATTTGCTGTGCGACGGCTGTACGTGCGAAAGAAAGTTGGGCTACCTGTCGGAGATTTAAATTCCATGTTTAGTCCCAGAATAATGTATTAGTTGTAGTAGAAAGTCTGATGATCGGGAAAGTCTTAAGGTGCTAAACGAGCTTTGCCATAACGGTTCTTCTTGTACCAGGCTGCAACTTCTGGCATCCAAGCTTCAAAGTGAGGAAACATTAACTCACATAACCATTGAATTTCAAGCTGTGCATCCTTCTTGGCTCGGAGATCTAGAAAATGCATGAGGGATCGAGCGTTAAACCCAACGACAAAATGTTGGCGAAAGTCAAACGGTAGTGTACCCCTTGCGTGTTCTTCTGCAAGCCCCAACTGAATTCCCTTAGCGTAATAAGCAAGACTACATTGTAGATACTGCAAATCTTCTGCTCTCATTTGCTCAGTGTAGTCATATTTTTTGCCACTTCGGTCACTATAGCTACCAACAGGACGTAAATAGAACAAATCTTCAATGTCAGATTGTTGCTGGTATGCTTCAACAAGTCTCTGTCCAGTATACCTCATGCTCTGACAGTCGAAAGTTGTTCCAATACGATGTGTTCGTGCTTGTTGCATTACTGAGTGAGGAAAGTATCCTGTTGCAAAAGTAATTTGAGGGTACTCAAGGCAACCATAGTGACCTCTGTTGCCCTCTAGTAAACTTTTGACAATGAGTTCTCCTGCTTTCTCTTCTGGAGGCGCCTTGCTCACTCGGTAACCCACAAAGTCTTCGCAATAGTCTTGGTGCATTGCCAACCAAACTAGTTGTTGTGGATTTTGTGTTTGAGAAAGAGTTACCACTTCAAATCGACTGTCCATTTAAGCAACTTCTGTTAACGATTGTCACCTGAGCCTTTGAGAACACCACGTTCCTTGCGAGAGAACAGCTTCTTGAGGTTGTCTGCTGCAACTGTCGCAAGAGACACACCCAGCCCTGTTGCTATCTGAGCTAAGTACCACAAAACATCACCTAGTTCCTTGGTTGCTCCTTCAACATCGTTGTCCATAACCTTTTCTACTAGCTCACCTACTTCATCGGCTAAACCGAGCAGGGGATAAACTAACTTGGGATTGATGGAAGAGGCTGAATTGTCACCAATCTTGCTTTCAACCAGAAACTTGACGAGTTCGAGTTCGTTCTGTGCAAGCAGGATAGCTTTTTTAATGCTACTTTCCTTCTCAACAGAAATCTCTCCTTTAGCATCTCGGTAGATTTTCTTAATGTAGCCTGCGATTGTGGCAGAGACTTGGATTGCATCTAAACTACAATCGGCTAGCTCGCTACTTACTTCAGGAAAGATTGCTGTTGTCTTTGACAAATCTTGGTAGTTGTCAAGGGTTAACTGTTGGGCTTGTGGAATTTCTTGGATGTCCATGTGTTTCTCCTAACTGTGGAAGTATTGTTGCAGTATAGCACGACACTTCCACAGCGTCACTACTGTCACTCAAGCTGTTGTAGTGCCTTTGGATGTGCCAAATAGATGTTTCCCACTTGGAACAACTTGCCATCACCATGAACAATGTTTTCTAGCGCTCTGACAGAGTATAGCTCCCTATCCTCCTCATCTATTTCAATGAGTTCAACCTTAAGCTGGCAACCCTTCAACGGATTAAACAAATACGCCTGCCCAATCACAAAGCCATTTGCAGGAGCCTCCTCTGAAGGAACATCAGCAACTTCTGGTTCTATAGTCGCTTCTGCTACTACAGGCGGCTCTACGACTTCAGGAACAACCGCTACGTCAATGAAGGATGGTAGGGGTAAATCGGAAATTACTGGTGAAAGTTTGTCCTCCTTGATCTCGACTAGCTCTAGATCTGGATGAGTGGGCAAAGGGGCGAGTTCTTCTTCAGGAGAGTCTCCCTCCTTGTCTTGATACTTTTCAAACCCATCCCAGCTTGCAGTCGTTTGCTCTGGAATTCGTTTGGCTGTACTAGCAGGATCATCTGGGTAGCTATAGTTGCTAGCGCTAGCGAGAGGGTAAAGCCACCCACTTGACCAGTCGATTCCCATGCGAATCTGTGCGTTCCCACCTTCTCTGTTTTTGAGCCAGTTAAACTCAAGAACCTTGTAATCGTGAATTGTTTGTCGGTTGGCATAACCCTCCGACCACAATGCAATTATCTGATCTGCGTGTTTGGAAATACCGTTGCTATCAGCGAAGCAGAAGATGCCCTCCGGCTTTTTGCCGGATTTAACAACATCTGTCGAATATTGTGCGAACGAAAAGAGTGTCGCACCCATCCCCTTCGCAATGTGTCCCAACTGAGCTGTTGCCGATGAAATCACAGAAGACTTCATCTCGTTTGGGCAAAACTCTCCAAAATACTGCAAATAGTCTAGTACAATGCAACGGAATCCTGTAAATTGCTCTCCGTATCGCTCTCTGAACTCTGATTCAGCTTCAGCGATCGCCTGATGCACTCCCGCTACGGTTGGTTCCGTTGGCTGAATGATGTGCAAAGGCAAATCATACATTTTTTGCTCATAAACCTTCTCTAGCCTCTCAACATCTGCAAGGCTAAACACAGGATTTTTGCTGATTACTCCTGCCGATATCTTTAGCTCTGCACCCCAAATTTTGGCTTGACACTGCTCCTCTGTCATCTCCATCGAAACAAGCAAGGTAAAGTTCCCTGCTTCTGCCAGTTGCTTAGCTAATGCAACTGCTAGGGTGCTTTTGCCACCACTGGGAGGCGCACCAAATACCACGATTTCACCAGGGATAAAGCCCCCTGCCGCTTGGTTGAAGTCGTACCAATCAGCAGTCCGTACTGCATTGGTTTGGGCTTCTCCCATCGCAATTGCTTTGATTTGATCAAGCATTTTGCGACCAATATCCCGCACAGAACCACCCCGCTTCTTCTTCGGCATTCCCTTTTGCCGAAAATTTCGCAAAGTGCTTTCAGCTGCCATTAAGACATCGCTGGAGGTAACGGAAGGATCTAAAGCCAAACTGATGCTATTGGCAAGAATCTTAGCAAGTTCCCGCTTCTCGTATTTTGCAACAATTCTCTCTGCATAACCCGCTACATATTCAGGATCGTGGTAGCTAGATTCAAAGAGCTTCGAGAGTAGTGCTTTCGTGAACTCTCCCGTTTTCCCGCAATAATCATGCAGGTAGTTTTCAATGGTTCGTATTTCAATGGGAAGTCTATATTTGTGGTAAGCATCACAAACACCCTTCCAAACATCCCGCAAGTCTGGAGATACAAAGTGTTCTGCTTTGAGGGTAGAAGCAACCTTCAGAAAGGTCTGTTCTGGACTCGCTGAGCCGAAAATACAAGCCAAGACTCCGTATTCGTCCTCAATTGCCTCTGGCATCTTCCGACTTGCTAATTCCCGTAGCTGTGCTGCCTGTAAATCATGACCATGACCAAAACCTTTTCCTTTGCCTGCTAGAACCATTGTCTCTCTCCTATCGGGGTAACTTTACTAGACATCTGTGTTTGTTCCAAATCAAAATCAGCTTCCTAATTTTGGCAAAGCTGAGGAACTTCTCAAGGTGTGAGGTTACGTGCAAGGTAGTCGGCATTCTCCTGCCGTACTTTGAAAGACCAGATCACGTTGTACTGCATGGACGTGTTGCCCTTCAATCTGACTACTTCTCTGATGCACTCCTCCCTTAATTTATCACGCAACGCTGATTCCTGCCACAGCCTCAATGCGCTGTCCTTAAGGAATGTTTCCGCCTCGAACAATACAATCTCCTCCTTCTGCATAACAGGTGCCTCTAAGGTAGGCTGTTGAGCCGCTACCGCTTGCTTCTGTGAGGACTCGTACATCTTAAACTCCTCCAAGAGGTGACGGTATTTCTCTCCACCCAAGGATAAGTTTTCGAGGACACGGACGTAATAAAGACTTTTGTTTGTCAAAGTCGTATTGTCCTTCAACAACACGGCATAGAACCAAGTGGTGAAGCTCTTGTACCGCTCCTTCGATCCGAAGATATCATACCGCCATTGGTTATCACGATCTACCTGCTCTTGCCGCAACCGTTCCTTCTCCTCTTTGGCAAGTCGTCTCGCCTCAGCTGCCGCCCGACGCTCTGCTTCTTTTGCGGCTTTACCTGCTGCTACTTCCTCCGGTGTTCTTTTGTTGCGTTTGGGCTTTGACGTATTTTGTGTCAATTTAGTTTGCGGCGGGGGCGAAACTCTTCCAACACCAAGATCAGTTATATTCTCTGCTTTGATTTTAGATTTTGATTCCGATGAGTACGAGAAGGTTTGTTCTTGTGCAGGGTCTTGGATTTCCAGCGAAGCTCCGGAGTCCAGATTTAGTTGTGTGCGAGATTCCCCTAGCGAAGCGTCAAGGTTGCTGGCTTGCCCTGCGTCAGCAGAAAGGTTAGTCTCTTGTTTAGTTTCTGCTCTAGTTTCTTGTATATATAGAGGACTGGTGCAATTTGATCCGGTGACTAGATCAATTTGATCCGGTGACTGGTGCAATTTGATCCGGTCTATTCGTGAGCAGATCAATTTGATCCGGTCATCCTTAGTTAAGCGCCAAGCTTCTTGTCCTATGTAGCCGATAGCTTCTACTCCCTCTTGATTGATGGTGTACCACTTTTGATTCGTTTTACCGAATTTGGCTGATTCTACTAGCTGCATTTCTTCTAGCGACAGCAGGATTCTTTTGACTGTAGGAACTGACCACCATCGAAAATTCTTTGCTTGCCACTCTTCTACCGTGTTATAGACCCAATATCTGCCATCTCTGTAGACGGCTTGATTTTGCGACATCTCGTGATTCTTTATCCAGTAGTTTATTTGCTGTAGCACGATCGCCTCTTCCAAGCCAATTCGGACTGCTAGTTCCGGCAGGATAACCATCGGGAACTCATCTTGAAGCAAGTAAATATTCTTTCTCATTGTCTAAACTCTCCCTTTGTTTGCACGATTTTCAAGTTCGTTCATTGCTATCTCATAAAGAGCATCCACAAATTCTTGCTTGTTTAGCCCTAGCCGATCTCGCAGACTATCTATTCTTTCTTTGTCTAATTTCGGAATCCTCCAAGGGTACACTGGTCTACTTTCGTTGTATTTTCCATCTCGTGTTCTTGACATATTTTCTCTCCCATTTGTAAGCGACGTAAGCAAATCTCTAACACTATTATAACTTTAGTTTGCCTAAAGCTGCGATAGTGTTACTTCAAAATTTATGCCCTACCCTCCAAGACCCCTATTGCAAGCTCGTACATTGCCTCTAGGAACTCCTGCTTGCTATAGCCTAACTTTTGTCGCACCTGCTCAATCCTTTTTTGTTGCTCTAAATCTACTCGCAAGCTGTACGTGGGATGCTTTGAGTTGTAACGGATGAACCTCTGAGTGTTAGTGCCTGAACTGCCTGATTTCTTCTGAGCTTTTGAATCCATGATGCTTCTACCAAATTTAACTTCATCATTGTAGCATACTCAGGAATAGCTGTTAGCGTTTAGCCGTTAGCTATTAGCTTTCCGGATTCTAGCTAGAGGCTAATAGCTAGTAGCTAAGAGCTGTTGTACGGAAGTTTGCACTAGTTGACTACGGTTTACTTCCATGGACGATCAGAGATCTTTGATAAAGTGAGAGATGTAGTTTAACTCCTTGTTGTATTGCGGAATATGAGAACGAGTTATCCACGACCACCCACAAGTCAGTGATCAATGAACAGTGATCAGTAGTCAAGATTTGTTAACTGATCACTGTGTACTGATAACTGAAAAGCCCTAGACTCTTTTGCGGAATCTAGGGCTAACTGTTGTTGGCTATTGAATTCCTTTTGCTTTAGCGATCACTTTCCTGGCTCTGCTAATGATGCGACCATCGAAATAGTCGCGAGTGTCACCTATAGCTGCTAGTTGGTCTGTTGTAAGCTCTAGCATCTCTAGTAGCTCTGGTGCGGCAGCGATGAGGTGGGCAGTATGTGAATCCAAGTCTTCCACAATTAAATACCCATGCTCATCCCTGACATCAAAAAAGCTCCCGATTTTAACAATTTCCCACCTCATAGTTCTCCTCCTTCATACCCTTCAAAGTATTCCAACTTCATCCCCACAGCTGGCAGTTCCATTAATGCTTGAATTTCCTCCTCATTGCGAGCCAATGGTACCCAATACATGATACTTTTGCTACGAGTTGTCGCGACGTATGTGGCATTCACCTCTTGGGCGAACATCCACTTCAACATATCCCGTCGCAAATAAGGCAACACATTTGCGCCCACTAGGAAAACATTTGTTGCTTCGTCGCCCTTCGCTGAGTGAATCGATGAGAAAATGATGTGCTTGCTACGGTCTTCAGCCTCCACGGGAAAGGCTTGAGCGATCGCTTGCAAAAACTCATCGAGGTTACGGGCATCCTTCCCCAAGAACTCGTAGCAATATTCTAGACACTTGTAGCTGTCACCTACAGCATCTGCTAGTTGCAGTTGTTCACCATCGATATACTGCTGCACCAAGAAGTCCCGTTGTTCTGTGAGCTTATCAATGAATTCGCTCCACTTACAATGACGTGCGATAGACTTTGCGAACCCTGACATTTCCTGAGCGATATTGCGCCCACGAACAACCCCCTCTTTCCCTTCAAAGAACTTTGTCTCTAAACACAATTTTACTAGTGGTGCAACAAATCTACATATTACTAAGTCGCCCGGTTGTGCTAAGAGTCTGACTTTATGGGGGTGGAGTTTCTCAATGTGACCCACCTGTGCATCATCACGAGCTTTGATGGCAGGGACGATGAGACTAGCAAAGGCTACGTGCGATTGGGGGCAACGCTGGGTTTCTGCAAGGGGGAGGGTGCGAGCATCTGTCATTCTTGCAAAGGTATCCATTGCATCGTTACGGGCACCCATAAAGGAACCCGTGATAGCCTGTCGAGGATCGCCTACACCAATGAGCCGATATCCAGCAATCTTAAATTTTTTGTAAAGTGATAACATTGCTGGGTTGTTGTCTTGTATTTCGTCCCCTAGTAGCACCGCCTTCTCAGCTTTAGGCTTTCTTGGGGATAGTCTTAGCTTATGTACCAGCCATAACATATCGGCATAATCGATGACCTTTTCGTAGACCCCCTGACGATAACAGTCGTCTAGGAGGGCGATGGCACTGTTGATGCCCCACGCCTGCCCACGCTTGCCTCCTGGAAACCGAATCCCATAGTAGCCACAGGTGAACTCTAGTGCTTCTGGTGTTGCTTCAGCGAGGTTTAGTCTAGCAAAATCAATGAGTTTTTGTAGCTCGCCTTTCCAGCGATCTAGTACCAGCTCAGCCTTATCGGGTTCTGGTGGGAGTTGTGGAGGGGCAACAGGATAATCCCCCTTGAAGGGTTGCTTGTTATCCAAGCGGTACTTGTAGTCAGCGATTGCCGACTTTAGTCTCCGTGTGCCAACTTCTGCTAGCTTTAGTGCTTTTTTGTAGTCAACCTTGGGAGCTTCGCCCCTGAAGTAAGACATCAGCAAGCCATAACAACATCCGTGTGCAGTAGAGACGTTGCAGCGTTTTGGTATGCGTTTATCATTTTCTAACTTCTCCTTGACAGAAACGTTATAGGCGAGAATGTTGATTTTTGTATTCACTGGAAGTAATCCAACGATTCCGACAATCAGGGTTGTCTTACCCGCACCCGCCACTGCTTCTACTACTAGGTTGTCATCACTATTCTGAACTTCTTCAAAGACTGCCAGCTGTTGATCATTCCAGGGGATTGCGTTCAGGAATTCTTTCTTCCAGCGCTGAGGTGTCCAAGTGTCTGATTTAACTTTTGGTGCTTTTGCTTTGCGTTCTTTCGTCACGATAACCCTCTCTTGTGTGTTGGACTTGGAACCAAGTTATTTTTTAATCACTTCAATCCGTTGCCTAGTCTTTGTTTGGTACTTACAACCAACTTTCGTTCACCATCATAACACTGTAGTAAACTACGGTCAACCGAGGTCGATTCTTTCGCCTAGGACTCCTGCATGATAGGCTCTTTTGCACAGACTTCCCCAAGAATACTCTTCGTTGTAATAGTAGGCATGGAGGATCTTTTTGAACTCCTTCCAGAACCAACAAATTGACCTTTGATCGAAGTAGTACAAATCCAGCTTGTAAACCATTGGCTCGCCATCTTCAGAAATATTGTAGGCGCAAGCTAGCATTCCTTGGTTGAGAGTATATTTTTCTTTTGTCAATTTGTTGAATGGTGCTACATACGCACTGAGCTGCAAAGCATACTTAATCAAAGGGAAGTATAGTTCTCCATTCTTTTTTTTGCTTATGGGAGCTTTTCTTTTGTTAAAATTCTTCCAGTCAAGAACAGTCATGCTGTAGCCACGCCCTTCATCTAGAATGTATGGTTTCACTTCAGTCGGCAATAGCGAGCAGTCGATATACTTGTAAGCATCAACTGTACCACCGTAACCTAACCGTGGATCTTCTTCGTCATGCCAGAAGATGCGCTTCTCCAAAGATATAGGGTGAATATAGGGAAAGAGTGGTTGGAATGGTTCAATGAGGTTTAGTTGTGCGTCATCTAACCTCAACGATTCCTTAATGCTGGTGATCGCTAACTCTTGTTCTTCAAGGGGGAGCAACTGCAACTCAGGTCTTTCTGCGAGGATTAACTCAGGATAATGATATCTAAAGTGATTCTCTAATGCAGCATGGGCATTGGTTCCGTGGTTGCCTGCTTTAACTTTTATAGCTTCTGCCTTAGCCTTTCCTACTCGTTTCTGCCAACCAGAGAGAAAAGCTTTATCCTCGAACTTGCCGATGATTGTTGTAACTGAAGAATATTCTTTATCTTTATGGCGGTAAACTCTGCCCTTGCCTTCAACTCTTGAGTTGTCTTGGATAATGTCTGTGTCGTTCCAAAGTTCTATTTGTGGTATCATTGTTTGTCATTTTAGCTGTGCTTATAATATTTTCGCACATTGTTGACAAATAATTATAGATTAGGTATATTTAAGAAGCCTGGTTGAATAATACACTTTGACTTGGTAAAACCTTAACCCTCTCTTATTCAAAGCCGCTGTAACTCAAGTAAGTCTACAGCGGCTTTTGCTTTGCGTAAGCTACTATCGAAGCTTCCTATTGATCCGTTCGATGAGAGAGAGAAGGAGGGATTCTTCTTCGGCTTGGAGGTCAGCTATCTTCTCGTATTCTTTTTTTGCTGTAGTTTTTCTTTCTTTTAGAATCTGGTTGAGTGCTTCAGCATTTTGATTTACCCAGTCAAACTCTTCTTGACTTAGATCATATCGGCTCTGGGGAGTGACCCGCTGGTTGTTGCAATCGTAGATGTTACAGAAGCAAGTTGCCTTTTTTAAATCCGATGGCACCGAAATTTCAATCGTAATTATGTCATTGACTTGTGTTCCTAATCGCGCTAGAGAAAACAAAAGTCCTCTAGTAAAATTTGTAGCTATACCCTTCTCAAGCATCAATGGCACATCAGTCATCAAATCTAAACGTAGCTTAAGATTTTCTTCTCCTTCAAAATCCCTGACCCCAGTTTTCAGTAGCTTCACTTTTCCCTTAACTGCTCGTTGTTTGATGAACTCTTTCTGGTCGTCTACAGGGCGATCACCATGATGCTTGTAAAACGATCCTGTTTTGTCATCAACATAGATTGCTGTACCACCCGAAGGAGGATCGCAGAAGCCAAGCACTTGCTCGCTATTATTACTTTGGCTTTGCTGTTGTGCTAAGGACGCCAACACTTTGATTGCTGCCAAGATTTCTTCGTTTATACTTGTCATTGTTCTATCGCCTCTGTGGTCTACTACTCTCATTGTATCACGAGATGAGTTTGAATTTTTTCATCAAATCATTGCGTTGAGTCTTGATTAGAAGGCTTAATATTTGTGCCTTTACTTCAGCTACTCTTCTAGTTTCCCCTAGTTCTTGCTCAATGAAATCATCAAGATCGATGTGGGAGGTCGTGTTTAGCTTACCAAGAACGATGTCGCTTTGTGACTTGACAGTTGCCACAGCAAGGTTCAACCCCTGACGTTCAGTGGGCGTTAGAGCGTCTTTAGCTGCTATTGCAGTTCTAGTTTTACTTTGGTCTTGCGGAAGTTCAACACTGTCAAGTGTAAACTGAGTTTTCGGATGCCACTTCCCATTAAATTCAACAATTCTGTCAGAAAGATCTCGTTTTGCGTTGCGAGGTGGTTCGTTATTTTTCAGTTCGCCCCAGTTACGTGCAGTCGCATCGAAGAGGTTTACGTTCCAAGTAACAGAACTGCCTGTAATGGTTGGAATTTCAACTCCAGGAGCGATCGCCGCAAAGCAAACCCTGAGTTTAGTTAGGTTACTCATCAAAGCAAGCTTGTTGATGTTTCCTTGAGGAGAACCAAACCAAACATACTTTCCACGCTTGTCTCCACCAGAAACCAATGAAGCACAAAGGTTCATCAATAGTTCCATTAGCTCTTTAGCAGCAGAAGCCAGATCCTCGCTTTCTTTTTTCTTTACGTCTCTCTCTAGTGACTGAGCCAAGAAATAAAACTCGTCAACAATCAAGAGACAAGGGTTGTCGTCTCTGGCATTCTTGAGGTAGTCCCTGATAACCACAATAAAAGATTCGTAGGCATCAGTCTTATCAACGACATCTCCCAGATCAAAGAATTGCGTTTTAGTGCAATGTGCCCAATACTCAGGATCTTCGCCCTGTTTGGCTAGTGAGCTAATCGAATAAACTTTGTTGAATCTCCCCCTTTGCAATCCAATTTTGCTGGAGATTGCCATGAGCAATGATTTGCCGCATCTTTGTCCACCAATAAAGACAATTGAGTCAACGCACTCCAAGATGAAATCTACGATGTCTTTAGTTTTTTCGGATCGTTTAGCCATTTCGATTACACTTGGTTGTGAGATTTGTTCCTGCAAACGGGTGAAGGGTTCTTGAAGCTGAGTCGGGATAGACTCTACATCTGTTTCAACGAATACGGGAGCAGGCTTTGGAATAACAGTTTGCTTTGGTAGTTGAGGACGCTTTGAACTAGGAAGGGCAATGCTAGCCGTATATTCGTTTGCAAGATCTTCGCAAGCATCAAGAACTTCCTCATATCTCCAGCCTTTGCAACGAGCTACGTGGTCAATCGCTTTGGTTAAGGGGTTGTCGCCTTTGTAACTAATCTCTCCATCGACAACTGTTACATCAACTGCCTCCTCAACAGCTTCCAAGAACAAGTCCGTGCCTGCAATTTTCCAAAGGCTAGCCCAATAGACTGTTGGTGACGAAGAAATAGCTAACCTCACTTGCTCAGAGGTTTTCTCTAGCTTCATTATTTTTGCCTGTTGAGTTCCCGCTGACCCAAGAAGCCCTATCATTCCGGCTCCAGCAAGCACAGGTATAACAGCTGCTCCAATAACACCTAATGTGGCACAAGAGCTAATTGCAAGTCCTCCAAGTAGCATTCCGCTTAAGCTCAAGGTAGCATTGGTTCTTTCAACGGCATGGCACTCTTTTTCAAGCTTTTTTAGTCCATTCAGCAATCTACCCAGAACATCAATGCGGTCTGCAACCGGGGTATCAGGAGTTACATTTGCAACTTGGATTAAGTCGTCAAATGGAGAGTTGACTAAGCTTCGAGTTAATGCCAGTTCACCTTTGGATAATCTGTTCATGATCTTAAGCGGAACGCCTCGTGTAGATTCATTGATTACATTTTGCGAGCAGAGATATCGACCGTTGGTGCTTCACGTCTTGGTTCGCCACCACCTCTCGAAGATTGTCCTCCCTTGGCTTGCTGGTGCCCCTCATGGATAGCTTCTGCAATATCGCAAGCAGCACTGAGCAAAGAGATCGTAACTTCGGGTAACACTAGTGTCACAATGAGCATCAGCATTCCTTGAAAGCTGAGAGACAGAACAGTTGCCCAAAACACTAGCTGAATAGCAGTCTCAACCAGGTAGGAAAGATACCTGCCTCTCTCTAACGTTCGATGAGAGAAAGTATGCCAGTTCATCAGACGCTCTGAGACTCCTTCTGGCAAATCTTTAGCTTTGGGGTCAATGTTTTTGTTAACGTAAGCTTTGGCAATTTTCTTTTTTACTCTCCAAAGACTAGGGAATAATTGATACACGTTGAAACCAATGCCAGCTAATATTCCTAGTGTTCCAGCACCAATCCCAACAAGGACACCCCCAAGACCCAGAGCTTTTGCAGCCCAAACTCCAATCGCACTCCACTGGTAACCAGCAGCAATCATCACTCCCGCAAAAATAGCAGCTGCAACAAACACAACAGCATCAGCAGTTGCAAGTACCTCAAGTAAAGTCTTAATTGCAAAAGTTGTCAGATTAAAGGTGTTATGGATGAACTCGCTAATCAGGTGGACTATCGATTTGCCAAAACTGAAGATCTTCTGCATGATTGCAGTAATTTTTTCATTCAGAGACTTGTCGTTTCCTTTGGACATGGCTTTACTTTCCTGCTTTGATTAAAGAGATTTGAGCATCAAGTTCTTTTTGGGTAAAAAGGTGTTGCACTTGTAACTGACTGTTATGATATGCAGCGTGACCAATTTTCCCGCTGGGATCTTTGAAACAAGAAGTTGGACTTCTGCCATCAGCGTGCAGTTGTATAACGTCACCAATTAACATCGGTCTAACAACTTTTTGACAGTTATTGACGAGCGAATGTCTAGCCACAGTATCTAAAGCTTTACTTCTGGAAACTTGCGCTCTACTAGATGTAAGGTTTTGTGCGAGCTGTGCCGACATTGATAGAACAGCACAGCCTGCGAGAATGGCAAAACTAATATGTTTGGCGTACAGAGGAGCAATCTTCATCAGCCCCACACCTCGTCTAAAAAAGAGTCAGTATCAAACTCAACCTTTGAATCCACCGAAGCCTGTCGCTCAACAGTTACTTGCTGTCTTCTTGTAGTCCGTTGATTCTCCCGTTCCTTCATCTCCTCAAGGAACTCGTCAACATTGACCTCTTCAACCTTGGTCACCTTCTTGTCAACGATCTTCTGGATATTAGTCGATGACAGTAAGTTGTCCAACACTTCTTCTTGCTCAGCCATTGCGTCAAGGATTCTGTTTGAGTAATCCTTTTGCCGCTGTTGCCAAGCAGCAACGAAAGTTTTCTCTTGTACTTCCGCTAGCAAATTTGCCCGTTGTTGTTCCCGGTTTGCAATGCTTGTTGCGATCGCGAATAACACTCTGTCAGAGAATCCAATGTTCTGAGCGGTCAACACCGACTTGGCACTTTTTACTAGCTCAGTTGTGTCTTGCAAGACTAATGCTTCCGTTTGTTCACTACAGTCGCTAGGGGTCTGTGTTGGTGTAACTGGTGCGGTGCCAGCAAGTTCCTTAGTTTGCTTGACTGCGAATCCCAATGCTTCAAGGGATTCAAATGCTGAAACAACGTCTTCTTCAGATATGTTATCGCTGTTTTCTGTGTACCCCATAGCTTTTAGAGCAGCTGTCGCATTTTCTTGGGGGTAGCAATCTAAATCTTTTAATGCTTCTGTAAAGTTCATGGTCTTCGTTACTTGCGCTTAGTTTTCTGTGTCTTACAACACTATAACACGACGATTAGCAATTGTCGGCTTTTCGACAACAAATATTCATTACTATTGCGCTATGAAACGAAGAATATGGATTAGAAATTTTGATGGTAGAAAATACTTAGAGCCAGAGCTACTCCAAGCCTATGAGAATAGCCATGACTCTACTACTTCTCTTTTCAATGCGAGAATCTTCTTTTTCCCTGACTCATCGGTTCCTCCAATCCAATCGCGAATATCTGCGTACTCACAAATGCTATGTACTTCTTGGCACCAGGCAATCATCATAAGGAAAAATTTCTGGTAGAAGTCCAGCTTCTTCCGATTCTTCCTGTTTCCCCAATAAAGGATACGCACCAAAGAAATCGAACTATCAACAATCTCTCGTTCCCAGTTGTAGATCGTCCGTTCGGTGACGGACAGAACTTTAGCCCATTCTTCACGAGAGGAAAGGGTTTTTAGATCGTCCTTGCTTGCCCCAAACATATTCAGCAAGGTACTTAGGTAATATGCCTCTTGAGTCTCCATGTTTTCTACTAATATTAATTCCTTGTAAAGTTTAACACTAATTTGTATTTTCAGCCAATTGTTATCACAAAGGTTTGTAGATTTGTTTGTCCGAATCCGGAAACGACCCAGAAACGAGTCAGAACCCACCCAGAAAGGACTCGGAAAGTGCCTAATGATAGTGGTTCGCAATAGTGGACTAAAATTTTGCGAATGAAACTATAGAAAACGAGTGATTTACTTGAGCTGCATCTGTGAAACCCTTATGGCAGTAAGGTGTTTTATTTGAGGGGTATGTGAATCCCAGATTCTTTGTCGCAATAGTAAATCCAGAAAGGACTCGGAAAATCGGTCTTATATTGACGTATTGTGGGTCAGAAATCGGAACTTCCGGATTTGCTCACACCGTTTCCGGATTTTGCTGGTAGTATTTATTCCTATGAGTTTGAAAGTTGGAAGCAGTTCCTTACTTCTTCATTGTTCTTGACTCTGTTATCACAGAAGATGTTCCCGACAATGAGGTAAGCTCGACAACTTGACAACTCGACCGTCCATCTACTAAGCTGGTGAAATAAACCGTTTCTGGACAAAATGAACACTAAAAGACCGAAATTGACTTGCTTCACAACCCATGAACTTAGAACGTGCCTGAAGAAACACGTTATAGATGAAGGAACAACCTTGGACAAATTCATCCACGGTTTATTGGAGAATTACTTAAAGGAAAGAGGTCTACTTACAGAGAAAGAGGAGGCAGCTTAATATGTTCTGGAATCCCAACGGATGCAACAATCGCACATCACATAACAATGGTGAGCCAGTGTGGAACGAACCGACACTACGAAGATTTTGGCGATACTGCGAGATTAAAGGCTTAGACTCAAAGGATGCTAGGTCGGTACAGAAGTTTGTTGAAGAAGAACTGTATCCTCCTATAGGCACGATTAACTCTCAGGGGGTGCCAAACTTCTGATGGCTACAGAAGAATTAACCATTGAACACGTAAGGCGATTTGCGCCATACCAATTGTTCCAGTGTGTATCTCCCGATGGGAGTGAGTATCTGTTGGAGTTGCAGGAGATGGACGTTGATGCTGCCATTGAAGCAGATGTGTTTCATATCAAAAACCTTAACAGCTCTGATCCTGTTGCAGTAATGGACTTTGCTAACCTAAAGCTGACATTGCAGACCATCAAAACTTATGTACCCTGTTGGACAAACACCTGGGATAGATTAGTGCATTAAAGGAAACCATGAAGATAATCACTGCTGGGCTTTTCATCGTTACGATTCTTGCTACAGCTCAGTTGCTCACTGACTTCACGCCTATTTATGCAGACGCCCAACCGGAACCCACAGAATCTTCGCCCCCACGAGGAGGTGGACGAAGAGATATTTAACTTCAAAGGTTAGCGAACCTACCTTCAGCCCTGTGGGAAACTACGGGGCTTTTTGCTGTGTAAACGCCCACAATAGTAGCAGTAGATACAGAGGAGATTACTGTTGTGGCTTTTGGGAAACAAGAGTTTGAGCTAAAAGATTTTGTACAAGAGCAAACTCAGCGGCTAGCAGAAGAGACACCCAATGAAGAGAGTTGTGGATTTATTCTTCGGGATGACAATGTTATTCGGTGCAAGAATGTATTCTACAATCCAATGCTCGATGATAAGGACGAGCAGGCACTTGCCGAACTCATGGATGAGTTAATTATTCGTGACGTGTCGCTCGAACAACCTTTGGACAAGGTTCGTGAGGCAATCTCGGTTAGGACAGGTATCGCAATATCAGCTCGCGATCGCTTAGCAGCAGATAGCAAAGGTATTGCTGCTGTGTGGCATTCCCACTGTCTCGATTCCTCACCAGGGATGCTGACCTACGAGGATAATCCAGCGCTAGGGATTCATTCGGACATCACACAATCGAAGCTGCAACGGTTACCTTATGTGATGTACCATACCCGTTTCAAAGAGTGGGATATGTATGACCCCTACAATCTCAGTCCATATCCACTGAAGAAGCAAATCGCCCACCCGGAAAATCCTGATGATTACGCTAACCTTCCTTACTGTTGGAACCGTGCCGATTGCCTAGAAATTCCCAGATCAGCACTATGGGGAATGTTTGGTATTGACTTAGGTATTCATTTGCGATCTCACCCTTCCGAGTACATGACTGAAGGATGGCAACGGTATGTCGATGACTTGCCAAAGCTAGGCTTTGAGGAAGTACCGATGTTTGACGCTATGAAGTTCAAAGCTGGCGATTGTCTGCTAGCGCAACTTCCGCGACACAAGACGCTACATCACTTATTCTTGCTTGTGGATGAGCCGAAGCAACTGGTGCTACACGTCATGGATGGCGGCTTGAGTGTTATCGAACCTGTAGCGAAGTGGCGACGATTTGTGAGGGTGTTATTCCGTCACCAAAAATTTATCTAGTTCTACAGAGGTTTTGGCTTTACAAAGGCTTTATAATTACCTCTGTCGATATAGAAGAACAGTGAAGATACTCCTGATCGCTTGTAGTCCTAAGCAGCTCAATGACTCCTCTTGGAAGATACCGAAGGGAGCTGAGCTTTTCATTGTCTGGAATCAACGAGAAGCTGAAGCCATCCAAAAGCTTCGGACTTTCGATGAAGTAATAAGGTTTTGTTAATATAGTTATAGGCATAGCCTGGGGGTAGTCGTATGACTGCCGCAACAGCCGTTCGCAAGGGCGGCTTTTGTTGTGTCTGTGGGAGCTTACGCAAACTTGAATTTGCTATTGCGGCGATGATTAAAATAAATTTGAAATTATGAATGATATAAAAGTTGCAATTAAGCCAGGTGGCATTGGTACAGAAATATTTTTAAATGGGAAAAAGATCGATGCTGCAACTAGAAAAATTATTGTCGAGATCAATCCTTCTTCAGCTTCTATGACTGTGGAAGGACTGCTTATAGGAGAGGATGGACTACCATTAATTGCTGGCGAAGAACTTCAGACTTACTCCTGTAATGCGTCAATAGAAGAACCCGGAGAGATAAACTTATCGTCACCCATGCTCGCACGTTTGTTGCAGTCGATTGACAGGAGTGCCGATGCTAACTAAAGTCCGGCTACTCGGGGTCTTGGGAGAGGAGTTTATCCCTGAGATTAACCTAGATATTAATTCTGTGCAAGAGGCTTCATGGGCACTCCAAAATATCTTTCCCCGCTTCAAGTCTTGGGTATTGGAGCAGGCGCAACATGGGCTAGCTTATGAAGTTTTCGTGGGCGATTGGCAAATTGGAGAACAGCATTTGCTGGCGGCTACTGGAGGGCAGGAGATATCAATTATTCCTTTAATAGGCGGAAGTGGTCGAGGCATTATTTCCATCATTGGAGGTCTTGCCCTGATCGGACTCGGATTAGCCACAGGAGGTGCGGGTTTCTTGGGATTTTCCTCTACCAGCTTATTATTGGCAGGCGGGGCGCTTTTACTCCAGGGCATCATTGGCTCAAAAAGTCCCAAAGCAGAAGAGAATGGACAAAAAAATAGTTTGATCTTTTCCGGTCAGCCCAATGTTACTGCTGTGGGAGCAGCTAAGCCGTTATGTTTCGGAGTCTTCCTAGTATCTGGCACCGTAGTGAGCGCCAGAATACGTACATTTGAATTATCGTGACGTACTCTAACGCAGTAATTCAGGTCATTCTTTTCGCTTTCTCGTTGGGCTGTCTAAAGATTTTTCTATATCCCAGCCTCTTTTTAATCGATGGTACAATGGTACTCTCGAATTACTCGAACGTCAAGGGTGGGTTACAATCGTAGCAATACATTAACCTATTGCTGCTCATGTCTAAGGCTGAAGTCTGCAACCACATCGAACGTATCGCAAAGCTGTTGCGACGAAGGTTTTATGTTTGGTACGACTGTCGCCTTGGCTACTACTGTGCGACTCCTTGGCGTCCTACGGGTAAACCATCAGATCTCATTGAACCGTGAATGTTAAGCTTCAGTAGTGAATGAGTCTCATCCCTCTTGCCATGATCGATATCGAGTTGGAAGCTGGACTACCTTGGGGAGCAATTGCACACCGTTGCTACCAGTCGTTCTATAGTGCCCTAGAGGGTGCAGGAGAGGCAAATGAGTACGCAACTTGGGATGAGTTGTCAGTTGGCGAGAAGCTGGCATTTGAGGTTGCACTACGGGAACTAGAAGAATGCATCTGTGACCGAAAGCAAGAATTGAACCGTTGGAATAATTTTGTTCAGCGAAGACTAAAGAAAGAACTATGAAAAACACAGTAACTCAAGCCGAAATCGACTTCCTACTCGACAATGCAGAAACTCAGGAGCATATCTTCTGGGACAAGGAGCTAGTCATAAGCTACAAGCTACCATCAAGCTTCACAATCAGTGGTAGAGCAGCAGTAATTGATGTCAGCAACTTTGATATAAACATCGGTCGTAAGATTTGTCGTGAGAATGCCGCCCATCAGCTATGGCAGCTCGAAGGTTATCGGAAGCAACTGGAGTTACAAAAGTTAGCGAAAGAGCCTGAAAAGGTTTGCCAGTTCAAAGTCATGGGTTTTGAGGTAACAATTGTCAACCATGAATTGCAACCAGGCTGGAATTGATTTAATTAAGTTTTACGAAGGACTTAGATTAGAGAGCTATAAACATACAGGGGATGTCTGGACTGTCGGCTATGGTCACACTAAAGGTGTCAAGCCGAATATGCAGATAACCAAAGATGAGGCAGAGGAGTTGCTACGGAAGGACTTGGAACACTTTGAGGATGCAGTGACTCGCTTAGTCAAAGTTCCCCTCAATGAAAATCAATTCTCTGCTTTAGTATCCTTTGCATACAATTGCGGCGAAGGTGCATTGGCAACTTCTACTGCACTTCGGAGGCTCAACTCTGGTGATTACAAAGGTTGTACGGAAGCGTTACAATGGTATAACAAAGGTTCTAGCGGCAATGTGCTACCTGGTTTAACCAAACGCAGAAAAGCAGAAGCGGAGTTATTCAGCCTAGAACCCACGCAGGTCGTAGTGCCAACTTACACGCAGACCCTGGAAAGAACTCCGCTCACCATTCAAGCCCCTATGAATAATAGTAGTAGTTTCCTCTTCAACACATATCGCTACTTCAAAGATTTGCCACATCAGCGTAGCGCGATCGCTTACCTTGAGCAACATACATCACCAGAAGTACTGCAAGAGATGCAGGAGCTTTGGAGAGCTGGGAACGTCATCGCTCAAGTGCAGAAGATGCAAGTCCGTGAAGATAAGCCCATTCGACTTGTCGATAAAATTGTGGCTTACATGAAGGACAAGGGTTATGTCGTATTCAATGAGTCGGGAAAGCGAAATATCGTTTATGTTGAGGGGATGAATCCTGACGGGCGATTGAACGATGATCGTCCTAATTGGTTCAATGATATCCGTTGTGTGTTCGAGTATCGTGATGGCAAGCCGGAGATGCTGGGTATTTGGCAGGGGTCAACCGAACCGGGAAGCCACTACACTCATCGTCCAATGAATCCCAAGGGATGTGCCAGAATCGCCTTCGGACAATATCAGAGTGCTTGGGCTGTGGGATTACATGGAACCCGTCACAGGTATGAAGCCTTGGTGCAAGTGGGTAACGTCACAGTTCATCGTGATCTCAACAAAGACTTCAAGAGAACTGGGGATAAGCTATATACAGGTAACGACTATTACATTAATCAGCACCACGGAGGCAATGCTGCGGAGAATAGTTTAGGGATGCACAGTGCGGGATGTCTCATTGGTCGCACTGTTGAGGGTCACCAGCAGTTTATGAAGATTGTTAAAGGTGATCCCGATTACCAGCAAAACAAGCACTATCGCTTCACCACTACAGTAATTCCGGGCGATGAACTGGTAAAGCTGTACCCCTAATCTCTGTAGGACTCATCAACCCAATCTTCCTCGATATGCACGTCAGGCTCCAGATATGGCAACACACGTTGCGATTGTTCTCTACTGTCAGGCGTTAGTCTACCTTGGCTCAACGTGTAACTGTCGGACTCAACTACGGTAGTGGAATTGTCTTCTCGTTGACTTCCTCCACTCTGGAATGCACCCGCTGCTGCCGATATCCCTGCTGGCAATGCTGTAGCTAGGAGAGTGTCGATAGCTTCTTTATTGTCTCCAGGAGCAAACGATAACGCGATCGCTCCTAGAATGCACAAAGTTGTTACTCCTCCACCAAACATCAAAACATACTTTGCGATACTGTTAGGCTGACTCATACAGATAAATTATATTTTGTCTACTATTGTAACCCATAGGCTACCATAGTCTAAAATGTGTTATCTACTGCTAACTTATGGATACCTTTCGTCACTTCCACAGGACACTCACTTATGCCTTCAAGGCAACCCAGAGTGTTACCCATGCAAACCTTGATAACGTTGGCGTCTACACACGAATGTTTATTGGTTGGTGGACAGCGTGTGGGCATAAGTTTGCTGAACATTACTATGAAAGTCAAAACTTCCAGCAGCTCAACAATAGGATGCTGACGCTCCTAGATGGTAGCAACCTCATCACTTTTGCAGCGAGTATCCAAGAAGTCAAGAAATATGCAGACCTGTTGGCTGAGGAATTTGGTATTATGGTTGACCCCGACTAATCTTCGAGGAACAGGAAGTAGTCGAACAAGCAGGTTGATGCCGCAAATAGTAGTAGGAAGAAAATAATATCCATCGAAGATACCAATAATTTCTACGATATTAATTCTAGCCTATTCGCGTCAACGCTGGGAACGCTAGCATCGGTAGCACAGCATTAGCGCCAAAGCGTAACTCACAGGCACCTATAGTCTTCGCACAAGCAGCTTGAGGATCGCCAAAGGGTACTGGAGTGTTATTCATGTTCCACTCACTTGTGCCGCTATAGCCGCACTCCAGAGGGTGACGGTAACGAGCTTGGCAACGATTGAGGCAAAGTTGAGTAGGGAGCTTGGTCTCCAGTAGCTCCAATGGTGTCGTTAATTCAAAGACCACTCCAATTCCAGCAACTAATTCTTTGGGGTGGGATATCTGGAATTTCTGGATAGGTTTTGTCGCAGCAGGATTTGGTTCGGTGCCATCATCGAGATGCTTCCGAAGTATTTGAATAATCTTAATATTTGCACCCACCAATCCATCACCGTAGTAATCGATAAGTCCTGTGATAATCTGGGAGTCCTCCGTTGTTGCATCAGACACAGCTAATGTTGGCGTAGGTAGCTGACCCTCTGAAGTAACCTCTAAACCTTCAATGCTACAAGCTAAAGGTAAGTAGGAGATCCCGTTATGCACAACTCCATCATGTGCTGTAAAGTGGAACGACTCAAAAGGGGAGCTTTTGTTAAAATTGCTAAGCTCGAAAAGCAACAGTTCTGAATCATGATCTAGTGATTGCAAAGATTGTATAGTCACAATCCCACCCTCCACACTTGTTCAAAAGTTCCCTGAAATTGGTGATGCAAGATACCATTCTGCTGCCCCGCATAATTCACTTGATATTCTTTGCACTTAAAATTCAACCCCTGCAACTCTGGTGGTGCATCAGTGTCGAATGCAAACGGACGTGTACCCCTGAGAGATACCAAGAATGCTTCCAGCTGGGTTCCGTTACTCACTAGTTGATTCACAGCAACACTCAGTTTCACAGAATTTAACCCTGGGACAACCCGACTCTGGATTAACCCGGATTCTTTCTGCTGCTCAAGCGATCGCACGTCACATTCGTATGACAACTGTGTGCCAAAGGCTAACTTTAGTGGGATGATGGGGATTGGCAAAATCAGTGAACAATGATTAGTGAACAGTTATCCTCTTAATTCTCGTTACATCAGGGGTTTCGGGTATGTGCGTTGACACACAAGGTCGGAGGTGTTATTGTAAGAAAAAAGTTGAGGGTTAACTTAAATGAAAAGAACATTGATAGCCGTCACACTCGTTGCAATATTATGTACATCTTGTGCAAGTGATCAAGTTTTTGCAAAATCAGAAGCGACAATTGCTGACTTAGGTTACACCAACATCAAGTACGAAGGATATGCTTGGGTAAGTTGTGACAAAAATGACTTTTATGCTTTGAAATATTCAACTACATCAGCTTCTGGTCGCAGAGTCACGTTAGCCGCTTGCTCTGGAGTCTTCAAAGGAGTCACAGTTCGGACAATAAACTAACGCACCACTCACACCTGTAGCCCGTTACTTCTTCTGGAGTAGCGGGTTTCACGTTTGTGTCAGGGTAACACTTGAGCTATGATGAACAATGATAAATATTAAAGAAATCTAAATGTCAGAATTAGCAAAGAAATTATTTGAGAAAAACCCCGACCTCTTCACCCTCATCCAGATTGGTGAGATGAAAGAGGAACACCAGAAGCAGCTGGAATCCTTCCTGCAAGAGAATGAAGCTGAAGTTAGCATTGAATCTTTCATTGACGAACTCAAGCGGTTAGCCTTTGAAGCTCCTGGTCGCATGACTACAGCTAGCGATCGTGCTGAAGAAAAGCAATCGCAAGAACAGCAAGCCAAGGAAGAAGAAGCTGCAAACCCCTCCGGTATCCTTCAGCAAGACCCTGCGTTTCCTGTGAATCCAAAATAGATTAGGGATTGTAGTCACAATAAAGCCGCCTCTAGTAACTCTAGTTGGGCGGCTGTTGTTTTTATGGGCAGTAGCTAGCCAAGTTGTTCTATTAACTCTTTTCGTGTTCCAGACAAATAGGTGTCTCCATCCTTGAGAAGGTCATAGCGAAATATTCCAGCAACTTTGACTTGCCAATGAGAATCGTAAAATCGAGAAGTGTTACGAAGATGATCGAATATTTCTCTTTCGGCAAACTCTAGCTGATCATAGGTGCTTTGACTGAATCCACTATTTAATATGGAGATCAAGCTTACCGCTTCCTCACGATCATCTTTGTTGTCAAAGATCGACATACAATCCCCAACTTTTCCTTTCCCGAAGTTAATCTTCCAGCACCAGCACTCCTGGTCTTCATCAAAGAACACATCGACTGTTTCGCCCAAAATTGTGCCTTGAAAATAGTTCAAGGAAATCTCTTGCCATCCATCAGGTAATTTCGTTTGTGTCATTATTTACCCCTAGCGATTGTAAGATTTAGCTTAGGCGACAAAGCCTTCTGCCAATCCCGCTCACGAAGTCTCCTACCTCTTTCACTTTCATCGAACTCTAGCACCATGAAAAATATCTCTGTGTCTGGGCGACGATAATCCCTGAACTTACCGTGGGCTGCATTCGATGCGTACAAGTGTTGGTTCCAGCGCTGCCAAATGTTTTGCGATTGCCCCACATAATTATGGTCTTCGTGTTGCAACAAAGGGTCTAGTACTGCACAGTAGTAGACCCCTCCTTGAGACAATGATTCAACAAGATCATAGGGAATAGTGGGAGAGAACCGGAACCAACCCTGGTGAGTCTTGCATTCCGCAACTACGGGTTCGATAAGGGGGTCTTGCAGAAGTTGGTGAAAGTATTGGAGTAGTAGTGTCATTGGATAAACCAAGGAATAGAAGTCTCGATGAACTTAGTTGAAACTTTTTGGGGAAAACCGTAATTAGACGATCTTCCATTCGTCATGAAAGAAACTTCGCAGTCTTCGTCCATTGAGTGTTCTTTAGAGTAGCAGCTCATAACCCAACTATATAACTGACCGTCAACCACAACGTTGCGAGATCTTTTCGTGTCATCCCTTTCGAGGATATGATAAACCTTGCCGTGATCACACAACTTAGAAACTCCCTCTATTTCAATGAAGTTTTGTTTGCCATACTTTTTCATTAATCTGTTAACTTGGCATCGAGCGCAACTTCCCATTTTCCCTCCTTAGTGAACCAACAAAAACTTTTACAAGCCTATCGATTTGATATAGTTACCTTGGTGGCAATGCCGCACTAGGACTCGGTAGTAGCTTCCACCCTTTTCGTAATAAATCTTGGCAAGTTGCAAAACCCTTGCTTCCATTCGCAATGCCGTGGTCGGCTACTGCATGCTGCGGATAGCTTGCGTATGGCTTCCAGGCGCTTTCACCACTAGGACGCAAATGTAATACTTTTGTCTCGCTGTCGCTGCCACTGGGACTCATCCAACACATCTCGTTCATTGCTTGCATCCTCCGAGAGATTTCTACTATTTTAGCCTAGGTAGTGATTTGTGGTAGGCTATATAGCTTGTCCCACTTTCTTTTCATGTGAGGGATAGGTAGTTGGCTCAATGCTGAGAGAACATGGATGGCTCTTGTCCCACAAAAACCATACTCATATATTGATTTGTGCTTGTGAACATTGCTGACTCTTGCAGTGGGCATTGAAACAGGAAAATGTTTATCCATGATTTCTTTGATCCATATCAGAAGATCTTCTGTGCCTACAATTTGTAATTTCAAATAACTTGAGCTACGAGTTATGCATCCATCACCGTCAATGACTCCGCAAATGTATGCTAAAGCCAAATCTTCTGTTAACGGAGGTGGTTTAAGTGTAGCAGTTTTGCGAGAAGTTATATTAAAGTTATTGTTTAAATCTTGGACTAGTTGAGATGCTCCACAAATTGCTATTTTAGCAACAGAGTTTTCTCGATATTGTCTTGGACTCTGATGATTATATTGTTTTACTTTGCCTGAATATTTTACGTTTTGAGCAAATCTTTCTAAGTGAGCTGTATCTTTTTTGTTGAGTGCAATTGCAACTATAGCTGGCTTATCGTACAGGCATCCGTCAGCAGCAATGAAACCTGCCCAATAAGAATTCAAAAGGTTTGGAGTCGCAAAAAAGTTTGTATCATGGAAAAGCTGCTTGTTCGTCAAATTTAATATTTGCGCTTTAGCATATATTGACGCAGTTGTTCTGTTTAATGCTTTTGCTATTTCGGACGGCTGAAGTAAATTGTAATTATCTTTCAAGAAGGTGTCATCTGCGTCTGACCAATTTCTAATGCTGTAAATTTTCAAATTGTGAGCCTTAGATTCAATCGTTGTCTCTGTTCGCCCCGGAAGAAGCGCCAATAATTCTTTTCGGCTAACTCTTCCATAATACGTTTTTAGGATATCTAGCTCAGTTTTAGTCCAAGCTTTTTTCTTACCACTAAAAATTTTTAATCTACGGTTTGCAGCACCTTTTATGGCATTGTAAGTTTTGGACGGAAAAAGGTCTTCCAATTCTTTGCGATTGACTTTTCCGTAAACTTCTCCCAAAAGATTAAGCTCTTGTTCTGACCAAAGTTGTGCCATACTAGATCCTAAGTGCAATATGCATTAACTCAATCATAGCATGATTTGGAGAGGTTGTATGAAAGTCCAAACTTTGAAATTTCCTTTACCCCCGACGCTAAACGACCAAATCAATAGCGCTCGAACCCATTGGACAAAATCAGCACAGGCAAAAAAGAAGTGGACAAAGCTTATTGCTGATCACTGCTTAGGATCGTCATGCTTTGAAGGAAAAGTATGGATAACTTTTGACTGGTATGTAGAAAGGTTTTCTAGAGATCCTGACAACATTATGGGTGCAGCGAAATTTATCATGGATGGCATGAAAGATGCGGGAGTAATAAAGAACGACAACCTGACAATCATTCAGTCGCCTCAGCTGCATAGCTTTGACAGGGGAGAGGATGGGGTAGTTGTCGAAATCTCAGATTCTATTTCATTGATAATCGACAAGTTGGAAGCATTGAAACGGTAATGGTTAAGGGGGCTGGCAAGGACAAATTATTGTTCGACCAATGCCAGCTTTAGTTATCAAGGGTTAACAGGGGTAGTCTAGAGCGAACTCTTCGTAAGTTGCTTCTGCTTCGTCGTGATCATCGTTATGATCTTCGTCATAGTCCTCATTATAGTAAGAAGGACAGAAAGTTCGGATCTCTTCTGGTGTACAAAAATCTTCGATCTCTTCCGGCGTACAAAAATCTTTGACACTCCAATACTCTCGATCCAAACTCAGGATTGTCAACCCCTTGCTCCCTCCCCAGCAGTCTTCTCCAGCAGTCCAAATCCAAGCATTGTTTGCGCCACGACCAAACTTTGCATCGACAGAGCGTAATTCATCGAAGATTTCGATATCACCATCTTTCTTAACAACATAAAAGTAGGGATCTTGGTCTTCATCCAACTCAACGTACCAATCGTAATCAGTCAGATCACAAAAGACTTCTGCCCCATAACCTTTCGCACCGATGAAAGTCGCAATAGCTGCTTGAGCTTCCTCTAGTTGGTTCTGGAGACTTTTGTGATGCGCCAAAAGTTCTTTGATGTTGGTCATTGTTGTTCCTCACTCAACGTTAGATTTTACTGCCAAACCTAATTTAGGGAAAGGGGTATTGTCCTTGAGCAATAACTGAAGACTTTGGACTTCTTCTGGAGATGCAAACTCTTCTAGGCTTTGACATTGAAGGGGTAAGTCAAAAAACGTTAACACACTTCCCCATCCTTCTTCCCCTGGAGAGTAGCACCAAGCTCCTGTATCGGTCACCTTGCAAAAATCATCGTAAACCCTAATGCCTCCTGTTTCTCGAACGAAGATAAGAATTGCTCCTTCGTTAACGTGGGAATACCAAGAAGCATTGGTTTTGTCTACATACACCTCAGCAGAAACGGCTTGCAGATGATCAACTATTGCAGCTTCTGTTACCTTTAGTTCCTCAAGTTTTGCGTTTCGTTGCCGTAACAATTCTTTAAGATCCGTCATTAGTTTTCTCCTGCTTACCTTAGTTGGCTATTGATGAACGATTGTGAACGGGCGATCACTTCCAAAGGATCTGTGGTGTCAAGAGCTACTGGGTGTGCGTTCTGCTATTCGTTGTCCAATGTGAAAAACCGCTGCGTCGTCCCAACTTTCAATCGCATGACAATCTCCATAACCAAGCTTCCATTCTAAGGTTTTATCAGTTCGAGCTTGAGCGGTTTCTAAATTGTAACGATAATGAAATTTGTCCCATAGACCATCTTCAAAACCATAGCTAATATCATCCTCATTTTCCAGAATCTCAAACTCTCCCGGATACACAAAATCATATCTATTAGGGAGATCGATTAGGTAGGCATCATTGAAAGGTCTAATGTCTCGGTGCTTACCTATGAGGTACTCTCTTCGAGACTCATTGTTTAAAATCTGTCTAACAATTACGTGCATTAGCTTCCTCCTGCTTACTAAAGTTGACTATCGATGAACGATTGTGCTTGAGTGATCGCGTCAAACTTATTCTCTGCTGAAACAGAATGTACTAGTTCACTGTTGACATATATCCAGTAGCCATCGAAATCTGGAACAACCTCAATAAAGCAAAATTTACCCTTCATAGTTGACCAACCAAGCTTAGTCTCTTCCCACCCCTCCGGCAACTCCTCCGCAACCTCGTCTTCCCTCATCACCTCTGGCTCAGGCATACTTCCGTACACCTTAACCTTACTCCGCCACGGTTGCTGCAAATATCGTCTTACTGTAGTTGCCAACTCTTCTCGTGTTCCTCTAGCAAACCATCGGTCATCAATATAGCAGTTGTAAACATTGAGTCCAACTGATACTAGCTCATACGATTTGATTCCTTGAATTGCATGAAGCAATTGTTCTAACGAAACCCCATCGCTTTCCACTGTTTGTGTTGCCTTCAACGATTGCAACAACTCAAGTTTGCGACCTGTACCATAAAACCTGCCGTCAACGTAACACTCACAGAAATCTTCTTTGCCTATGTGTTTGAATTCTAATTGTCGAATCCCTTTAGACATCATCAATTCTTCCATCAATTCTTCTAATTGCATACTTTCGTTCTCTTTGGGCGCTAATGATCGCACGTACTCACGGAGTACCTCGGTCTTTGTCTTGCCTGTCTTATCACAATGAGCTTCGAGTATCTCATGTTCTTCTGGGGTTAAGTAGAAGTCAACCCTCTTCTTGTCTTTGGTTCGCATACTCTCTTGTGTGGAAAAATTGTGTTGTCAGTGTTAGTATAGCAAAAGCCACCGAAGCTTGCAAGTGCTAACGGTGGCGATGATTACAAGTATGCAGGGTGGCATCTAGTGATGTCAACTACATTATATAGCGATCAAGGCTCTAATTGATCATTAATGTACGCTTGAGCTGTGGCAATCGCTACCAGAGGATCTATAGTGTCAATATCGAGATGATGTTTACCGTGATACCACAATTCATATTTTTTAGACTCTTCCTGTTTGCCAAACTCCAAGGAAAATTGCTTCAGAAATTCTGGGTAAATTCTAACTTCTATGCCTCGATGAGATCCGTGAAGAATAGAAAGTTCATCTGCTTCCCAGCCATCAGGCAAGTCTTGTAAGTCTTTAGTTGCATCTGATATAAAAACCTTCTTCCAGCGACCTTGCTGAACAGAATCTCTCACTCTAGCAGCTAATTCTTCTCGTGTTCCTTGAGCAAACAATTGGGAATTGATAAAGCAATGGTACTCATTAGGTGCTGCCCAAATTAAGTTGTAAGACTTTATTTCAGGTATTACACTGAATAGTTCTTCCAGACTCATCGATTCCATCGGCTTTCCCACAGGCTGAAGTGATCGCATAAAGTCACGTAGCACATCAGTCTTTGAGCGTCCTGTAGCCTCGCAGTAGGCTTCTAGAGCATCTTTTTCTGCATCTCTAACTTGTACCTGAATCCAGTTCCAGCCCTCTTTTGCCTTTCTCATTGTTCTATCCTTTGTCTGTACGATACAATGAGTATAGCAAAAGCCGCCAATAGTTGCAAGTGAACCTGCGAAAGCTACTGACGGCAATGAAACCAATCAAGTCACTGCGACTAAAAGACAAACAGTAACTTACACATTATATAACGATGAAGAAGCAAAGTGCATCCAAGCGATTTGGCAAAGTATCGGAAGCTGATGCTAGCTGGCTATCCGAGCAACACGACTGCGTGAAGACCTTGTGGTTCGATGCAGTGATTGCAGATCCCTTTGGCGACACATTCAAGCCATTGAGGACAAAACTAAAAGAGAAGTCCTTCCTCCGTGCCAGAAAAGCATTGACGAACAAGGGGTTATTCGAGTTTGAGCCGAAGTATTCAGGTCGCGATCACAGGGTTGTGGAATGCTGGATGGTCAGAAACTTGCATGGAACCTGCAACTCTGATTACTGGGGACAATCAGAACCAAACAAAGCTCGATCTGACTATGAGATATTCTTGCTCAGCGATTATTGGCAAGGTGTCCGGCAGCAAGTTCTTGAACGAGATTCTCATACTTGTCAAGCTTGTGGGGCAACATCGCATCTTCATGTTCACCATTTAACCTATGCCCATCATGGTGAGGAGCATCTATACTTAGAAGACCTGATTACACTCTGCAAGCATTGTCATGCAAAAGAGCATGGTATTGAAGGTCAGAATCCGTAATCACTAATCCACGCCAACAAATAATCCCCACCAGGCTGCATGAGTCCGATGGGGATTGTCTTGTGTAGTTCACAGTGGCAGGAGGAGCAAAGCGTGATGAGATTCTCTAAATCAAACTTTAGTTGTGGTGCTTCACATTGAGGAATGACATGATGGATCGTGAGGTCGCTAGTAGTCCCGCAACGTTGGCAGCAGTGGTTGTCGCGAGCTAAAGCGAGCTGCCGTGCGCCACTCCTACCTTTTCCTTTTCTCATAGACCGGATTCTGTATCAGGGGGTTGTATCTAAGCTTACAGCGGCTCCCAAGGGCTTGTCTGTGGCAAAGCGTCACTCATCAGTGTCGGAACTCTTGTGCCCCCTCAACATTCTCAGTGGCAGAGTTAAGTCAATGTCGGTGGAAACTCCTAGGAGATACAAGGCGATCGCACAGTAGATGAAATTCGGGTACTCTCGGTTATGAACAGCCACGACAGTACCTTCGCTATTTCTGTCAACCTTGACATCTACCAAAGAAGTTAGAAGGATGACGCTACTGAACGCAGCTATCGCAATCCGCTTACCAATGTGATACCAAGGTAGCTTAGGTTGGGCTACGGTTTTGCGATTAACTTGAGAGGAGGAATTTTTTTGAGTTGGGGGTTGTGGGACTCGCTTATCAATCTGCATTTGCTAGTGATGGCTTCTTGCCAGGAATACTTATCTAATCTTAACTCCCAGCTCATTCCAGGAAGCGTTGGAAGATTAATAATTTCTAACACGAGATAACGTACAACATCGTGCGCTTTAGCATTGATACTGGTAGATCCACCCTGGAGATCAGCAAGATAGGCTGCTTTGAATTTGTATACTTTCTTTTCCTTTGCGCCCACACGAATCAACCATTGAATAGAAACGATGTGAGTTTGAGGATTATTAGTATTCAACGGCAAAGCTTCATGCAAAAATCTTTTGATTTCTGCAATGTTATCCAAGGTTATTATCACTTGAGACTTTGGATGGCTGGCATGGTAGATAAACCAAGTTGCAACACTCCCTGGTGTATTCCTTCGCACTAATTCAGCCTTAGCTTTGCCACAGCGGGACTCTAGTAGCTCTAGCGTTAGTAGCTTGCGTTCGGCAGGCTTTCGGAACTTGAAGACTACATCTTTGACCCACTCTACCAACCATCCGAACCAGGTCTGATATCCCATTATTAGTCACTCCTTGATTCGAGTTTTTTGAGGCGATCACGAATCTCCTGCTGCTCCTTCATGATGAACACGAGTAAGTTCTCGATTCTATTTTGTGACTGATATAAATCTGAAATAATCTCGGTTATGTGGTCTTCAATTTTCCATGTGTCATCGTCATAAGTAGTTTTCATTGACTCTTCCTAGTTGAGATAAAATTATTGTGCCAACAAATTACCCCAGCGAAAGACGTACTTCCACTGGGGTTCGTGTATATCCACGGGTAGGATATATATTTTCTCTTGTTAGAGTTAAATGTTACTCATTCGTCATTGCATCATAGAATGCTCTCCACCCCTCCCACCTCTCAAACTTAGTCGTTCTCCAGGCACGATCTTTGAATTCTAGATGCGTCCCACATTTAGGACAAAAACAAAGCCTCCCCTCAATATCCAAAGATCTGTCAGCCCTTGCTACTTCCGTTAAGCAACAGGTTCCTAAAGGCATTACCACTGCACTATTAACTGCCACTTATCCAACTCCTTGTTATCTCTAGATGATCTGCTCGTGCTAGATTGTACACTTTAATGTTGTGTGCGGAAGCTACTCGGATTGCCTGACCTGTACCTCCTGTTGCTTGTGATGTTTCTTCGCCCACTGTAGCCCCATCAGGAGTCCAGCAGAGTACGAAATTAGCTGGCTCTTGTAAACTAATGCCTAACACTTGGAAACAATTGCGGGTGTGGAGTTTCTTCGTGTACGCCTTAAGATAGAGCCACGAGGGGTGGTGTTGTGCGGCAATCGCTTGTGCTTGTTCCCATCGTGATTGAGGATATTTCCATTTGACTATTGTTCCATAGCATTTTCTTTCTTCCCAATCATTTGCATAAAAGGTTTGTTTTTCCCCTTGAACTCTATCACACCCCCTCTCAAAGGCTTTGTCTGCTCCCTCAGCACCTCCACTCCTTAGCACTACTCCCTTCAATGCCAGCTTCGCACCCAATGCTTCCATTAGTTCACAGATGTCAGCTGGTGTTCTGCGAGAGCCGATACCTGCGTAAACTTTAGTCGTCATTGATTTCAGAGTCCTCAATGTATTTCAAGATTTCTTCTGGTGTTGCAGCTTCTAGAATTAAAAAAGCATCACCACATTCACCCAAATGAAAATAATTAGGATGCCCTGACTGATACAACAGTAGTTCACGCTCGCTAACAATAGCAAGAGTACGCAAAAGTTCATGGTATGTCATGGATATAGCAACTCCTCAATCACTTCATCGAACTCACTCATGTCTGCTGATGGTCTACGTCCGTTAGCTTCTGCTTCTTGAGCGAGGATGCAACGGAGGGCTACGATTAAACCTTGCTCTTTACCTGCGTTGAACGCTTTATCAATGTTTGCCTCTAAGATTGATTGGTAGTCGTGGTTTAGTGTGGCTTTGTTGTACTTTTCAATAGCTAACTCTACTTGCCATTGATGAAAGTGAATGTGAGTGACAATTAACTTCTTGGCGTCAATGTTGCCTTTGCACTCTCGAACTTTTGCATACTCACTCATTGTTTTCTCCCTACATCCGTAAAGGCGTCCAATCTTGGAAAGCAACACCTCTCTCTTGTGCTTTTACAATTATTCGTGCTTGAGTAGCAGCTTTCACTTGCAAGCCACCGTTGATGATTGCTGTTGCTGCCTCAAGAGTTGTCTCTCGTTCTACTTGCTGTTCTATGCCTATACCACTAATATATTTTCCTTCTGGCAAAGACAAAGCTTCTTCTGCTGAATTGATTGTTGAATCCCAAACGTTAATCATCGCATCCTCCAAGATCTTTCACAATACTAACTCAGCTAAGGTTGATCGTCAAATCGACATTACGGAACTAGTCTTGAACGTAGATTGTCATGAAGTTATCTGTGGAATTAATATCTTTAGCCAGTTTCAACTTTTGCCCTTCTTTGGTGGAGGCTGAAATATATCTGCCAGGTGGAATGATTTCTACGCTTTTTGTTTTCATTGTTTGTCCCTAAACCAACAATTCGGCAATAGCACGAGCAACAGGAGGAGCTACTGCGTTACCGACTACCCTCATGTCCACTGCCATCTTCCCACTGAACTTGTAGGTGGGATTAAAGCCGCTCAGGATAGCTAATGCTTCTATGGTGAGTGATCGCGAACAACCGTCTACTAAAACGTCAATAAGTTTAGTGCGACTACCACCTTTGCCATCGTCAGCGAGGTGGGCACGGAGAGTCCAGATGGGTTCGTACGAGCGACGGATCTTTGGTGTGTCACGGTAGGCAACACGTTCAATGATGAGGTCATCGGCAACATCTAGTTTCTCTACAGCTTGACATTGAGCTTCAGTGAGGACTGAGGTTGGCAGCTCATGTACGAGATCTCCCAGTGCTTTCCTCCAACCAACGATCTTTGTGGTAGTGCCATAAATCTTTGGTATTTGACGATCTCTTGTGGCAATGAGGAATACTCGCTCCCTATCTTGTGCAACCCCAAAATCTTTCGCGTTCAACGGTCGTCCTGCCCAGTGAAACTCATTGTTCCAATGCTTCGGATTCAGCCATCCCTTACGAAACGTCACTTCCGGACAATACACTTGCCACCTGTAACCCAGCTTATGCACAGCAATTGCTAGCTGCTGGATACTTTCGCTACGTTCGTAGCCTACTACATTCTCCACGACAAGGAAGCGTGGCTTGATGGTGTCTAGCCAAGGGATGAAGTCGAGGGTTAATTCCGCATCATCACGTTCAGGTGCAGACTTGCTTCTTCTACGGGAATGTGATTGACAGGGTGCTGACAACCATATCCCATCAACATTGAGGAAGTCTTTGGGGTCAAGATGTCGGAAGTCGGAGCAGATCGTGTTGCCGTGGTTGGCTTGGTGGATGGCAGCGATCGCCGCACAAGACTCCACACCGATGACATCGAAACCTGCCTCACTTAAACCCCAGCTCGATCCGCCTCCCCCACAGCACAAATCTAAAACTGTTGGCTTGGTTGCCATAACACGTACCTCCCATACATAAATGGACTCTCATAAATCCAAACATCTCCAGCTACATCCCAGTAATCTTTTCTCCACTCATTGAGGCTAATAGCAGGGAAACAATCGAACCAACGTACACTTTCGCAACAAAAGCTTCCATTAGGTAACGGATAGAGGTAATCAAGAAGCCAAGGATTCTCTGCAACCCTTGGGATTTCGGTGGTCATGATATCACCGCTTCCCAGGCTGAAATAAGATCATCGAGGTTGGACAAGTTATGTGTGATTACTCTCAATGATGCATCGTTCTCGAATACGATCTCGTACTGGTAGTTGATTCTATCGAAGTCACAATTGTAAATTGTGGGTGAGGAAATATAGTTGATCTTCATCAGATTTACTACAGCCCCATTGTCTAACTTAAATACCTTGCTTGTGCCAAATACTTTATCTTCACTCATGCGATTGCTGCCTCCCAAGCTGCAAGAAGTTCTGTGCGAATTGAAAGGTCTGGTAATTCAGCCACTTCTAGTGTTGAACCGTCATCGAAGTAAATTGTGTACTCTACCCACTTGTCTCGTCCCAAAGATTCTTCTTTGACTCGTCCAATTCTTGTAATTTTTGTGAGATTAATTATGTTGCCTTGGGTGAAGGTAAATAGTTTACTATTGCTGCTCATGTACTGCCTCTGTTAGCTTGTGACATTATAGCTGGTACAACTTTGTTTGTAAATGGGATTTTGTCACACGTTACCACATTCCTACATATAAAATAGGAGTGTAGAATTATATACGTAATTTTGTTAGATGTCAAAGGAAAAGAAGTACGAGAATCCTGTTGAGCGAATCTACTATGGTATGAATTTACGGCAGGTGAATTTAACGCGGCGCGAGTCTGAGATTATGCGATGGATTTGTTTTGGGTTGAGAAACTCTGAGATTTCGGAGATGATGGCTGGAACCCTTGCCAGTAGAGGGGTAGAAAGTCACGTGAGGAACATATTAATTAAGAGTGGGCTGAAAAGTCGGGTTCAATTAGCTATATGGGGACTAAAAGAAGGTATTCTAAACTTTAAAGAGTTGCCGGGGGTAGAAGAATAATTGTTAATCTGGCTTGGGAAAAGAAGCAACCATACTTCTTACTAGCTCGGATTTAGTCATTCCACGTCTTTGAGCCTCTTTCTCTAGTTGACGCATTTCGTAACTTGTCATTTTCACTTCTAATTTTTTGTCTTTCACAGCCAGAAGTCCTGCCTAATGTCATGATATTTTTTGCTATAATTAATTATATAACACTTTCAGAGAGTTGATGCAAAATGTTTGACAAACAAGGAAAATCATTGTTCGATGAATTAATCGAAATGACGGCTGCTGGGTTAGATAGTGAAAGTGACAATAACAAGATAAGAGACAAGTACATTGAAGAAGTTTTTGAATTTGGCGGAAAGAAATTCGTTGAACGAGTTAACAAGTATGGGTATACCGAAAAAGGCGACAAAGTAGTTCTAGATGACTGGTTTAAAGAATATCTGGAACTGATCGGTGATTATCGAATTCCTCATACCCTTACTACTGGTGCAGCTCAGTGTGGAAAAGCGCAACCTGTTTACTCCAAAGTTCTTACTCCTTCAGGTTGGACAACAATAGGTGAGCTAAGACCAGGCGATGATGTTATGTCAGCAGCTGGCACTCCTTGCAAGGTCATTAATATTTATCCACAGGGAATAAAAAAGGTTTTTTCAATTAAGTTTGATGATGGCACATCGACAGAATGCTGTGAAGAACACCTGTGGCTTACCCAGAACCAAAAAGAAAGGAGACGATATCGAGAGCAGTCTTTTAGACTACAAGAAAAGCCTTTCTGCTCTGTAAAGACGCTTGCTGAAATCAAACAAACATTAAAATTTAAAAATCCCGAAAAAAAGACAGGGCAAACTCATGCAAACAATCATTGTATCCCATTGACAAAAGAAATACAGTTTGATTGTCAAGCTATACCTTTAGATCCGTATTTGTTGGGTGCAATGCTAGGAGATGGCAGCATGGCTCATCCTCAAAGAATTAGTTTCACGAATATGGACTTAGAAATAATTGACTTGGTAAGGCAAAAACTTCCAGCGGGGTGCATTCTCAAAAAGCAAGTCAATGGTGAATTCAGACGTGATGGGAAAAGAGCTGTAGAATATCGTATCAATCAAAGCAAAACTCTTGTTCATGCTTTTGAAAGTCTAAATTTACTAGGCACTCGAAGCAAAACAAAGTTCATTCCTGACTGCTACAAATACAATTTGCCAGAAATCAGACTAGAAGTTTTACGTGGGCTAATGGATACAGATGGTAGCATTTGCAACGTGAACAATATGCCAACTATTAGCACTACCTCTAGGCAAATGGCTGACGACATAAGAGAAATAGCTTTGTCATTAGGGGGATTAGCAATTGTCCATACCATGACTGCTCCTAGTCGGCAAAACGAAAACTGGAACACTGCTTATTCCGTTCGACTAACATTGCCTAACGGAATAAACCCATTCCGTTTAACCAGAAAAGCAGAAAGAGTTAAAGAGAGGAACTACTGGCGATTCAAAAGATTTGTGGTAGGTATAGAAGAAGCTGGCGAGCAAGAGTGTGCCTGTATTTTAATAGATCACCCAAGCCACCTCTATGTTACGAACGATTACATTGTAACTCACAATACATTGGGTCACAATCTTTTGCTAGCAGATACCATTATCAATGGCAAACTTAATTGTGGATATTTTTTCTCCTCTAGAGATTCTAGGGAGGTCAATACGCCAGAGCAACAACGCCCAACAATAGAAAGGTTTGCCGAAGAATACGAAAAAATAAACGGAGTCAAGATCAGGCAACGGTCTGATAGAAAGCTGTCTTCAAGATATCAGATTGATGGTGTGACAGCAATCTTTTCGTATCTTTCAACTTCAAAGGCAAGCGATAGCAAGAGTTCGTTGGCAGCAGCTGGCGGAAGCGCTGTTTCTTTTACGGCACACGTTATGTTTGTAGAAGAAGCTGGACAGTCACCACCAGAGTCAACAGAAGTTGTTATGCCTCGCTTATCTGCCTCTAAGATACCGACTAAGCCTAGACGTGATCTAGGGACGCCGGGAGGAGGAGGTGCTTCCATTGAAGTTTTGTTGCAAGATGTTCACAGAAATTTTTATCCTCATGCACAATGCAAACATTGTCGAAAAATATTTCCACTTCATCCATTAGGTTGTTTGCTGAAACCAATCAAACGAAAAAACGACCTAGGGAAGGAAGTGACTAGTTATTTTTTGAGCAGTGGACGCCCTGCACTATGGTTCTCCCATGATGCAGAACGACCAGTGGAAACAGCCTATATCGGTTGTCCTCATTGTGAAAAACCTATCGACAATGAAACAAGATATGCAGCTCGCTATAGGTGTACGAAAACAGGGGTTTGGTTAAGAGATTTTCTTGATAGTTTGCCTGTAAATGATCCGGTAGCTTGTGCCGATCTGAACACTAGAGTTGGTATCCACATCTCTCCCCTAGTTCGCAAGACCAAGCAGAACCTTGCCGCCGATCTCATAGACAAAGGTTTAAGAGCATCTAGAACCGCAGACTATCACCAGCAACAATTAGGAATTGCAAGTTCCACACAGATAGTTGGCATCTCCCTCGAAATGCTCCGGAAAGCACTTGCAGCACCTAAGCCTGATGGTTCGCCCCTGTTCACTCTAGCTGGCTTAGACATGGGCAGGAGTCGCGACTTCCTCACGATCGCCCAAATCTATCTCCCTGAGAATTACCGCTTCCTAGATCAACAGGAAATCTCGAAGCAATCCATCAGGCGCATTGTCTTCAGCTCAGATGTTGAGCGATCGCAAATACCAGAGCTGCTAAAGCGGCATAAGGTCAACTATGGTATCTGTGATAACGAACCTAGTAGGGACTCTTCAATGGAGTTGTGCAATGAAACGAAAGTGTTGCAGATGGCAGACCAGAAGGATACCTTGAAGGATGCTGTGAAGCTTGACAAGGTTAAGGATGGTGGTGCGGAATATCCTTGCTGGTTTATCCGTAACAAGAAGTTCCAAGACTTAATCCTGGAGACATTTCTTGAAGTTGCTGAAGACGGCTATCCGCTTTATCGACTTCCCGAAGCGTGGAACAAGCATCTCAGTTCAAAGTCCGACTTGTCGCCATTCAAGCATCTCACTAGTCCCACTCGTGACCCTGAGACTGAGAAGTGGAAGCGAGCTGCCGATGGGAACGACGACTTGTTCTATTCATTCCTTTTCCTCGAAGCTGCATTTTACATCAAGTGCCTTGAGTTAGGCAAGTATCCAGAGTGGATTGGTAAGGTTTAGTCTAAAATATAAAAATACTTGTCTTATGTTCTAGAGGTTCTATGACTCACATCAATGCTCCGAAACGAGGTAGCGGCAGAAGGACTTGGAAACTCCCTGGTGAGAGAATATCGGAATACCCTCGCATCACTTGTAGGGTTGACCCTGAGACAGAAAAGTTCTTGGAGGAGCAGAGGAGTATAGGTGAAACAGATCAGTCGTTAATGACACGATTGATCAAAAATTTACAGGGATATCTGCTGGGAAGTTAAGTAGATTAGAGAAGCTTGCTAATGCCACCAACGAAGCGAAAGGAAGCAAAAGCAAGCAGGAGAGAGGAGGTAAGAAGGGAGAGGCAACCCTTCCCTCCTTTATTGATACACAGGAACTGGCGCAACCATATGGGGTCTTGCATAGGATGCACTAGTTACAATGGATTTAACGATAATATATCCCTATAATATAATGTCATCCCCCGATATTGAAGATCAAGAAGCCTATCTTAAATACAAAGATCAACTAACTCAAGAAGTAACACAAACTTATGCGGGGTTAAAGTACAGCATCCTGGAAACTAATGACCGCGAAAAACTTCGAGAAATTTCGTTGACCCTAGCAAAGAGTGCTTATGAACAATGCTTAGTTAACTATGACACAGCCGTTGCGATGCTCACGATCAAGAGAAAGTACAACATTGCTCTCTCCCTCATCGGACTTCTTGCAGTTGTTGGAATCCTATCTAATATTGTCACAGCCCTAATTGTATGGCAGTTCCTACGCTAGAGCTATTGGTTATCGAAGCAGTGCCTAAGACTGTAACCTTCCAAATCAAGGAGACTCTGTTGGGCGACGGCTATGCTCAAGTTGCTTCAGTGGGCAAAGGTTATTCTTTAACCAACTACAATATTACTACAGACTATATGCCGTTACCAGTGTCGCTAGAGTTAAAGGAAAAACTAGCTAATTGGCGAGGGGTGCAAGCATTCTATTGGACACCGAATCCCGGCATTGTGCCAGCGAAACTGTTTACCTGTAAAGAATGGGGGATTAATCTAGCTACATCGAACTCTCGACAACTCACAGCCACTTTCAACGAGGTCATTAAATGAACAAGTACGTCGAAGAACACGACGATGAAGATGAAAGAGATGATACTCTTTTGTCAGCAACATCAACAATCGAGTCCCTGCTGATTCAGGCGCTAACGAACCAACTGAGTGCTATCGTTAACTCACAAGGTAGAGCTAAGGCTATCTCCTACGAGAATGCCTTTCGTCAAGCAGAAACGTTGCGATCGCTGGCTCAGACAGCACTGATGTTGAGCGATTCTGATTCAGTGTACCTTCATGGTGCCAAGATTCAGGACTTCCTTAACAGAGCAATTCTCAGTCACACATTCCACACACAATCTACTTCCAATGAGTCTAACCCTTAACCAAGAACTCGAAATCCAGAACTTTCGCCTACAGCTACAAAAGATGTCCCATGAAGAAGCACAGCAGGTAGCTGTAGATTTATTTGTGCAGCTATTGCAACAACAGAATGCAATCAAGGAGATGTTCAAAGAGATAGCTCTTGGTGGAGGGCAGAGCTTCCAATGATGTTGCCTGCGATCCAATACTGCAAGAAGTGTGGTGAATACAAGGAGTGGTGTGAGGAAAATTTTTACGTTGATTTTCGTACAGGTAAACTGGAATACCATTGCAAGCAATGTAGAAGAAAAGATTCTAGCAAAAGAAATAAAGCTAACCGTCAAACAGATCGGGGTTGGGCAAGGGATTTAGTCAACAAAGCAAGAGAAAGAGCCAAACTTAAAGGCTTGCCTTGCGACATCACTGTTGAATGGATTTTGCTAAACACCCCACTACTCTGCCCTGTGCTGGGAATTCCTTTGAAAAGAAATAAACTAGCCGTATCGGATAACTCTCCCACCCTTGACAGGATTAACAATTTGCTTGGTTACATCATCGGCAATGTCCAAATCATTTCCATGAAAGCAAATCGTGCCAAGAATAATCTTTCCTTTGAAGAAATAGAAAGATTGTACCTCTACTACCAAGAAAATAACGTCAGCGACTAATGCCTCTACCCACCCTTGTCCTCTCCCCAGAACTCACTGCCAGCAAGACCCTGCGATTCCAGACCAAAGAAACCCAGCTAGGGGACGGGTATGTGCAGACATGTGCTGTGGGTAAGAGTGATGGACTAGAGGAGTGGAGCGTCCGAAGTGATTGGCTCAATGATGCTGATATACAGATACTGATCAACCAGCTCAAATTCCTGCGAGGCTCAAAGCCTTTTGCGTGGCAACCAGAGGGTGCGGATAGGGGACGAGTGTACATTTGTGAACTCTTCGAGGTAGTGCAGCAGGGGCAACTACAGCAAATCAATGCAACGTTTGTGGAGTTTTTGGAAGGCGAATGTGAGCCTTATAGGGGACAGCTGATAGCGGAAGACGAAATATTGGAACTGTTGGCTGCAAACAAGGGGTTTATTCATAGATTCACCAGAAACCAAAAACCTTTTTTAGTAAATACCTCTTTTTTACTCACCAACTCTTTCCAAGAAACTCTAGGAAGAGGAAATTATTTTACCCAATTATCCGCCACTACTGAAGGACAGTTTGTTGCAATCCGAGCATCAATGTATGCCTATGAGCAAACGGGTGACACCTATTGGCGTGACGTAGCGATCGCAATGGCAAATGCTGCTATCTTTTATCTTTACCCTATTCAACCTTTTCCTCCGGTAAACTGGCAAACACTTGACGAAAACAATATTGTTGTTGCTCACTGGCTTTGTAATCTAGATCCCGTACCTAGTAAAGCGCCTGTAGCTGACGATCCGTTGAACAATGGTTACTTCAATCTAGTTGTAAATTTTGTCAATGGTGTTGGGCAAATTCCTCATGGGGCACCCACTTTTGGAGAAAAACTGTCAAATGTTTATCGAGTAATTCCAATGAATGAAGAATTACTTTGGCAGAATGTTTATGCGTTTCCGAGATACAATCCCCAGAGCTATTATGAGATCGACTATTGGGTAACAGACATTTCTTTAAAGGGTTTAATCCGTAGGTTCTATGCTGATGCTCAGCAGCCAGGTGGACGCCAACCACTGCCTACCAACGAACCTTTAGGGTTGGTTAAGTTGATTGTCCCTTATACAGGACAACTTAAGGTTACTTTTTCAACTTACACAGGCGCAATTATCCCAGTCAACGGCTTATATGAGCCATATCCTTGTTGGAGACTCTTGCGTCCTAAAGAGGCTCTAGCAGCCATTGATACTTTAGCTTGGTCATGGGATGCGTACCGAAAGCTTTGGGAAAATACTGGTAATGAGTATTGGTATCGGTGTATGTATTACACAGCTTTGACAGAAGTGAGAGCTGCCCAAATAGAAAATTCTTCGGCTTGGTACAAGAAGTACGACGCACAAGACCCTTTTAGACATCCTGGAAGCCAAATTATTATAACTCCTGAAAACGATAGTCGCACTTACGTTGCAACAAGAAACTATGGGGGAGACAAAAACCTTTGGCTTAAAGTAGATTTGACTGCTTCTAACAAATCTTTTCCAACCGTTGAGATTCAAAACTTTGCTGTTCAACCAGGAATAAATACAGATACTGTTGTCCAAGTAGAAGCCGCTTGTTCTCAAGCCACAACATTAGAAGTCGTATTAAGTTTATCTCAAAACGCTTTTGATTTTACAAAATATTATATTTGTCGAATGCCTGTACCCAGCGGCAACGTGCCCACGGTAGCAAACTTTACTTCAAGGGAGTTTGTAAAGTTTGAACCTAAAACAAATGTTTGGAACCCGTTCATTGCCGACAATCCAATTTACACCTACAAGGGAGATGATGGAGAGGTTACTGTAACCCTAGTTAAGTCCTTAATCGATGGCGTTGCTAGAGATGTGTACGCAATTAACTTAAAAGCTAGAGGTGATTATGCTGGCGCAGGCTTTGTCACAAAAGGGATAGCTCCTGATCTGGGTGGTGCCGCTCCTAATTTTCCTTTAAAACTATTCTACAGATTTGAAAGAGTAAACGATGGTGGTTGGCTTTACTTAACAGTTAACGGCAAGAAATATGGAGTTTATCTCGAACAAACACAAGATTGGGCAATTCAAAGTTTAGAACCTTCAGATCTGGTAAATGACGATGATGAAGCTCCACCTTCAGATGGAAAAATTACCAACATTGAGGTTGAATGTAACGGAGACGACAGAGCTATCTTTTATGTTTGGTGGATAGGTTCAGCAGCAGAAGAATTACCAGCGTATGCTCAAACTTACAAAGCAGCTATAGTTTCTAAAGTTAAAACTGCTCACACTTTATGGTGTGGAAACTTTGAGGCTATAGGGGCACCTAGTAATGCCTTGCGTTATGTTCCAGGAGTGAATTTATTCACGGTAAATGTAGAGAATGGTGCAATTGACTCTTGGCGCGGATCTTGCGTGATGGCAGGTTACCAAGACCCTTATCACCTCGTTAGAACAGAGCAATGGGAGCGCTTAGGTAATCAACTGCAATTTTTAGAAGACTCTCAAAATGCTTATCAACAAGCTAATCCTGACAGAATCAATGGACTATTTTATCAAGGTTTTTTGCTGCAATTTTGGGACGCTGTTGATTTTGTAGACAATAGAGGCTACAACGTTTTTACGGAAAATACTATCGATCCTAACTCTGAATGGTGTCAGTACTTTACTCGCCCATTGAAGTCAACAGCTTATGCATGGTATCTATTAGTTGAAAAAGGTATGGGCAAAACTAAATATGCCAAGCAAGCAGAACGAATCGTGATGAGGTTTCTTGGCTTTCTCTTCACTTTTCATAGGAACAGAAACTCAAATCAACCCCCTACAAACATTAGAGTTGATAATGGCGCAAAGGTTCTTTATCACGAACCTTCTACCGCTGCTTTAACGCTTGCCGCCTCTATATTTGCTAACTTGGCTGGTGGCAATAGCCTGATAACTTTCGGAATGATTAAGGGGATGTACGAATATATAAAATCTCAGAAGGTAACTGGCGGTTTGATGGATGGTTCTTTCTCTGCTGGACAACCGGAGTTTACAGTAGATGGTGTCGTTTATCGCGAATATTTCGGCTTTTGGAACTATGAGATAGTCGAATCGCTCTCGCTACTGCATAAATACCGAGAGCAAATTCGACTACCTAATTGTAGTAGCCCTTTATTCTGACAACCCGTACCAACTTGTTATATGTAGCCAACGTCTACGCAAGCAGATATCGTTAATTAATGCTACAGATACACCAAGTTCAACACTCATTTCTTTGCAAGTTAAGTGTTCCTGATTGTCTAGAATCCATTTAACATCATCTTCTGTTAGCTTTGAAGCGTTATGCTTGCTCCCTTGTTGAAAATTCCCACTATTGATTTTGCAAACTTTCAAAACTTCGATTGAGTGTCTTGTGTTCTCTAAAGGAGTTACCCATTCTAGATTGCTTACATAATTGTTGGAAGGATTGCCGTCAATGTGATTGACTTGGTGTTGAGGTGTTGGCGGGTCAGAGATAAAAGCAGTCGCAACAAGTCTGTGAACTAAATATCGCTTAGCTTTTGGCATACCTTTTATCCAAAAACATACTCCCTGATACCCTTTTTTGTTGCTGGGCTTTAGGATTTTGTTGTTCTTGATGCTTCTAACGTTTCCAAAGCTAGACACTTCGTACTCTCCTTCGTAACCCTTGATATCTCGCCATTCCTCTGAAGAAACACTGCTTCGTTCCAGTTGCTCAGCCAACCTTTCTTTTTGAGTTTGCGTGATTATTTTTTGACGATAAAGAGCTTCTTCGATATTCCATCTTTTTTTGCAACAAATGCAATTGCCAGCATGACCAGTATTATTCTTTCTTCTCAGACTTTTCCCAATCGTCCCCCATTCGTGTCCTTTTGGATCTTTGCGACACAATCCCCCTAACACGTAGTTTTGTTCGTCAAATCTCGGACAGTTTACGTAAGTCATTTTTCTGCCAACTCCTGCTACGATCGCTAACTTTTGCTGGCAGATGCACCCCCCCCCCCAAAAAATCAGCTGTCAGTCTTCAGTGATCACTGCCATCGGCTTGCGAAGCTACTGACTAGTAAAGCCTCCACTAAATCTCTAAACCCCTCAATCGTATCTACATCCCAGCGCTTGCAACGTTGGTCTGCAACTGTGTACTGAGGCGAATCTAATATAGCCTCTAGTTCGTCTACGGTCAATCTCTCCATCGTACTCAGTGATCTCACCCCTTGAGATCTTTCGTGAAGCTTGAGGGCATCCTCCTTTGATAATCCCTTCTCTGCCTGCACCCACCAATATGTTCCAGCACGAAGAAGTCTCAACGTATCACCAGGTAACCAGCATCGGTAATATTCAACCTCTTCTGAGATAGCACCAAATTCAATGCCAAAGCAATCAAGAACCAGGTGCAGCTCCTGAACTACTTCGTCAGACGTGGCATACGATTTCATCATTAGTCCTCCTTCAGTACTCTATTGCAATAACTATCGAGACACCTCTGTACAGTCGGATCAAAGTGACCTGACGCAATCATCCTAATCCTTTGTTTTCGCTCATCGGTAAGCCTATATTTCTCTGTAGCTGGCTTTGGTGTTGCGCCCGTCCAGAGATAGGAAAGAATCCAAGCTACTACTGCTAGTACAACAGTGTCTTCCCCATCGGCTGCAAAACCTGCAAGCCGTTGAGTTAAATAATTTGCAGCTACAAAAGTTACAACTAATGAAAAATCAAGGCTTTGCATTTCTTGCTCGTACATAATCACTCTCCAAAGTAACGAATTGGTGGACACACATCATCTACATCTTGCAACGGTTGCCCCCTATAGTAGTCCTCTAGTGCGGCGATCGCAACTGCTGCAACTTGAATCAACTCTACAGCGTAATTGTCACTGTCGCCTTCAAGGATGGCTCTGGCAACCTCACCTGTTTCCTCAGTTAATATCGCCAACCACAAGGAAGGCTTAAGATTCCGAGGCATTGCACCAAACTTTTTGTCTTGTCTTTCTCGTTCATCAATTACTTTCTTGATGACAAGTGCCCTGACTTGATTAGGGTCATTATAATTTATGGGGCTAGCAGGTTCAAGCATTAGTTGTCGTTCTCCGTAATTGTTATAACAGAATTTAGATTGCCAATCATCTGATGTAGCTGGTGAAGATTGTTATTGCCACGAACTATTTCCGAGACGTAATAACTAACCTCATGATCTTCGTATCTTTCAATGATTTCGTCTTCATATTCTTGGTAGTAAAAGTCTACCTTTTGCATTGCTTCTAACAAAACGTTCCAGCCATCGAAGCAAGCATAATGTTCGGCACAGTAACGTAAATGTCTAACAGCCTTAATAAATTCTTGCATCACTCTCCTCCCTCTTCCTTCAACGCCTCATGCAACTGTCGCCACATTTCTGTAGCTATAGCCTCGTCTGCTGGCTTTAGCACCCCACACTTGATACTCCAAGATAAACATTGATAGAGGACTTCCCCTTGAGCATCACTGATAGCTTCCATGAAAGAAAGACAGCGGAAATTGTCTTCGTAATATTTCTTAGTTTTACTCACAGCTTATTGTACTCCTCGATTGCATTGCTAAATCCTTCAATGAACATAGAATCTCCAGTATTCTTGTTAACCACAACATAGTGGGCTACATCAGAATACGAAGGACTCACGACTACTTCCAACTGTTTACTATCGCAGCTAGCGAGAACTTTGATAGCACGACAGTCACGGAAATCTGACATCTTGACGGTGTGTTTCATAGCGTTAATCGAACCTCCGAAAAGAATAACGAGGCGGAAAAGGCATTGAGCGATCAAGATCAACAACGTAATTTACGTCAAATTCAGCTGCTAACACTACTAATGCATCAATGAAATCAGCATCAACGTGCTGGATTACCCTATCTCCTTTCATTGACACAGCACATAAATCTGGATACACCACCTCAATATCCTCGATAACAATTGCATCGGGTTCATTGCGAGGCAAAATGAAATATTCTTCAAGACAGTTAAGCGCACTAACACCAATAGCAACCGCTAGTCCTACTGTTGGACAAATGCTACAAATAGCCAAGGTTCCAGCAGCAGTGATACAAGCGTAAGCCTTCTGTTCATGACTGCGACATTCGTACTCTTCCTGAGTTCTTAAACCTTTTTCGTACAACTTGTAATTGTATCCTCTGAGATCTACTATTTCATCTCTCAATGTCATCTTACTTCCTCCTTACAAAGCCCCGATTCTTTTTAAGTGTTGCTGATAAAACCATTCTATTTTGTCGTGATGTTCAAGCATATCAACATACGAACAATCTTCATCAATATAGTAACCGACCTTAAACTCACTTTTGAGTTCTATTAAAGCGTCAACAAAATCACGATCTACATCTTCGATTAAGTCATCGTTCTTTGTTGCAATAATAAGCCATTGTGGGTAAACAACTCTGATATCTTCTATCGGAACACCCTGGACAATAGAAGGATCGTCCAATATTTCAGATATCGTATCTCTCAATGTCATCGTACTTCCTCAGTTACTTTTCTTACTAATGTTGGCTGATGCACCCCTGAAAAATCAGTAGGGTTTCACAGCATGAATCATTGACATTGGAACTTCAATGAAATCACAACCATGACGACTGTAACCTTCTACTTGAGGGTAGTGACTGAATGCTGCCTGCTTGCCAAAATATTTAGCTTGTTCCATTGATTCAGCCGTGTAGACGAGTATTCGACTAGCAAAACCAACTTCGTGACTCGCCCAACAATAACCTGCGTACAACTTTAACATCTCAGATCCCTCCTACTTAAACTTCACTCTTAGTTGCGGCTTCAGCTCCGTATGGGAAGCCTCTAGCTCCTGTAGCTGCACTAATGCTGCCCTGCCCTTATCCGTATTGCTGAGGTAGGCAATCTTCTCCTCCAAAGCAGTTAGTTCCTCCGCATTTCGTGCTTGGGCGATCGCAACCTCCTCCTTCACCACTTCCCTGAGTTCTAGTATCTCATCGGTTGGTACAACTGTAGGCACCATTGCCACAGAAGCATAACCATCGTCACCAATCCAAACTTTTGTATCCTCCCGTTTACTCGACTTTCGCAACGCTAGAGCTTCTTTAGTAGCCCCAATTTGAAGGATGCGACACCACCCCTGAAGTCCTTCGAGTTCCCTCTTGTGATGGATGTATTCCTCCAGTGGGCTTCGTTCTCTCATCGTAGTTTACCACGTTTCTAAGGTTTCTGCAAATCGTTCTAACTCTTCTATTATACCGTTGAGCCTCGCAAGGGAAATCCTGCCGCTGACCAGCTCAGCAATGGTGGACTCTAGCTGAAGTCCGTACATTTGCTGTACTTCCATTTCTGAGAAGAAGCAATAGTAGGCTACACGAACTTGTGCGATCGCATCTTCGAGGTACGGTAGTCGGTCACGAGAGCAACAGGTAAGGGAACGTTCCTTCAAAGTTCGTATGGCATTGATTAAAGTTTGCATGAGTAGATGTGGGATGAAGTTTAGTACACCAATCTACCACACAAAGGTTACTAGAATCTGGAAGCGCACCCACAAGTTCAACCATCTGTTCTTGTAGCGGCACCTAGCAGCTCCGTGAAGCCACACAAGTATCTTCGACAAGCAAATCATCATCTGAACTTCCATCATCGGTTTTAGCGCGAAAATTTGCGGCGTGGCAGGGGCGGAACTCTTGCTCCGGAGTTGTAACGGTATTTCGTGTGAGGATTGTTGATCTTGATTTCGATGAACACGAGAATGTTTGTTCTTCCAGGGTCTTCGAGTCCCAGCGTGAGCAACCGAGATTCTTCCTTGCGCGACATCCTCTTGTAACCTCAAAACCTGCTGTCCAACCCGCTTGCGAGATAGTTAGTCTTTTCTTAGTCTCTTTATATATAAGAGGAGTGGATCAATTTGATCCGGTCACTAGATCAATTTGATCTTGTCATAACAAGTGGAGACTAGTCCAATTTGATCCGGTCTTCACAAAAACTCATCGTGGTGTTGCAAGAGTTTCGAGCTGCCCACACCACAAATCGCGACACTTTACGTCACATCTGTCTCTAGAGCTACAGTTGATTCCCATAGCAAGTTTTGCCACTAAAGCGTACGATAGAGGCAAAGATTTCTATTTAAGATCAAAGATTATGCCAGAAGTCCCCGATTCCCAAGCCCCATCCTCTGAGGAACAACAGCTCTCCTCAGAAGCTCTCGTTGCTTCCCAGGAGGCTGAAGCTGTAGCCGAGATGCCTGCCGAAGAGAAAGAAGCTCTAGAGAATTCGCCCTACAAGGAAGGCGATGTGTATTCCTACATGAATCCTGCCGGACAGAGCTACCAGATCAAGGTTGAGTCTGTCAACGGTGATATGATTACAATTCGCAATACCACTGTCAGTGCCGAAGCTCAGGAGGTAAGCCTTGATGAAGCGAAGACTATCCTTGACTCAGCAGCTCGGACGTAATCAGTGAACAATGAACAGTGATCAGTAGTCAGCATTTGTTAACTGATCACTGTAAACTGATAACTGACTCATGCCGCTCTTGCTTACCTTTGTTTGCTTGGGCGGCTTTTGTTGTCTGGAGGAACTATGGGATATAAAGTTAAAAGATTTTTGCGGTGGTACGACAAGATTTCTGAAGCACTCGTAGGACGAATAGAACTGAAAGATGTCGCGTTAGCCAAGCTACAGCAAGCTTTTGGTGCAGATGCGAACAATCCTATGTACGACTGTTATCTCGTAGAGACTGATGCCCAATGTCGGCTCCTTGAATCAATTGTCGATATCTCGATTCGTCAGTATGCCTGGGATTACTTCATTGAGGCGGATACAATTTAGAGTGCGGGTGAAAGATTTTTGTTATTATAGAATAATGCTGGCGAACTCAAGCAATGCACCAACATTACCTGAGTTCACTACCACCAGCCGACAACCCCTAGAACACGTAGAGGTCATCATGATCAATACTATCATTCCTCACACGTTCAATGAGAGTCTTATTCGTCAACTTTCAGAAGAAACGTTGATCAATGGGCAGCTTGTGCCCAAAGGCTATTGCAATGCAACCGAAATCTGTCAAGCCAACAACAAACGTTGGGCTAAATATTTGGAGTTTAGCAAAACCCAACCCTTTTTAGACGCGTTGGCTGAGGTTAGTCCCGCTCAAGGACTGACCCATGTGATAACAATTTCCGATGGATTAAACGAATATCGGGGAACTTGGGTTAGTTTACCTGTTGCAATGAATTTAGCTCAATGGTGTTCGCCAAAGTTTGCGGCTTGGGCTTCAATTGTTTTGAGTGCAATAGTCCAAGGTGAGTTTCAGCCGTTAACCAAAGAAGCTGCGATCGCTCAACAAAAGCTACAAGAGTTATGGCAAGAGATTCGAGATGCTTCAAAAGTTGCTTTTTGGAACTTAGGTGATGCAACAAAAGCTTATTTAGATTCGCACTCCAACTTGTCAGAAAATTATCGACGTTTCATTTACTCCAATTGCCAAGATACAGTAAATCGTGGAATTTTGGGGAAAATGGCAAACAAAATTCGTAGCGAGCTTGAAGTTACAGACTTGTTACGTGATCACTACAAGGCTGAAGCGCTGGAACGCATCCAAACTGTTCAAAGAATTGCTGCTATTCAAATAGTGAACAAGGGAACAGAACCCTTGAAGGCAGTAAAGGACACACTAGAGTTTTGCGGTTATGAAGTGATTAATTACAACTAACCCCCACCCACAACCCCTGTTGTTCGCCGCTGCACCCTGTAGCGGCTTTTGTTTGGCTTTAGTCCAACCACTCAACTTGTTTGGAACAATCAATCATCCGCCCTGGTTCGGTGCCCAAGTAAAACTCTGTCAAAGTCTCACTGTCAATGGCAATCTCTCCCTGTTTCGTATGGATATTGTCGGGATTCCAAAGCAAAGTAATTTCTGCCTTATAGTGATCAAGTCCATCTCTGTGACCAATGTAATCTCCAAGGATACCTTCACACAAAGGTTGACCCGCCTTAGAACCAATCTGATCAACTCTAAACCTTCTCATCATCCTATTCTCCAATAGTTTTCACTAAAGTAACACTGGTAAACCCGAACGTCAACTAGGGCAACTGCTGTGAGCTACAATGGTACGAAACACTTTGTAGTAACACCGTGGTTAGACGAAATAAGCCAATCCCACCTACTCCTCTCATTGAACTGCCAGAGTTGACGGATGACATTGACGCACCCCTCAACCTCACACCCTATCAGCCAGGAGACGAGCTGTTTTTCAGTCCTCCATCAGGGGTACCCTACTCAATCATCATTGAAGCCATTGAGGGCACGAATGTTACCTTTCGCAACAGTATTCCTGAGTCAATGAAAATGACATTGGAGCTATCGAAAGCACAAGAGATACTAGAGTCGCAAGCGAGGATACGGTAGTGGCACTATTGCCTATCAATATGGTGTTGTTCGTGCCTGAAGGAGCTGTGAGCTTAGCCTATGACGAGTACGGTAACCCCGTTGAACAACGTCCAGCGATCGCACAGTACCTTCTGTCAGTCACCGAAGATAACCAACAACCAGTCCTCAAGTCAAATCCTGGCTTAGATACCGCTACCACAACCTACAGTGGTCGTTGCATGGGAAAGGTGAAAGATACTTCGTTGAAAGAACCTGACTTGTACGCCCCCGCTAACATCGATAGTCGCGCTAGGTTCCTACCGTCCACGTTAGTTAGCAATAAGCGGTTTGACTGTGAAATCACTGACCCTGCAACGAAAGAAAAGCAGAAGGGATCTTTTGTAATCCTCTCTGCTTTCCAAAGTCGTTTTAGAGTAGTAACCAAAGTCCTTGGTTCACGTATCAATGGCTACTTTGAGTTTGGGAGGTAACAGCTGTTAGCTATTAGCCGTTAGCCTCAAGGTATTCTTCGGGTGTCGGCATATTCTCTATGAAGTCAATATCAAGTTCCTCCCCAAATTGTTTGACTGCCATTCCCAGTACAGACCAGGCGTTATCTTGGTTGATACTCAACAAAGTATAGGGTGCTAAACCGGGATATTGCTCAATGAGATATTGTTTGCATATCTTCGGTCGTGACCCCTCCAAGAATGTGAACTCGCTTGCAGGTTCTCCTGTCATAAACTCGACAAGCTTTTTTGCATTCTGTAGTCCTCGTTCAAAGCTAATGCCTGTAACAATTGTTAACACTGTCTCGATTGCAAATTTCATGTCAAACTCCTTGATTGATCGTTAAATCTAAACTGTATCTACCGCTTAACATTTGTAAACACTGGCACATATTCGTCGCACTCGCGATAGTGTTCCCAGTTGATACATTCGTTAGCTACGTAGATGCAGACAGCTGACTCAACACTTTTCGTAGCAATTTTACCTTTGAAATCTGACCACGGCTTCCAAGCTTGAAATGAATCTTCGACAGTGCCTGACCAAATCAATGTGTATCCTTTCATCTCAGATTGTCCTCCCACACTTGCTTTGCTTCTGGTGTTAACCAACCATACCAAATCAGGATCGGTTTCACGTAGATTGTTTTCCACCCACAAAAGCTCCAGCCGTTTGCTTTAGTCCACTTGGGCGCATACATGAATCTGACATTGAAGAATGTCATTGATTACTCATCCTCATCAGAGATTACTTCCACTTCCGCATCAGCCTCATAAATGTCAGGGTAACTAATGCCAAAATAAGTAACTTTGTATTGTTCGGGGTATGATTCGAGGGTAACAACTGACTCAATCGTTAAAATTCCTTTGCCGACACTGTGAATCACAATCATTCCCGCCTCTAGTTCACTCGCTTTAACTTTCATCCTCTTTCCTCCAAAACTTTCCACTACTATAACTCGACTTGTCGAACTATGCAAACATCGTCTTACCAACAACCGTACACTATCGAATCACTAGAGCTTGCGATCGCCGCCCTAGAGCCGAACCCTTGGAATCCCAATGAGATGTCATCGTTTATGGTTGACAAAGCACAGGAATCCCTTGATAGGTTTGGACAAATCAAGAGGGTCATCGTTAGACCTCATCCAACTGAAGAGGGGCGCTATCAAATCTTGGATGGTTACCACCGTTGTCGTATTGCGGGTCTTGCTGGCGAAACAATGATGCGTTGCGAAGTTGTTCACGGCATCCCTGATGCAGAAGCTAAGCGATTGGGTCTTGCTCTCAACGACATCCACGGTGACAACAATCGTGAGAAGCTAGGGCAACTCTTGTGCGACCTAGGGGCGGCTGAAGATACTGATGCACTCCCTTGGAACGAGAATGAGATCGAACACCTCATGGGACTTGGCAGCGATGATGACGACGAAGAGGTAGATGAACCCGAAATCTCTGATCCACCCGACACTACTGCGGAACCACCCCTCGATGAACTAACAACTGTTATCCTTTGCATGACTCCAGTTGGCGTAGATAAACTAGGGCAGTGTATGAGTCTACTACAATCTGAACTAGGACAGGTAAGTGATCAACGAGAGGCTACGGGATTGGTGGTGGAAAGGTTGTGTGAGGGATACCTAGGTCAGTGATTCCAGCACAAGCTCTCCAGCAGGCAATAGCTTGTAGACGACGATAAACAAAGAATTAACCTCACGAGAGATCCAATTTTCTTCAACCATGTCTTGTAAGCAAACCTCAAGTCGCCACGGAAGAATACCAGTGCAAAGTGCAATGGCTTCTAACGTAGCTTCATCGTTGCGGTATAGAAAGTCTAGGACTTCCTTCATATCTTCTGCTGCTATCATTGTTCCCCTCCTAAAACACATAGCTAATACTCCAAGTCTTCGGCTCCTGAGAAGTCCCCAGAAACTCTTGCACAGCCGCTACAATAGCTGGCGTTAGTTGCGATCGCGCTTCAGTCTCCTTCACGACAAGATCCGACAAATCGACTTCTTTGATTTCAAACTCTCCCCAGGAAGCGATTGAGTGCCCAATGACGACTCCTTCTTCTTCCTCGTAGCCAATCATGTGATACCTTAAACCAACCTTCTTGCAAAATTCATTGATTGCAACGTCTAAAGTGTCAACGTCTTCATCATACTTTTGCCACAAAGCAGTAAATTCTTCATCGTCCTCTGTAATCAGGATTCCGTACCAAATATCTTGTTGCGGATCTCTCATGATGTAGTCTCCTAAAACATATAGCTGATAGTCCACGTTTGCGGTTCCTGTTGTGTGCCAAGGAACTCCTGTATTGCTCTGACGACTTCTGGTGTAAGCAGACATTTAGCCTCAGCCTCTTTAATGGCGAGATTCGAGAAGCTTACTTTCTCTACCTCAAAGTCACCCCAACTAACAATTTGCTTGCCTATGATGATGCCGTCTTCGGAGTCATAGCCGATGAGATGATATTCTAATCCAAACTTTTTTGCAAAATCTTCGACAGCCTCAACTAGAGTCTCTAGGTCGTCATCATGTCGTTCCCAGAAGTCTACTAGCGCATTGTAGTCTTGACGTTCTTTGATAACAATTCCATACCAAATATCTTGTTGTGGAACGATGCTCATCTTCTCGCCTCCGAAAGTTCACAACAGTTTAACATTAGTTTGCTTTTGTGCCAAGGTGGGGCTAGATCTCGACTGTAGGATTTGGGTCAATGTCAATTTGCCATCCCAAATAAATGTCTTGTGCCTTCTCGTATATTTCATCCCACATTGCATCAGTAATCTCATCAACCTCAATGTTAAATCCATCGTCAACAAAGATTGAGGTTGAATCATGAGCAGACGTTTCACCAGGGTAACAAGAATACGCTACGTATTTAAAAATCAAAGCTTTCACAGGGATTCCTCCGTTGGTTTTATTGCTATGATAGGAAAAAGCCGACAAGCCTAAGAGATGGAGAGAACATCCCAAAGGCTCACTACCATCGGCAGTAAACCCTAGTCCAATTAGGATCTACCATGTCTAATCTAACAGTTTTTCTCAAGCAACTTCAAGATGAATTTCGTGTTGATACCACGGGCAAAGTATTCACGTCGATACGTGGTGCCGCTCGTTTGGCAGACGTAGATGACGGAGGCATAAGCAAGAGCTTGAAGAGTGCCACTGACGAGAAGCCACGTCCATTGGCTCTGTTCCTTGTGCAAGAAGGATTTAAGCCTGCTGACCTACTTGAGTGGGGTGAAGTTGGCATACCTGACATTGGGCTTGGGTTGATACTGGAATATTACGGATATGAATGCCAAGAGCGATATCGAACTGAGCTAGCAAAACAATGCTGTCGGGCTTTTCGATCTGTTGGAATCCGAGCTTGGATACAAAAGGAACTTGACTGGGAAAAACCTAAGTCTACAGCGGATATGCTGATAATATATGCTCAAGCCTTCAAGGAGCATGAGGAGCGAATGAGTCGCATTGAACAGCAGAATACTGAAATTAAACATCAACTTGAAGCTATCGATATGGAGACAGCAGCCAACACTGCTGAGCTAGAGCGATTCTCGAACGGTCACGGATTTTGGACAAGCATTGCAGGTTGGTGCAAAACTCACGACATTAAACAGTCTACTCAATGGATGTCGATTCAAGGACGTAAGGCAAGTGCCCTATGCAAGCAGAAAGGATTGAAGCCTGTGCCCATACGTGACCCTCGATATGGCGAAGTTAACACTTACCCTGACAGTATCCTAGCTGAATTAACTTGGGATTAACCTCCCGCCACACCCACACACAAAAGCCGCCCAAGGTAGCTATTGCTTTCTCAAGGCGGCTTTTGTATACCAATTCACCTTATCTGTGACAACAAAGAGTTGTAGTGCTAAGGCTGCATCCTAGTTAGGCGTGATAGGTAGCACACGCAGGCTATACTTCATTATCACTGATTTTTATCAGAGATCTTCTGTACTGTCTGACAGAGGTTAGCGATCGCCGCTTGAGCTTCCACTAGTGCAGCTTTAGCCTCCGAATAGTGGTCGAACAAAGGTTGTTCACCAATATGGGCTACTGTCTGCTCTAGTAAGTCAAGTTTATCTTCAACTTCAATGAAATGGTAGGGTTCAAGATTTGTCATAGCAGGCAAACTCCTAAGAATTCTTCACCTAAATTGTCGGTAGCATCAGGGTATACTTCTCGTTCAACGTAACTTTCTACTTCATCGGGTAAGCGGCACAACTTGGTTAAACCCACGACAGTTATTTGTTGCCATACCTCGAACTCTGCATCCAGCACAAATACTTCTGGGTCACTAGGGATTTCTTGTAGCTTAGCGATCAGTTGTGACTTCTTCATTGCATACTCTCTCAAGGAACTCTTTGATTTCTGAAACATCAAAACTCATCTTGCCACCATAATCGTCAATCCAACACCTCCAGTAACCTTGTGGTAAAACGTAATCGATTCGTACCTCTTTGCCACAATAGTTGCCTCTAGCTTCTAACGGTGCCCGATCACGAGGGAGTGACTGTTGAATGGATGTCAGATGGATCAAGTCACCAAAGTTAGTCTTGATAACTTTCGCAAACTCAATCAAATTGTTCACCTTTTACTCCTCTGTATACTGTTGCAACAATTGTACTGCGTCAACGTGCATTGGTTTGTCATGGATACCAAGGGAGAAGCGAGTGGAGACGATCTTGTCAGCAAGAACAAGGTACACATCCCACAGAGAATATTGTCCATCAGAGAAATTATCGCATACAGCCGACAAATCGAATGTCACGATATAGTTACCAACTTTGAAAGTGAGATTGGTCATTGGTGGTACAAGGAGTTGAAGTGGGTTGAACAAAGTGAACCTGCTTGAGCAAAAGGATGCCTGTTAGCGTTATGGAACCACTTATTGTTGTCAGAAGTGCCGATGCAAAACCCAAGAAATTCCAATCAACTTTCATCTCGACTTCATCTCCGTAATCTTCACGAGTACGATACGCCAATTCTGCTGGTGTAGCCGATTCTCAACATTGCCTTTGTATCCTAGGCGTTGTGCGCTAGCTCGTACCTTTTGTTCGACCTCTTCGCGAGTAGTCCCTGCATAGTGTGGTAGATACATTGAACCTGCGGAGGGGCTAATGGATTTGACTATCCAGAGGGTATCTAGGTGTGGCATCCTCAGTTCTCCATCCAATCATATTTGGTCGTGAGGCGAATGTAATCTTCTGCGTTCATCGGCACCCAAGAAGTGCCAGAGCCTTCATCAGTAGCCAGAGCCTCCTCAGCTAGCACGAGTTGTAGGCGGGCGATCGCGTGTTCAGGAGAGTCAGCCTCAATGATGTAGACTAGGAACCCCCACATCTGATAGTTGCCAAGGTAACCATAGGCTTTAGCATCAGCATCTTTGAGATTGTCAGGGGTTCTTACAATGTCCAAGAACTTGAAGCCTTTGTCGGTAATTACGATGTGGTAGCGTCTAACTTTCACTGTCACTCCTCAATAATTTGTTTTACTTGGTGGGCAGAAATTTATCTTTCTCAATGATAGTACTACGATTAGCCACAGATTCCAACACATCAACGTTCGCTAACTTTTGTTGACTCCAGTCGGCTATATCACCTCCTTCAGGACAATCACTCCACACTTCCAAGGGATCTAGGACTACGATAGGAAACTTATTCTTCGGTAGTACTGGAGCTGCACACGCTTGCCATAGTTTAACGGCTTTTCGATATCCCGGCAAGTCGTAGTCGGGGTAGTAGCAGATGCCACTAATGCCTTGTGATCGCAGCACTAGCAGTGAAGCCATGAGGTCGTTAGGTGTCCACGATGCTCCCTGCCAAGTTATAGCAACGATGCCCAACTCTCTTGCGAACTCAACGCATTTCTCTCCTTCGCAAGCGAGAATCCAGGAGCCATGACCGTACAACTCTGCCTCATCGATTCTGTAGGGGAACCAGACTTTCGTACCTTTACCCCTGGAACCATTGAAGTAAGGGATAGTGAATTTGTCTTCTCCCTCGTAATACCGATGCACCTTCTGAGACTGCGAGTAAGTATACCACGTTTCCTGTGCCAAGTCAGCCTTCACTGGTTTGGGGAACCTTGCGAGCTTCACAGGACTTTGGATTAGTGCTGGCAGGTACTTCCGTGGTTGCTGTGAGGAGTTGCTGCTGCGGTGTCCTAGTGGGGCTACAGCTTCTCTAATCTCTTCTCGTGGGCATTCGCTTGTCCAGCAACTATAGGCTCCTGTAGCCTTTGATATCGTTAGTCTACGACCGTTACAGATCGGACACTCACAAACAAATTCTGAGGATAACTCAGAGATGACTGTTAAATTTTCGAGGTGGGTTCTGATGTCAAATGCCATGAAGCACCACTACAAGGTATGTGAATGATTCTACTCCTTAAGTAGATGCCTCCTGAGTGGAACTTTATACAACTCCCGCTTCTTGTGCCAAGTGCAAGTGTATCCTTCTGATGCTTGCCTCTCTGACACTTGCAGCTAACATCATTGCACACACAAAAGGTTGATGCAAGTTGCACCATTCAGGATTCAGGAACAAATCTGTTCGATTACGATCTATGCCTGCCTCTTCAAGGATGCGAGCGAAGTGAATTCGAGCATTCATGTAATTCCAGTTAGCCTCCTCAAATTCCCACCACTCAGCACAAGGAATCAGCTCCTTAATCTTATCGATAGGCACTTCTTCCTCAATGTAAGACCCTGGTCGAAATCCTCGCCATACAGACTCTTTCTCTGAATAAACTAGGTCTGTCCAGCCAGAAGATTCAGCCCAATCCAAAATTGTACGCTTGTTCCACTTAATTAATATCATCGCTTCTTCACCAATACAGGACTACCTTACCCGACTTATCGACAAAACACCAATGTTGCCAGGAGGGATTAGTTGCAGGAATATTCGCTTCGGTTGGACGCTCCCACAGATATTGTGCAAAGTTATCGATGGAAACATTGAGGTCTACTAGGTCAGCCTCATGTCCGTCGAGGATATTTTCAGGATCTTCAACTAACTCTTCCGCAGACAACAGGAAATGAATGGTAGCTGTAGACTCCCACTGCTCAACAGTTACACCATCAAGGTTGATATAAATTGTGTAGGTGCGATAGGGGAAGGATACGATGCGTGGTGAGGAGATGAGGGTTCTCATAGATCGTCGGGATAGAAGTGACCAAGCAATTCAGGGTCATTGTCAGCATTATCGCAATCGGCATCCACCCAATATGTTGACAATGCAAAATTCCAATTGTTGCCTTCGCAAGCTGAATTCTTGTGGGACACCATGTACTCTTTAGCGTTATCGAGTGATGAAGCGATATGCATCAAATCTGTTTCAATGATTGATACTCCACCAATTTCAACTTCTTCCTGAACTTCAACAACAAATACTTGCATCTTCATCGTTTCCTCCTATTCTACTCAAAAGCCAGCACCCGAAAGCACTGGCGTTACACTGGTGTAGCGATGGCGACGAATTAGTTATTCGTCATCATCTTCCAACTCTTCTTCTTCGATTTCGATCTTGCTGAGAATACCGTGGAAAAAGTTTCCTTCAACAACTTTATCGTGGACATCCCACTCGCCAATCTCAAAGAAGAAGTCTTTGGTAGGTTCTTCATCGTCGTCAAAGCTCACGTTTTGTCGGGCTTTAGTGACTGCCTCCTCCTCAGACTCAGCATTGACTTCAACAACAAAGTAGCCTGTAAATGGCAGTCGAATGTTGTACCTCTTCATCCTTGTCCCTCCTGTTCACGAACGTTTACATTGATGCAAACATGACCTGTTGGTGTTACGTCAGCCCAGAAGTGGGCATATGAACCATCTTTGAAGTGAACCATAATCTCTGATGCCGACAATGTTCGTACAGAAAATACTGTCTTGTCAATAATGGCATTGGGGTCACGCAAGATATTAGGTTGGATACCCATCTTCAGCTACCTCTAAGTTTTCGCCTATCTCGTGGATGCGACTAACGCTGAGTTCAGCTACCTTCTCCTTGTAGCCATCCTTCCGTTCAACGGTATTCATCCGTAGCGCACCCTCTACTGCGACCCTTTGCCCACGCTGGAACCCTTTCAATGCTTCGGAAACGTTTCCATAAGCAACGATACAGATGTTCGCAGGAGCTGGCTCTTGGTCACGACTATGAAACTGAAAAGTAGCCTTAGCGATAGGAGTTTGGTTGTCAGTGGTGTAACGAAGTTCTGGTTGTGAGAGGAGTGTTCCAATGAATGTTGCACTGTTCATTGCTAAATACCTTAGTGATGTGGACGTAGATTCCTGATAATCGAGAAAGTCTGTGGTGATGCGAAAATTTAGAAGCCGTACTCATCGGTAGCGGTCGTTGCGGGTGCCTCACGATCATTCTTGCTACCCAACAGATCTAACTTATCCACCTTAATCACTGGTTTGGAACGCTGTGCCCCTGATGTGCGATCATCCCAACGGTCAATCTTTAGTGAACCAGAGATTCCGATGAGGGAACCCTTTCTCACATAGTTAGCTGCAACCTCGGCAGTCTTTCCCCAAATCTCTAATTCAAACCAGTCAGTCTCCTTGTTCTTTGATTGGCGATTGACAGCTAAACTTAACTTAGCCTTCACTTTCCCTGATTCAAAGTACTTCACATCAGGATCTCCGCCAACACGACCAACCAAGTTCACTGAATTTAGCATTGTTTTTTCCTTTTACTATTCCTTCAACTCTTACGCCCGGAAGGAGGAGCGGTGCGATATCTTTTCGGTGGGCGATCGCGTTCCCACAACTCACTTCGTTCGTCTAGTAACTATCGAGCAAAGCTTTCTACTTTAGTAGTGTACCACATATTCGATAGTTACTATTTGAGCGCAGCGAAACTCAGTTGTCAACAGTTAACAATCTTAGGTATTCATCGTAGTCTACTCTGTTGTAGATGCAAACCCAATACATCCTCATTTTTTGCCAACCTTCAGCAATGTTGTTCCAAGTGAGGACTTTGTTTCCTTCATCATCCTCGAAGTAACCAGAGCCAGAAGCCGCAAGAGTCACAGAAATGTTGCCTGTGCCCCACTCCTTCCTCAAACATTGAAGATAATAGTAAATCTTGTCTACGTCACTGTTAACGTTAGCTTCCATTGTCTCCTCCTGCACGTCTTAAGCGAACCCGTAGCAACGTCTTCTCTGCCAACACCTTAGCCCTTCTAGCAGCCTCCCTCATTGCAATGCGCCCTTGGCTAACTTCTGTAGTTAACACATCATTGACGATGAGCTGCAAACACTTCTCCATCAGTTGCTCATTGGTCAACGCAGTTGCTTCACTATCGCCCACCTTTATCACACAATTGTAGTATACTTCGTCGCTATCGTTACCGATAGAAGCAAGTGTGTGCAAAAAGTTTTGCAATAGCTCCTCTCGTGACCTACCGGAAATCTCGATGTGGTTTTTGACCATTAGCTTAGCTCTAGAAGTTGATAGAGCTTGTAGATGGGAATACGTTCTTCAATTGTGATCCCTTTCCTATTCTTGTATGTCTGAACCAAGGATACTTCGAGTTGTATTCCATCTTTGAACATTACTCGACATGAATCTTCGTTCATTGGTTCAACGTACAAGACTTCTTCCTTGCGTAAAATGTAGCCATTGAAGTTGATATACGTGTTAGCCATTACTCCTCCAATAGTTGCCTTAGTTGCTCTAGCAAGACTTTAGCCTGCTGGGATACTGATGTAACCCCTTGGTTTTCCTCGAACCACTGAGTCATCGCTTCGAGAATGAGATTCTGACAGATTATTCGATCACTGTAACTCCGACACTCATCAAGGTTCAACAAGTCTCTATCGGAAGCCAACAGTTTCTCCAGCAGTGCATTTGCCTGCTCTTGCGGCGATCGCACTAGCTTCTGTTGGGCGGCTGTGGGAGACTGTAACATTGCCTTGACACCTATATCCAAGGCTTCTTTGATAATTGTGCTTTTGCGCCTGCCAGTTTTTTTCATCATCTCTTCAATGGCTTCTCCTGTATCAGGGTAAATGATGACTGACAGCATTGGATGTTTTGTCGGCATAACGTTCTCCTCTTACATATAGTTTAACACAGTTCACTCAAAATCGTTAACTCTATGGTAAAATAAAAATAACCGCCAGAGAAAATGTAGTTGACTCAAGCGGTTATCACTTATCACTGAAAACAATGCTATCACGAAATGAGTCTGATTTTATCTTCGGTACAAATGGTCATGCCGGATTGTCGAATCGTAAAGCAGCAGAGCTTTTGAAAGTGCAACACACAAGCGTAGATGACAGCTTGAAGCCTGGAGTGACTTTCACTGATTTAGAGCTTGAATTGATTGCTACGCAAGGATTTCAGGGTGGAGTGCTTGTGAAACTGGCTAAGCGTTTTGCAAGATCTCCTTTCGTCAAGGCAGAAACTCGTGAACACTGTCTTGACTTCTTGGAGAAAGTTGGGATTGTCGGTGCCCAAACTTTTATCAACAAAATGGCTGGGGTAATGGAACCCAAAGATAATCAACCGTTACTTTTGCCTGAACAAAGGCTTGATATTGGAATAAGAGCAATCGAGTTGTTCGGCATTGATAAAGACAATCCTCGGTTTGCTCAAGGTCTGAAAGATTGGTGCATGAATCTTTTGCTTAGCGACAAGCTATTGCCAGAATCATCTGAGCAATGGCTGGGTGTAGCTGAGAGAGCCGAAGAGTTGGGTTATGGTCGTGTAGGATCAGACTTATCTTTAAGGACACGACTAGGTTCTTTTGTTGGGAAGGTAGATTTGGAGAGGAAGCGAGAAGAAAGGTTGTGCAACGGAACCACTCGTAAAATCTGGGTCTACAAAGTTTGCCAAGAGCTAGACGATGTGATTTGTGATTTCTTCAAACAACAGTAGCGCACCCTGAAGCAACTAATGTAACTTTAAGCCGTCTGTAGTTACTGCGCTACGGGCGGCTTTTATGTGATTCCTTTTCCCAGCCAGGGTATCCGTAATCAGTCTCTCCCGAAACAAGTCCTAGAAATTTTACCTTTGCTTCTTCTTCATTGCCAAGCCCCATGTAGCTGTCAACGTATGGTAGTAGCTTGTCTAGAGACTTGCGCTGTCGAATTTTGTCCAATGCTACTGTCAATGCCTCATCGCTAGATCTGAAGTCAGTGTTGTATGCCGCTTTCCCGTATGCAGAGATTAATGATTCTGCTTCTAGTTCTGTTAGCTCTAGGATGTCAATGAACAAACTCTTCAAAAGGGATGCTACTTGACGTGGTGTAGCCAGCATTGTATTGGTGCGTTCTGTGAAGTCCGAATCCTTCCGCCACTTTCGCAACAATAGAGCTACGACTCTTCTGTAGTGTTCTTTTGTTTCCACAGGAAAACTTGAAGTTAATTGCATACTTCGTACTCCTAACTCTCTGTAGTATACCACAAGTTTTAGTAGCGCACCCTAGCAAACTATAGCGGCATCACTCCCACTCTTGTAGCAGCCACGGCTTTTGCGGCATTAGTTTACCTTCGGCTTTGGGGATGCTGAGGCGAGCGTCATACTCGTCCCTGAAGTGGAACCTTTGCTCATCAAAGGACATCAGCTCCCAGACACTATAGTCGATACATTCATCTTCGTCCAAGAACAGAATCCTGTACCAGTCACCAATCGTAATGCTTGTCATCATTGCATTATCCTTCTTAATTTCCGTAGCATACCACAACTCATCGATTCAGCCAATAGGTGGTCGTGCAGTTCGCACAAGTGATATTGGCAGCAACACCTGACTTCGTGCCAATGATAAAGGAATCCCTAGCATTGCAGATGGGACACAAGTAACTGTTGTTAGCTTTTGTATCTTTGGTGAGGGCACGAGCGATCGCATGGAAGAGATTATTCATGGGTGACGCCCACTATTGCGGCTTGAGTTTCCGTTAGACAACCTTTGTTGGCAGCTAGAACGTGAGCCAGATAATCGGATACTCCTAATGCTGTCATCTCATAGTAAATCTTGTCATACCACCCGACAGCCGTCCATCCACCTTGAAAACAATAAGTCAAAGACTCCAGATACTCATTCCAAACCTTTTCGTCTAGTCCCTGAAGTTCGCTAAGGTATTCAGGATATATTTTAGCGACCATCGCTACAACTTCTTGCTTGAGGATGTCTTTGATATCAGTCATTGTAATTCCCTTCGCTCTGGATGAATTGGTGGTTGCAGGGGATGCCAATAGGTAGGCACTTCGATGATTCCTTCATGGAGCGTAAGCCACATATCCTGATCTTCAGTGTTCATGTCATAACTGCGTTTCGCAATATATGGCTGGGTTTCCGTGAAGCCTGACCTTGCTACCCAAACATATTCCCCATGCTCAGGTAGGCTGTCAGAAGTCTTACGCCAAAAATAATATTCCTGTGTTGGATAATAGTCTTGCATTGTCTCCTCCTAAACTAAGTTTTCTCTCACACCACACTCTGCAAACTTTAGCCTTCTTGCTTTAACTCTTGCTGGCTGTAGTAGGCTCTCTCGTACTCTAGTCCTTCAATGAGGTCTTCAAGGGTGTAGAACTTAAACATGACAACATTAACTGGAGCGACAACTTCTCCTCCCTTGGATGAAATGTGAATCGTATATTCTGCATTAGCTAACTTAGACACCTGATGTAACAGGGTCATTACTTTTGCAAGTTCTACTGTCTCTTTGTTCGCTTCTGCCGACTCTAGTTGGCTATAGTTTGGCGCAATCCAAAATAGATCGAGTTCCTCTGGGACTTCTTTGAGCTTAACTAGTACCCCTGATTGAGACACTGCACCAAATGTAATACTTTCTATCGTCGCTTCCCGATATCCTTTTTGAGCATCAGGGTAACTCGTTAGAACTTTGTCCCCAGCACCAAATGTTTCTGCCCACTGTTTCTTTGTTTTCATCTTCATCTCTCCTGAACTCTCTGTAGTATACCACAGTTGACTAAGGTGTGTAATCGTAGATGATCTCAAACTTTGAGGATTTGTAAACTTTGTCAGCGATCTCCTTCCGGAGATGTTGGATCTGGAAGTCGGCAAATCCTATCTCACTCAAAGCATTGTAGAAATCAGGATGGGTCACCCCCATGTCAATCAACACTGCTCTCAAGCTCAATGCCCCTGATGATTTGCGTAAATCTTTCACAAGTTACTCCTGGGAACCTCTAGTTAACTGATCGAGGCTATAATTCCCCCTGAACTCAATCACCTCATCACTATGACGAATATACCTAATCTCTGGTAGGCTCTCGTTCCTAAAGACCAACCAACCGCTGCAAAAGTTACCTGCTGGGTTGTTGAAGGTGCCATTGAGGAGTACAAGGTCACCCCAGAAGGCTTCGTTGCCTCTACCGAAAGCTAGGACATGATGCTCTGCTGGTACTCTATCATCGAGAATTTCATCGTGGTAGATGAGCGAGGTGGTTCCGACAATCTCTGTGAATTCATACCCCAATGATTCCGCAAACTCGACAATCTTCTCAAGTCGTTCATCCGGAAAGTAATGTTTGGTATCGGACATTGTTGTATCTCCTTAGCGATTGCCGCAATAGTAAACTTTTGTTGCTTTAGTGATCCTAGATTATTTTTGGTTTTCCTTAATCATGTCGAGAATAATTCTTTCCCAATATTCAAGAACTTCTTTGTTGATTTCTCCATTCAGCTTCTCGATTCCTAGTCTTTGCTCAATATATCTCGCAATCATCTTAACGCTGACACTCACACACTGATCGAGGATTTGTTCTTCAATTGTTATTACAGGTTCTACCTTCCAAGATCTGAGAGTTGTCTTGACTAGATACAACTTTTCAATGAGGTCTTGACTGTTCTCAAATCTAAACAGTGGTTTGCTTGTGGGGGAACTTTGGTAGAAGCCGCTACCGTCAGCATAAGTTCCAATGAAAGCAAGGGGACAATGCCTTACCTCGTTGACTTCAGCCAGCAATTGTAATGCAATCTCGTGGTCACTTTTCATTGTCTACCTTCACCTCTAATAGTTGATGTGGTCGAAAGAGATATTCTACAGGCGTCTGAGACAAACCTGTTAGCAATGATAGCCCTAGTGTTCTATTGCTCTCTGAGAAGATGCTAGCCCTAGGATTAACGCCAGTTACCTTTCCCCACCAGTGGAACCGGGGATGTTGGATAACCTGCCCGATATGCACCCTGTCAGCACGAATCTTACTCGCTCTCTTCATCGCTCGTCCAAATCTTCTTGTACTCTTGCGCCCAATAGCGGTCAATGTTTGCTTTAGCTCGCTCTAGGACGGGTTCAGGGTTACGACAGTAACTTTTAGGTTCTAGATTATGGTAGCGTTTCCCAGAGACATCGTAAACCTTTACGTAGAACGCTTGGGATGTTTGGTCACATTGTAGGAGAAAACCACGGTATTGATGGGTGCCCACTAAATCTTTGTTCATTGATTTACTCATCGCTTCTTACAAGTGTCTTTAGCTGCTTCTAATGCTGAGATAAGGATTGTGTCACAATTTGTCTCAACAAACAAATCGTAGATTAAACCAAATAGCTCTCCGCTCTCAATTGTGAAGTTTTGTCCTGGCTTTGATAAGACGAAAGTGGAATGCTCTGTTCTCTTTATTCGACTGACCTCAATTCTTGCCATAGTCTTACATCTCCTTTAACTTCAACACACTGTAGCCTACTACCAAGCTATCGTCAACTAATGAACCCACCAAGCAGCGGCGATCACGTAAGTGACACCTCTGTCTTCAAAGGCATCCTTTAGCCACGTGCCACCTGTATACTCTAGTCCACTATTGTTCAGGTAATTCAGTCCTGCATTTATAATGCCAGAGAATCCTTCGTCCTCAAAGTCAACGATGTAGAAGCTGATGTCTTCTATGCAACGAGGGGGAGACAAATGCTGGTCACACATTTGCAGAAATTCTGCTCGTATTTGAGCGAACTCTTCCAAACCTTGCGGAGATAACTTGAATGATGGCGTTACAAACATTGGTGTACTCCTCTGTTATTTGTGGCAAGACCCTAATGCACCCACCAAACTCACTTCGTTCGTAGAGAAGCTGATACTGACTTTAGTGAACCCACCAGTAAGCATCAATCTTACCCATTGCTTTATCGACTGCAATGTTTTCAGTGGAGCTATATCTGAGCGGCTGCAACTCTTCCCACTGTTGCCCATCTTCATCCCAAACCTCAACCATATAACCTTTTCCAACATGGCGATAGACGTTGAGAACAAAGCTGCGATACGCCTGTGAACTAATGAGGTTATCCGTATTACCGTACATCTTCTTACTCCTCTGTTATTTGTAGCTATTGTACATTTCTGTCACCCAAGAAGAATCTTTATCAAGGAGGCGTCCAACTTCTGTCCACTCTCGTAAATCTAAATAAGACAACTTGAATTTTGTCATTGCTACCCATGTCCAAAAGGCTGATTCAGGAGTAGATCCAAGAATCTTTGAAAGAGCTAGCCAATCCCCAAGTGTTAGTTGGCTAAACATAAGTGTCTGTTCAAATTGTGGGTGGTTCATTGATCGTGTCTCCTTATTTGTAAGTGTTGTACATGGTGGTTATCCAAAGCTGACCTTTGTCGAGCTTTCGCCCAATCACAGTCCACTCTTCCAGATTTAGCTGGCGCAACTCGAAGGATGTTGCCTCCACCCACGACCAAAATGTAGACTCGACATCTAACCCAAGAATCTTTGACAAATTTAGGTAATCCGCCAAAGTTAAATCCTTGAGATAAACTGTTTCTTTCAACTGCGAACCAATCATTGCTTGCATCCTCCTCTAATCTCCTAATACTGTAGCCTACTACAGAGCTAATGTCAAACAGTAGGCTACGGATGTGGGCTAGGGGTGGTTCTCGGATTCCTTGCGCTTGGCGTAGTCGCGATTGCTTTGCTGTACGTAGAACTGGCGAAAGACGTTGTGTTGCATGAAAGGTTGTCCCTGTAACCGAATCATTTCTCGAATGCAGGGAACTCGCAAATCCTCATCAACTATCGGCACTTCCTTCCAGAGGCGAAGAGACATCTCATCTAGACCAAGCTCAGGCGTCCAGGTATCCACCGTTAATGGTTGTCGTGATACTTCGGCGGGTGCAGGGGTTGCCGTGCCTTCACGAGGCTTCCAGGAGTGGCTGAGTGCTTGCCGGAAATACCCGCCCAAGTTATCAATCTTCTTCCCACGGCTAAGATTCTCTTTCACAGCGTTTATCGCATCCCGCAACACAAGGGCATCAGTATTATTGATATCCTTTCTCATCGCAAGCAAGAATTCAGGTGAGAGGCTACGGTTCTCCATCCACGAGGCAAACTCTTGAATTTGTTGGCTGTGGGAGGGCTGCAAGGCTCCTAGAAGCTCGCGAAGGGTTTGTGGGTGTCTTTGCTTAGCTTTGACCTTTTCATCGGTTTTAGCGACGATTTTTGAATTTTGCGGCGGGGGCGAAACTCTTCCAACACCACGATCACCTACATTCTCTGCTTCGATTCCAGATCTTGATTCCTTTGAGTCACAGAAGGTTTCTGATTGTTCAGGGTTTTCGTTTCTCAGCGAAGCTCCGGAGTCAGGGTTTAAAGCGTCGGGAAGTGAGGAGTGCGTAGCCTCTAGCGGAGCGCTCTCCGAACGACCAGAGCGTGGAAATTCAGATGATTCATGGCAAAGGTCTGTTTTTCTCTGTTTTATTTCTGATAATGTCTGATTAAAGTCTGGGAGAATGTGTACGCCGCTCGCAGCAAAGGTTTCGCACTCAATAGGCGGCAACTCATTTCCAATAGGCGGCAACTCATTTCCAATAGGCGGCAACTCATTTCCAATAGGCGGCAACTCATTTCCAATAGGCGGCAACTCATTTCCGTCTATTTT